TCTCTTTCTTTCTTTCTTCTGTATGTCCCTATTATACATATCGGCATATGGCCTGTCAAGCCTTAAATCAAAATATTTTTCTTTTTTCTTGATTTGTCCTAAGTGGTTGATTTGATTGGACTTATGATGAACGCGGCCCGCCCCGACCTATACGGCTGTTCAGTCTTTCACTACACAGCAGCAGTAGAACAGGCCAACGTATGAGGCGAGAAAAAGTATAGCACTGAACATATATTCAGATAACCTTCCTATAGAGATTGTAGAGAGCATACCAAGCGGTGAAGGTCAGAGCCTCACCAACACACTTACCATGAATGAACAGATCGTAACGATCCTTCATCCCCTCAGTGCAAGTCCAAACGAGAGGGCGATTGTCCATAGTCCAAGTCTTCATCATATACCTCAAGATACCTTATTCATGAAACGGATAGCATCGTCACTAGTCTTGAACGTGCCAAGCAACTTACGATTCTTACCATCGTTCTTAGTGCTGTCAACACTGAAAACCTTATACTTCTTACCGTGCTGTTCTAGGACTGTCATCATCTTTCTCTCTTTCTTTTCCAATATCATACCAAATCTTCTCGCCCCGTCAATCCCCTCTTATCGGGGGATCGTGATCATTCCATTGAAGTGTGAGAAGGTCAACTTGAGAACCCTATTCGGATACTTCTCGTTGATGTACACTTGAGCAGTGCTTTTCCGATTATCGGTAGCACCAACGTACTGAACAACCGTACCATCGGTATCGGTCACTTTCCAAACCTTCTTCTGAACGATCTTCGGAAGGCTACGGATGAAACTGTTGATGTGAGTGACTTTTTCCATTTCTCTAACTCTCTTTCTTTCTCTCTTACTTCTTATATCGACATTATACCAAGAAATCTTTAGAAGTCAATACTGTACAAATGTTTTTTTCACGATTTTTTTTGACTTGCTATAAACTGTTGATACGTAAGGACTTACAGCGTTCGCGGCCCCCTATGTCTATATCTATGGTAAGATGGGTACTATGGGGGGTTTTATCTTATATATTTTGCCCAGCTTAACACCCGAAAAAACGCGGGGTGGTTCTTTCACAATTACCAACAAATATTATTATGTATTACCCGATCCTCCCCCATCGCCCCACTTGAGTCGCCTGTTTTATTAGCTTCCAGTGTATACTATCATATAGGAGAAACAATATGATTAAAAAGACAACAATCGAAACACAATTGGAATGCAGGGCAACAGCATCTTTACGATCAAAAGTAGCCGACGATTTATCCAAGCCCGATAAGCCAATGGCAGATATTTTATCACCAAAGGACAATGAGGACACGGATGAATCTGAAAACAACAAATCAAGTAGCGATTGAGAACGCTATACAAGTTCCTAAAGGTAAAAATCTTACCCTGCTAGGAAAATCTCACTTAGCCCCAGATGATTCTCCCACACTATTTGACTTATTCGGCACAGATCATACATTCTTTTATTTAGCCGAAAAGATCGTTCAAAATAATACAGTATTATTAAGAGAACGCGGCATTGGCCGTTTAGTACCTACCGATAGCGGTTATGAATTAGAAAGAATTCAGCCCCTAGGATACTACGTTGTTGGAGATGCTAATGCATATCCATGCTTAAATGGCCCCATAGATTTTGCTGAAAACGTTGTTATATCAAACTCATATCCTCAATCTCTCTTAGAAAGCTTGTCCGACGATTACTCAGTCGTAGCTTGTGATAAGCAATTCATTCCCAAGCCCGTTCAGTTATCTGATTTTTCAGTCTTAGGAAGACTTGATGGAGATATTGTTTCGCTATCATTTGATGAGCTAGCGCAAAATGAAGAGTTTAGAGAGGCGCTCGTTCGCGCCATAACTGGTTATACTAAGCAGATGGCTTTCAATGCAACAAAAATAAATACCAAGACCAAGCGTGGAATAATTAGTTCTAATGTTTTTCAATTAGTTCCTACTAATAATCCTCCAACGAGAAAGGGCACCTTGATATACGATGAGGGTGACGATACTCTCAAATATTATGACGGAACTTCTTGGCGTTCATTGTCTTTTACCAAGGATGATTTATCCTCATGAAAATACCCAAGAAGATGACAGAACAACAGGTTATTGACCAAATTAATATCGTAGTTAATAGGATAGCCTCCAAATATGCTTTTCACGGTTATGAGGTAGATGATATAAAACAAGAGGCTTTTATTATTTGTATGGATGCCCTTGATCGGTACGACCAAAAACGCCCGTTAGAAAACTTCTTATCGGTTCATTTAAGCAATCGACTCAAGAATTTCATAAGAGACAACTATTATACAAAAGACGAGGAAGAAAAGAAGCGAATTCTAAAACCCAAGAGTTTATCGAATGAAGATTATGTTCCTTACCAAGAACAAGATAACGATTCGGCTCTTGATGCTAAAAATATACAATCGATAGTTGATAACAATTTGCCAGCAGAATACCGCGCTGACTACTTAAAGTTAATCAATGATGTTTACGTTCCAAAAAGACGAAGAGAAGAGATCATTGAGATAATCAAAGAAATCGTAGAAAGAGAAGGATATGAAGAAAGGTAGACTATCAAAAGAGGAAATGAGATTCATTTCCATAAGCATAGATAGCATGAACGTTACCGATATAGCTAAAAAGCTAGACCGTGATGTTGAATCTATAGATAGTTTTATAAAGCGAAAGCTTAAGAAAGGCTTGTCCGTAGAGGAGGAGGTCGCTTATGAACTAGAGGAGCGCCCGTATTGGATAGAGCTACAATCTCAATTTACTGGTGATGAATTAGAACTTTTTAAATATCACTGGACCCGAATTATCGCACAGTTCAAAGATGATGTTTTCCCCACAGAAGAACTACAGGTTGTTGACGTTATCAAACTAGAAATACTCATGAATAGATGCTTAAAAAGCAATAAAGACAATCTTAACGAAATGAACACTATTGAAAAGCTGATTCGTGACGAAAGAGCTTTAGATAAGGATCAGCGTGACCAAGATTATCTTATGAATATGGAACGGCAAATGGCAGCATTACGGGCTAGTCAGGAAAGTCTTAACCGCGATTACCGCGAACTCCAAACCAAAAAGGCCGCTATGCTTAGAGAGATGAAAGGCACTAGAGAACAGCGTATCAAGCGACTAGAAGATAGTAAGCAAAGTTTTACCTCTTGGGTTGCTATGCTCATACAAGACCCTGAGATGTTGAAGCGATACGGAATCGAAATGGAGAAGATGAGACTAGCGATGAAAAATGAAGAGAAACGCTTAAGCGCGTTTCATAAGTATGAAGACGGGCAAGTAGATCAACCATTTTTAACACCAGATACTGTGAGAGAATAATGATAGAACATGTTATTAGATCGATAAACAATGCTGAAAACCATCAGTCTAAACTAGATCAAAACGTACTTAATATAGATGGTATGTCTAGTCCAAAGATTAGACACTTTCTCAATAATATAGTAGATATGCCCAATGCTAAGTATTTAGAAGTAGGAACTTGGAAAGGCTCCACCCTATGTTCAGCATTATACAATAATAGTCCTAATTTCGCTGTTGCTATTGATAACTTTTCAGAATTTTCTGGACCAAGGGCGGAACTCCGTAATAATGTATCAAATTACGTGAGATGCAATCTCACTTTTTATGATCAAGACTGTTTTAAGTTCGATAAATCTTTATTATCCGACAAGGTTAACATTTATCTCTACGATGGCAATCATTCAAGAGAAAGTCATGAGAGGGCTTTAACTTATTTCATTGATGTTCTTGATGACACTTTTATCTATATTTGTGATGATTGGAATTTTCCAGAAGTTCCGCTAGGAACTCAGGATGCTTTCGATAAGCTCAACTTGACGATAGAAAAAGCATGGGTATTACCGGCTAATCATAACGGCGATACCAAAAATTGGTGGAATGGCTTTTATGTTGCTGTAATTAGGAAAAATGGATGAAAACGCTATATACAGGTGGAACTTTTGATCTATTTCATTTTGGACATGTGGAGTTCTTAAAACGATGTCGTATGATTTCTGATAAAGTTTTAGTAGCTCTGAATACAGATGAGTTTGTCTCAGAATATAAAACTCCTCCGATTATGTCATATGAAGAGAGAAAACGATCACTATTAAACTGTCAATATGTAGATGAGGTAATCCCTAATCTTTGTGGCTCCGATAGCAAACCAACTATTTTATATGTCAAACCTCAAATTATAGCCATTGGAGATGATTGGGCACATAAGGATTATTTTAAACAAATGCAATTCACTAGAGAGTGGTTAGATTCTAATAATATTGTTTTAGTTTATATTCCATATTGTCAAGACATAAGCACCTCAGAACTTAAAAGAAGATTATCATTATGACATTAATATCAGATATAAAAAATAAAAAGATAGCTGTTGGCCTATTTGGCATTTCCTGTAGAAGCGACTATAACCATTGGATGGGATGGAAAACCAATCCAGATTGGAGAAAAACCAACTATAGAGATTCTTTATATAAAATACTTGTAGACAATGGTAATAGCGTGGATCACTTTTTTTCTACCTATCATCATGATTCTGAGAAGCAACTCTTATTAGATTTACAACCTAAAGCATACAAGTTTAATGAATTTATGGATGGCTCTTGGGTTCCTCAAAGACACAGCAGATTCAAGGAAGTTCTTAATCTTTTTGATTCTACTTATGATTACTATATTATTACTAGATTTGATTTATCGTTTAAATTAGAAGGACTTTCTAATTGTAATATAGAAGATCAAGTTATTAATGTTACCAGCAAGCACGGATATGGTGATGACATTGAATTATCTTGCGATTACTTTTATATGTTTGATGCATCTATGTTGGATACATTTCGTACATTTATAGCAAATTTACCTCCAGATAAGGGCGATCTTTGCTACTATCATAAACTACACAGATACGACAATGCTCCAAAATTCTCATATATGATAGATGGGTCTTACTATTCACATAATTGTCCAGTGTGGACTTTGGTTAGATGAGAAAGGAAAACATGAACGCAATAATTTTTGGAATTACAGGACAGGATGGAAGTCATCTAGCAGATTTATTGCTGGAAAAGGGTTATAGTGTAACCGGCGTAGCACGACGAAGCAGCACGGACACCTCTTCCAGAATACAACATATATTAAATCATCCACAGTTCCAATTGGTTGAAGGTGATATAACTGATGCTAGTAGCGTGTTGAACGTTCTTAAATCTAACGAATATGTAGATGAAATCTATAATCTAGCGGCTCAATCGCATGTAGCCACATCTTTTAAGCAACCTGCCCTCACTTGGGATATTACCGGTAAAGGATGCTTTAATATCTTGCAGTCTATTATAGATTTAGATAGATATGAGGTTAGATTTTATCAAGCTTCTTCCAGCGAAATGTTTGGTAGCTCTTATACGGTAGGAGAAGACGGCCTAAAATATCAAGATGAAAATACTAAGTTTTTGCCTCAGTCTCCATATGCTATTTCTAAGTGCGCTGCCCATTATGCCGTGAGACTATTCCGCGAGGCTTATAACTTACACGCTAGCGCAGGAATTCTATTTAATCACGAAGGTCCAAGGCGAGGCGATAACTTTGTAACCAAAAAGATTACCAATTGGGTGATAGATTTTTATCTATGGCTTAAGGATAATGACATCAAGCCAGAATTCCTATGTTTTTCAGATACTGAAATTTTTGGACTTCAAGACAAATCTTTCCCCAAATTAAGATTAGGAAACGTAGAGTCATATAGGGATTGGGGATATGCTGGCGATTATGTAGAAGCTATGTGGCTAATGCTACAGCAAAATGAGCCAGACGATTATGTTATTTGTACTGGTGAAACCTACAAAGTAAGAGACTTCTTAGACTACGCATTTCAAGCTGTTGGCCTAGATGGTTGGGATAAGTATGTATACATCGACCCAGAATTCTATAGGCCAGCAGAGGTAGATTTCTTACGCGGCAATTGTTCAAAAGCAAAGAGCAAATTGGGATGGACCCCAAAATATGATCTTAAAATGTTAGTTAACCTCATGATCGATTCAAGACTAAATGATAAATTACAGAATAATGCTAGACATATCTAGTATTTACCCATATATTAGGCATCTTAAATTAAGGTCATACAACAGCCCATTCCCAACTATATTTATTTCAGCAGACGATCCAGATGACGCCTGCAAATCGGTATTAGATCAATTAACCAAAATCATTATAGATCAAGACCCGTCTATCACGATGAGAATTTTGTGTAGAAGAATGAGAGCAGAATCTAGAATAGATAAAATCTACGAATTATCATGATTAAAAGAAATTACGATGATCCAGCGTATGAACAGTTTAGAAAAGATGTCTTAAAAAGAGATGGAAGAAAGTGCATGATGCCGGGATGCGGATATAAGAAATACTTACAGGTACATCATATAAAGAAATGGTCTACTGCCAGTTCCTTAAGATATGAGCCATCAAATGGCATAACACTATGTAAAAATTGTCATAAAAGTATAAAAGGTCAAGAGCATCATTACGAATCACTATTTATGGAAATCATCAATGCCTTATAAAGAAGCCCCAAAATTTACGGTTATAAAAGATACTAGAGAGCAAGATGGATACTTCTTTAAAGAGTACAACGCTTGCGCTGGAATGATTGAACAAAAGCTAGATACTGGTGATTATACCATACAAGGCTTGGAAGACAAGATATGTATCGAACGCAAAGGCTGCGTAGAAGAATTAGCAATCAATTTAGGCCAAAAGAAGTATACCTTCTTAGAAGAGATAGATAGGATGGCTCCTTTTGATCATAAGTTTCTTGTTTTAGAATTTTCTCTTGAAGACTTAATCAAATTTCCCGAAGAGACTAGAATTCCAATTAAAAATAAAGCTTCTGTCAAAATTACTGGAAAGTATATGCTTAAATGCTTATTCGAATTCCAGCTATATAATGACGTTCATGTGCTATTCTGTGGTAACAAATATAATGCATTTTTAGCAGTTAGCAGTATTCTCAAGCGTGTCAACGAAATGTACACTATAGGGAGAAAATCGTGATGGCAGAACCAGAAATGCTTAAAGATTTTCATGAGTATGGGGCTAATATCGCCACAAGAGAAATATTTCTACATAATCATTATCACAGCGAGGATAATGAGAACCCCGGCGTAGAGTATAGAATGTCTAATACATTCATTAAGAATCTTAGAGCGTTAGATATGAAAACTAATGCTAATATCACAATTCATTGTCACAGCATAGGTGGAGAGTGGGCAGATGGAATGGCTATTTATGATGCCATCAAGATGTGTCGTTCATATGTGACCATTATTATATATGGGCAGGCTGAGTCTATGAGTAGCATATTCATGCAAGCAGCTGACTACAGATATATGACGCCCAGTTCACATTTTATGAGCCATTATGGAACTACCAATCTTATTGGTGATTATTTAAGTGCGCAGAATTGGTCAGATTTTGACAGGAGATTATGTGATGTTATGTTTAACATCTATGCCTCTAGATGTGTAGAGGGGAAGTTTTTTGCTGAGAAATTTGGTAAAAAGCCAAGTGAGAAACAGGTTAAGCAATATCTTATTAGAAAATTGAAATCTGGTGATTGGTTTCTAAATGCAGAAGAAGCTGTATATTATGGTTTTGCTGACGCTATATTAAACGATTGGCATTTCGTAGCATGAGCGATCTTAAATTAAAAGAAATTAAAGAAGCGTGGCTGGGATTAGATAATGTAGAATCTCATCTCTTTAATCCTACTTGTATATTAAATCCATCAGAAGACGATTTCCATTTAAGGCTTACTTGGTTAATGAGTAGGCCAGAATATTTGTCATTTACTGCTCATCATTTATTAAATACCCAATTACTACCATCGCAGTCTTTAATCTTACACGAATTGTGGCAGCGTAAGTTCCCAATGCTTATTGCTAGTCGAGGTTTTGGAAAATCCTTTAAATTGGCTATCTATTCTATGTTAAGGGCGTTGATGCTTCCTAGAAGAAAGATAGTTATTGTTGGTGCTGCTTTTAGACAGTCTAAGGTCGTTTTCGAATATATGGAAACTATTTGGCGTAATTCGCCCATGCTTAGAGATATTTGTGATGGTAATAGTGGACCAAGTAGAGATACTGACAGATGCACAATGAGAATCAATGAAAGTGTTATCACCTGCTTACCTCTTGGTGACGGTCAAAAGATTAGAGGACAGAGAGCAAATGATATTATCGCGGACGAGTTCGCATCTATTCCTAGGGATATTTTTGAAAACGTTGTTGCTGGCTTCGCCGCTGTCAGTGCTAATCCAGTAGAAAATGTTAAAAGGCTATCAGCTAAGAAGAAAGCCGCTGAACTTGGAATAGAACTAGAAACAGAAGAAGACAATCCAGAAATTAAAGACAATCAAATTATCTTATCTGGAACAGCTTATTACGATTTTAATCATTTTGCAACATACTGGAAGAAGTGGAAGGCTATAATTAAGAGTCAAGGTAATATAACTTTACTAAGAGAAATTTTTAACGGAGATGATCCACCAGATAATTTTGATTGGAAGCAATACTCCATTGTTCGTATGCCTTATGAATTACTACCTCCGGGTTTCATGGATGCTGATCAAGTAGCGAGGTCTAAGGCTACAGTACATGCTGGTATCTATCAAATGGAATATGGAGCCTGTTTTACAAGAGATAGTCAAGGTTTCTTTAAGAGGTCGTTGATAGAGTCTTGCGTTGTAGGCAACAAAGATAATGAAATCAAAGATGAAAATGGAAATCTAATTAACTTTACTGCTGCTCTTATTGGTGATACAAGCAAACGATATATTTTTGGAGTTGACCCCGCATCGGAAGTAGATAATTTCAGTATTGTTGTGCTAGAGGCAAACCCATCTCATAGAAGAATAGTATATTGCTGGACTACAACAAGATCAGAGCATAAAGAGAAAGTCAAAAAGGGTTATGCCAATGAAACTGATTTTTACTCATATTGCGCCAGAAAAATTAGAGATTTAATGAAACTGTTTCCATGTATCCATATATCCATTGATGCACAGGGCGGTGGCGTTGCTGTTATTGAGTCACTTCATGACGCAGACAAACTTAAAGAAGGAGAATTGCCACTTTGGCCCACCATTGATAATAACAAACCAAAAGATACAGACGGAGAACGAGGATTACATATTATAGAACCATGTCAATTTGCTCGTCATGAATGGCTTGCAGAAGCAAATCACGGTATGAGAAAAGACTTTGAAGATAAAGTATTATTATTTCCAATGTTCGACCCTATTAGTCTTAGTGTCTCTAATATAGAAGACGAACTTAAGCACAGAATGTTTGATACTTTAGAAGAATGTGTTTTAGAAATTGAAGAACTAAAAGACGAACTTTCTATGATACAAATGACCCAAACAAATGCCGGTCGAGATAGATGGGATACCCCAGAAGTTATAGTAGGAACGGGCAAGAAAAGCAAGATGAGAAAGGACCGATATTCTGCTCTTTTGATGGCTAACATGGCCGCTAGAGTTTTGCAGAGAACCCCAACTCCAGAAGAATATCGATTTTATGGAGGTTTTGCTACCGGTGGTCATTTCAATAAAACCTCCGAAGAAAAGCTATATGTCGGCCCAAGCTGGTTCACCGATAGCATGAAAGATGTGTATTAATAGTTGGTAATCCAATTACAATCCAATTGAGGTCAAAATGAGCAATAATCAAGATATGGTTTCGTGGTCAGACGATAATCCTCAGAGCAAAGCTCAAGCTATGGCTCAATTCACAGATAATGTGGATCAATATACTGGCGTTACCAAAACACAGGGTTCTACCTATCGCACATTCCTAGATATTGAACCTAGTAAGTCTGTTAGACCACAATTTACACACCTAGATTATTATGCTTTTAGACCAAACGAAGCTGTACCGAATACTCAAAGTAGAGCTATCAAAATGTGCATGGATGCTTACGACAAAGTTGGCATCATCAGAAATGTTATTGATCTTATGGGCGATTTTGGTTGCCAAGGAATAAGTATTGTTCACCAGAATAAGAGTGTAGAAAAATTTTATCAACAGTGGTTTAAGAATATCAACGGTAAAGAAAGATCAGAACGTTTCCTCAACAATCTCTATAAAGCTGGTAATGTAATTGTATATCGCAGTAATGCTAAAGTAACACCGCAGCTTGCTCAGTATATGAAATCTTTAGCTGCTGATATTAGAGTTGAAGTCCCAAATCCTACCAAGAATGAAATTCCTTGGAGGTATAACTTCTTCAATCCTCTTAATGTCAAACTAAAAGATGGTCAGCTATCTGTATTTTTAGGCAAGCCTAACTATACCATAAATTTAGGTACGTTTTTTGATAGATTTACTGATGGCGAGATACCAACCGACGTATTTAATACTTTACCAGATAATATCAAAACCGCATTAAACAATGGACAAAAAGAAGTTCCTCTTGATGCTTCTAGAGTTAATGTTTTTCATTATAAGAAAGATGATTGGTTACAGTGGGCTAATCCTATGATCTATGCTATTCTAGACGATATTATCATGTTAGAAAAGATGAGATTAGCAGATATGTCAGCCTTAGATGGTGCTATCTCAAACATTAGACTATGGACGCTTGGTAGTCTTGAACATAAGATTTTACCAAATAAGGCTGCTATTAACAAGCTAAGAGATGTTCTTGCTAGCAATGTTGGCGGCGGTACTATGGAACTTGTATGGGGTCCAGAATTAACATTCAAAGAATCAAGCAGCGAAGTATACAAGTTCTTAGGCTCAGAAAAGTATACCGCTGTACTAAATAGTATCTATGCTGGTCTTGGAGTTCCTCCAACTCTTACTGGCATGGCTACTAATGGTGGTGGATTCACAAATAACTTTATCTCTCTTAAGACGTTGGTTGAAAGACTACAGTATGGTCGTGATCAACTAGTAAAATTTTGGGATAAGGAATTAGAAATCGTCAGAAAGGCTATGGGCTTTAGACACAAGGCTTATATCCAGTTTGACCAAATGAGCTTGTCAGATGAAGCTTCAGAGAAAGCACTTCTTATACAACTCGCAGACAGAGACATCATTAGTCAAGAAACCCTTCTCCAGAGATTTAAAGAGATTCCTCAAATTGAAAAGATTAGATTACAAAGAGAGGTATCTGATAGGCAGAGCGATAAGAATCCCAAAAAAGCAGGACCATTTCATTCTCCTCAACATAAAGAAGATTTAGAGAAGGTTGGTTTACAGTCTGGAAAACTATTGCCACAGGATGTTGGTCTAAAGACCAGCGTTCCCAAGGACTTATTGGTTCCTGTTATTAAGGCACCACCGTCTGGAGGTGGCGGAATAGCACCACCAGCCAAGCCCTCAAATCCTAATGGCAGACCAAGAAATAGCCAAGATTCTACTCCTAGAAAGCAAAGAGTGGCTAAACCTAAATCTACACCGGGAGTAGCAGAGTTAATAGTATGGTCAGAAGAAAACTGGGATTATATATCTGAAAACTTAACTGATGCTTTTTTAAACACACTAGGTAAGAAAAATTCTAGACAATTAACAAAGGCAGAGGTTTCCGATTTAGAACAGCTTAAATTAGATGTATTTACTAATACTGAACCTATGACAAGCGTTAACGCTGAAACTATTAGAAATATACTTTTAGCTCAGAAAAAGACCCCAAATGATTTTAAAAGTATTTTGAAAGATCAAGGAATTAGTCTAGATACCATGAGCATGGAGAAATATAGACGCAGCACAATAGGCACATACATAGAATATCTATCAAATATAGATAGTATATAATTTGCGTTGTAAGCGTCCTTTTTCACACTGCTTAGATTTTTGTGTATATTATTTTTGAGAGACTATAAGGAAAAAATCTTACTATGAAAATATATCAACAAGAAATACTAGACGGCTTATCGGATACTATCCGTGCGCAGGCTTCTGTAGCCTATTGCGCTCCAGCAGTATTGGTACACGTTGATAACAATTCAAATAAAACATCTTGGGAAAAGGACTTTATCAATAAGATAAAGGCTTCTAGCAACCCAAACCAGATAGACTTATACTATATGAAGTCTATTTTAGTTTCTACCGGATGGAACAAGAACGATGATGTTTTTGATCCTAAAGAAACTTGGGGCGCTAGATCAACTCCCGAAGACAAACAATTCAACTTCATGCATAATGAGAATGATATAATAGGACATATAACTGGTTGTTATGTAGTAGACAGAAATGGTAATAGATTAGAAGCATCAGATGACGAAAAGGTTCCATCAGAGTTTGATATTATTACCGAAGCTGTGCTTTACAATAGCTGGATTAATCCAGATAACAGAGAAAGGATGAAAAAGATTATATCAGAAATCGAAGAAGGCAAATGGTTCGTTTCAATGGAGTGTTTATTTGCTGGCTTCGATTATGCAATCATAGATACAACTGGTAAATCTAGGGTTATAGCTCGTAGTGAAGAGTCAGCATTTTTGACTAAACATCTAAGAGCGTATGGTGGTACAGGAGAGTATGAAGGCTATAAAATTGGTAGATCATTAAAAGATATTTCATTTTCTGGTAAGGGTTTAGTATCCAAGCCAGCAAATCCAAGAAGTATCATTCTTGATTCTAGCAAAGCTTTCTCTGTAAACGAACAGTATAGTATTTCAACCGTTTCTAAAGGAGATTTTAATATGTCAGATACTAACTTAGAGAAGCAGCTAGTCGATCTGCCCAGTGAGTCAGCCGCTTCACAAGAAGAAAATAAGACAGTTAAGGCCGAAATGGAAACTGTAAACAAAGAGTTTGCAGAAAAAGTTTCAGTGCTTGAAACAAGTCTTGCTGAAAAAGATTTAGCTCTAAAAACATCAGAAGAGAAGATTGCCGCTCTTGAGGCTACTCTTTCTGCCAAAGAAAAAGAGTTAGATGAAGTTTCAGCTGCTATGAAAGATATGCAGAAGAAAGAAAAAGACCGTATGCGTAAAGAAAAGCTAGTTATGGCTGGCTTTGAAGATGCAGAGGCCGATGATTCTCTTCCACTTTATGACGCTCTCAGCGACGAGGCTTTTGAAGCCGTAGTTGCTGCCATGAAGAAGAAGTGGGGCGCTATGAAGGATAAGATGATGAAAGAAGAGAAGAAAGAAATGGCTTCCGAAGCAACTGTTGCCTCAGAAACAACAGAAGCCAAAGAAGACGAAGTGACCGAAGAACTCTTTCAAAACGTCGAATCAACAGAAGCCACTCTTGTAGACGCTTCTGATGTAAAAGATGAATTAGAAGTCACAAGAGCTAGTGTAGCAGAGTGGCTAACAAACAACGTCCTACGTAAGTGATTTAAACAGGAGAAAAACTATGGCCCTAAAATCAGATAGATACGAGCTTCAAACTGATATCAGTTTCTTTTACAACGAAGGTGTCGCTACTCGCGGCGGCGTAGTTGTACATGACACAGCCGGTTCGGGCGCTGCAATGGATCAAGGTGTAAACCTTGTGAAGTATGCCGCTGTCACAGCCGCAAGTCGCCCAGTAGGTATTCTACTAAACGACGTAGTTAATAAGGACTTAACCCGTACTCACCTTAATCAGTATAAGGATGAAGTTCAGAAGGGTGGAAAGGTTACTGTACTCCGCAAGGGCTACGTTGTAACAAATAGCATTACAAGTGCATCAGTAAGTGCTGGTGATCCTGCTTATGCTTGCCACGTAAATGCTGGCAATCTTCGCATTGATAGCCCCGGCAGTTCTGGCGTACTTCAAGTTGGCCGTTTCTTATCCAGTAAGGATGAAGACGGTTATGCAAAAGTAGAAGTCAACCTCCCCTAAGAATAAACTAAACAAAGGAGATTTAAACATGCCAATTAATCAAAGACCTAGCGATGAGTTTATCGCTCTCCTACGTAAGTCAGGGGATGCCGATATCAATGTAGCCGCTGCTGCTCAACGTGAGTTTGCAAAGGCTCTAGAGCTTCCCTTACGTAAGGGTGTTCTAGTCGGTAATATTCTCGGTAACATTTTCGAAACCGTGAATGTTGAACCCGGTGCAACCACAGAGTATCCTCTTGACCTCGTTTCTCCCGGCCTTGAAGGTGAGCATGTCGCTTACACCAATCCCGGTCACGGAAGAATTCCAGAGCGTTCAGTTGAGGGTGACTATGTGACCATCCCAACCTATAGCATCACTTCATCGGTTGACTATCTACTTCGCTTTGCCCGCGAAGCCAGATGGGATATCGTTGGTCGTGCTATGCAGGTGATGGAAGCCGGTTTCGTGAAGAAGATGAACGATGACGGCTGGCACACAATTCTTGCTGCTGGCGTTGATCGTAACATCCTCGTTTACGATGCTGACGCAACTGCTGGCCTCTTTTCAAAGAGACTAGTTTCTCTTATGCAGACAGTAATGCGTCGTAATTCTGGTGGTAACTCGGCATCAGTTGGTCGTGGTCGCCTAACTGACCTCTATGTTTCACCAGAAGCCCTAGAGGACGTTCGTAACTGGGGTCTAGATCAAGTTGACGAGGTAACTCGTCGTGAAATCTACACCGCTTCTGAGGGTGGCGCTCCCATCACCAGAATCTTCGGTGTAAGTCTCCATGACCTAGATGAACTCGGTGAAGGTCAACAGTATCAAGAATTCTTTACAAACGATCTTGGCGGTGCTGTGCAAGGCAGTGACGTTGAACTCGTTGTGGGTCTTGATCAGTCCGCTTCAGACAGTTTCGTAATGCCCGTTAAGGCCCAGTTACAGGTCTTCGAAGACCCAACCCTCCATCGTCAGCAACGCGCTGGCTACTACGGATGGGCTGAACTTGGCTTTGGCGTTCTAGACAATCGCAGAATTGTCCTTGGCTCATTCTGATCTGTCTAAAAGCTAGGGTAATTTGGAAAGAAGAAGCCGCCCTCATTTGCTTGGGGGCGGCTTTTTTGGTGTATAGATTATTGGATAAACTATCTTGAGGACTCAAATTAGGAGACAAATATGGCAGCACTATCTGATTATTTAGAGTCAGGAATTCTTAATCATATTTTTAGAGGCGCAGCTTTCCCAAAGCCCTCTTCAATCGCTATTGCTTTGACTAGTGGCGTACCGTTAGATTCTGATTCTGGATTGACCATGCCAGAATTACCATCCGGTGTCGCAAGAGGTACTAACTTTGTAACAACAAACTATAAAAGAGTAAACTTATTTAACCCAGCGACTTCCGGTAATACTATTTGGAATTCTGTTGGAGCAGATGATCTAACAACTTATTCAGTATATGGAACTAGCAATTCGGGAGTAAGTGCTGGAGCTAGTGGTTATTTTTATCCTCTATACTTAAATCAACAAACCGCTCAAAATGCAGATTCTGCAAATACTGGCTCCGCTCAAGGCTTCTCTTTTTCATTCAGATTTGTAGAATTTCCAAATGTATTATTTCATGCTCCAGATAGTTTAAAGCAATCTGGAGTTGCTATCGACCCCGGATATACAAAATATGAGGGTAACGGATTTATTAAAAATGCAAATCAAATAATTTTTGATACTGCTTTAACAGATTGGGGATGGGTGTCGGGTGTGGCGGTCATGGATACCACACAGCACGGTTCTGGCAACATGCTAATGTATGCAAAGCTACAGAATCCAAGGTATGTTTATACCGGTGATAATATCAAGTTCGACACGAATTCTTTAGAAATTAGCCTCAAATAAGAAAGAGCGACATGATCTTAAGCAAGTTAATTCTTGTTGAGAACATTGTCAATGAAATATCTGATAATTCAACTGGTCAAATATCCCCACATGATATCAGACACAATTTATTAGATATTATTGACTCTGTACATCTACTAACAATCGGAAAACCTTTATCTGGTTCTAATTTTGGTACACCGCCATCTAGAACAACTAGAGTTGGCGAACTGTCCATTGATAAACTTGGTTTAGAAGGGTATTTTAGTGTAGATAATTCTGCATTTGGTTACGCCGCCTTGCGATCAAATTATCAAGGGGTCAGAAATACCGCCCTTGGTTCTCACTCTTTAAGTTGTAATATATACGGTGAAGATAATATTGGTGTTGGTTATTCATCTTTAGGTGGCAATACTGTTGGTTTTGCTAATCTTGGTTTTGGTAATTATGCTCTGGCAAATAACAAAGAGGGTAATTTCAATATCGCCATTGGTCACGCTGCTGGCTATTATGTTGATAAAAATACTAGTAACAAATTGTTTATAGCATCACATCCAGTAGATAGTGAATATATATGTGATAATCCATTGGGTTCTGGTTTAATTCCTCTTGTTTATGGTGATTTAGATGATTTGCGTTTTGGTATTAAGACGCGATCATTACATGACTATGGAGTATTACAAGTTAGCGGAGATATTTCTCCAGTAAATAATGCTGAATTTAACTTAGGTCATAGGTTATATGCATGGAAAACATTATTTCTCACAGACTCTATAGCATTCTCTAATGATACTAAAATATCTGCTAGTGGCAGTGATATTGCCGTTAGCGGAAATTTATTACCACTCATAGATCAACTTTATGATTTGGGAAGTACCAGCAATATTTGGAATAAAGCTTATCTAAACGATATATTTGTTAGCGGTATCGCTACTATTAATAGACTAAAAGCCATAGAACAATGTGATTATCTATGCAAAACTATTAACTTAGCTGGTAGCGGTAGTATAGATACCATTGATGGCGGCGGTCCAGAGTCTCTATATGAATACGCTTATCAAGACCATACGCCAGCATATGATACATGTGGTATGCTTAGTGATGAAGAATTAACCGGTGCTGGATTTTTAATAAATTCTAGTGGCGTTGGTTATGTTCGTCAATATAAGTTTGATTTCATGCCACCAAATGAATCAATATCATGTTTAAATAGTTCTTCGCCATATGCCAAGGCTTCTTGGAATAGTAATATTAGTTTACATTTATCCACTGGTAATCATTTGTTAACAGATAGAGTTCTATTTCCTAAAGATATAAGCCTTGTTAGTCAATATGGTTGTCATGGTGCGTTTCTTTTGGATGATAAGTTTTATTTTGCTCATGAAGCTGATATTAATGTTTATCCCCGATTAGCATCATCTAGTGGATACATAGCTGGTATTAGCGATGTCAATTTCGTTGCTGCCAGTGGAAGATCAGATGATTATATAGTAAATATTGTCGCTTTAGAATCTGGTATAAGTGTTAGTCAAAGATTTTTAACAGCAGCTAAAATTAGAACAAAAGACGCGCTAAATGATAACAAAGATAAACTACAGGGCTTTGAAATTCAATATATTGATGATTCCAATAATGTATTTGGAAATCAATTAACAGATAGATTGGTCATAGGCTCATATAACAAAACATCTAAATTTGTTAATGCTGCAACACTGTTAAAGGGCGATAATGATGGTGTGTTTGGTATTAATAATCTAAGTCCACTCGCTAAAAATGTATTACCAGAAACCTCTCTTAATCTACGTATGGCTGGTAATGCTATCGCCAGACTTACTGCTGAGAATCAAAGCAATACAGTGTCTGCTGTTCAGCTTCTCGGTGGTAGCAACTGTTTGCTAGATGGCTTTGAAGCTCAATACTACAATGGTAGCGGTCTGGCAGATTTAAGTATTTATAAAGATTCTGGTAAGTCTGTATTTTTAAGATTCTATGGTAATACTAATAGGCTAGGATTATTTACTGCTAGCGGCAATGCTAATGCTATGCTAACTATTGGTGATTCTTATAATACTCAAGCAACAATCAGTCTTTATGAAGCGTCTGGATCAATCACCTCAACTAGTCGTTATAACAAATTATTCACTAAACCAAAAATTGAACCATACCAAGGTGGAACAATTTATCTATTGGATGGTAGTGGCAACGCACATGACTTAGTAATCAATAAATACAGCGTAACAGATGGTCGCGGCTTGTATACAGATAATAACGGTAATACTTTTGGAGGTCTTTATTGTCCACAAACTAGAACCTCATTATCCAGTGCTAGCGGGAATACCGCTATAGGATATAAAGCTGTCAATGGTATTACAACTGGCGACACCAATGTTGCATTTGGTTTAAATTGTGGTAGCGGTATATCAACAGGAAATGCCAATACTTTATATGGTTCTTCTTCTGCAACTTCTGTTAGAACAGGTTCAAACAATATTGTTGTAGGAAATAATTCATTTAATTTGACATCATCAAATATTAGTAATAATATTGTTATAGGTAACAATGGAATAGCAAACGGAACCAGTGGAGATTACCAATTTTACCTTGGAGCCTCAAATTCTTTAGTATTATTACATGGTATCTTAGGACCGTCCACAGCCAATAAGCAACTAACGATGCCTAGCGGCGGAAAACTATACATTAATGACGATACAAATACAGACTCCTTATGTTTCAAGACTAATACAATACAAGTTATTGATGGCGGTGGTAATAATTATCCCGACAATACTCTAGTTTTTAACTTTACTGGCAATAACTCTGCTGATCTATTCAAACTTAATCATTCCGCCGATCCATTGAATGTTAGTCCAACATATTTTACACCCAATCCAATTAGACCATATGCTGAACTTAAAGGCGATATTAAATTATTAGGAGCTATTAGATTTTCAGACGCTACATCATTAGATTCAGCAAATTTCTTGACTGATATAGATGTGCTAGAATCTGGATTACAGATTGCTAATTCTGGAATAGACACATTAGCTAGTGGTTTAGCAAGCTTTACCATTGAAGGATATGCTGTCTCGGCAATAGGTGCGCCAGCCAGTTCACAAAATCCAAATAGTGGATTATTACAAATCAAGGATAGAGACTGGAATACTATCGGCACTCAATTTGTTGTTAATAGAGATGTCACATCTGTTATTCATTCTGGAGCCTATGTTGTTGCTATGAGAGTTAATAATGAATATAGACCAATATGGATAAGTGCATCAGATACATCTTGTGAGTGTTGTCATCAATAGTGGGGGTTAACAGTGGGAAAGCCTAATCCTCCATGCTTTAAACAAGCAAGCCCGTACATTGATTTCACTACAACAACCATCACTAGTTCTACTACAATAGAGCCAGATTTTTTTATTATCCCAGCGAGTGGCATTATTTGTCCAACGAGTACAACCTCTGAACCATATTATTGTGTCATCTTAATGACTACCACTCCTCCAACCACCACGACTAGCACCACCACGACCACCACTACTAGCACAACAACTAGTACCACTACTAGTAGCACTACTACTACTACTAGTAGCACTACCACTACTAGCACAACAACTAGCACCACTACTAGCACAACAACTAGCACCACTACTAGCACAACAACTAGCACCACTACTAGCACAACCACTAGCACCACTACTAGCACAACCACTAGCACCACTACTAGCACAACCACTAGCACCACTACTAGCACCACTACTAGCACAACAACTAGTACCACTACTAGTAGCACTACCACTACTACCACTACTACCACCACTACTAGCACAACCACTAGCACCAGCACGACAACTAGTACCACTACTAGCAGCACTACCACTAGTACTACTACCACTACATCTACTAGTACCACTACGACTACCGGTACTACTACCACTACAAGCACGACCGAAACTAGTAGTACTACAACTCAAACAACACCGCCTCCACCAGATTGTCCACCCGGATATACCCACAATGGCACCGGAGCTTGCTGTCTAGATGGTTCTATTGGTGATTGCGAATGCCCGCAAGGAACTGTCCAGTGCGGAACTTCTAGTGGCGAATCTTTAGTCTGCTGTCCAGAGGTTGGGTGGGATTGCGTGGACGGTGCATGTATCTTAACCACAACTACAACTACAACTACAACTACAACTACAACAATTGCTCCACCACTATGTAGTGAAAGAGTTGTTGCTTCACTACCAATAGAAAATTGCCCCGGATGTGGTCAGCAAGAAACTTGTTGTCCAGATGGCTGTTGTCCAGAGCCAAATTGGTTTTGCTGCAAATATGGCGGCATCTGTGTTGCAACAAGATGCGAATGTCCAGAGTGTGACCCAAATAGCGTTGGGCAACAAGACATATGCCCAAATGGACAAATCTGTTGTTTTGGTCAATGTATAGTTGATCAAGGTATTGGGTGTTGATTATGATTAAAGTAGCAGATATATATGTATCAGAAGATGGCTGTGGCCCATATGCAATTAGCGTATGCGGCGGCACAGATGCTGCATATTTTAAGGTCATTGGAAAGTCTTTGTTTTTTGATGAAAATAAATTTACTACTACCACTACTACTACAACCACAACGACCACTACTACTTTGACACCACTGCTACCACCATCCGCCCCAACAAATGTAACTGCTCAACCATTATGGAATGCTACACTTGGTTCTTATGCATTAGTTAGTTGGACAGCCCCGTTGTCAAATGGTGGCCCACCAATCACCGACTATCTTATACAATATAACCGAAATAATACTGGTTGGCTAAATGCCAACGACGGTGTAAGTTCACAAACATCTAGCACAGTGCGAAATTTAGTTATCGGTAGTGCTTATATTTTTCGTGTATTTGCATATAATAGTGCTGGATACAGCACTTATTCTCCAATATCTAATACTATAATAGCTATTGGAAATACAACCACTTCGACCACAACGGCATCACCCACTACCACCACTACTACCACGGCACAGCCTATATATTCAACTAATGGAACAACTTTCTCAGGTATGGGTAGCTTAACCTCTCCATTCTATCTTGTTGTAGACCTCGGACAAACTAGAACATTTAATATGGCTAGATATTATCAAATGTTTAGTGATGGCAAGACTACTCATGTTGCATTAGATATATCTAGTAATAATCAATTAAATACCAGATCGTCCACTTCATGGACCGAAGTACATGGATACATTTTATTAGATAATTTATCTACATCTAATGGTGTAGCCTCTACTTTTTCACCGATTACAGCAAGATATTTACGATTAAGATTGTACAATGACGGTAGATATGGCTACACATCTTATACAGAATTATATAACTTTAAGTTATTTTCTTCCGATCTCAATATCAATTTTGCCTCCACAGAAAATGGAGCTACTGTTGGCACTGGAGCATCAGTTACCAATGACAATTATGCTGGACCTAATTTGTGGGCTGGTAGATACAATTTAGATTGCAGTAGTAGTTATACTTGGGGAGTTTTACAAGCTTTATGTACTAATGGTAGCAACACAAATTCTATACAGCGATCAATAAAATGACAAGTTTACCAACATCATTTTCGTGCCCATGTGGTAAAATATTTTTGCCAATTGGAAGTAAATATTCCAATGATGGAATGAATATCACTATATTTGATGGGGAAATTAGTAAAAACTATGACCTAGTACATAACACCGATTCTGTACTTGAAGCCGGTCAATTATTTGCTACTTCTTCGACAACCATAGATGGAATAAACAATCTTCAAAAAATTCTTGTTAATCTAAATAATACGGTTACTCTATATGGTCAAATAAAAGTTATAGTATCAGTATTGAATACTTCAAATTATATTGGTTTAAAAATTTTGGGTATAGATAATCAATTAATAACTATATCTGAAATTGAAATTGATGATAGCTCTATTCTAGACCGAGTTATAGACAGTGGAGTAAAATTACGCATAGATATTATTAGTATTTGTGATTTATTAGAACCAGACTGTTGCGACAAGTTGCCAAGTGAGTTTATCTTATACAACAAAGTTCCAAGCATCTGTACACATAATATCACACCAAAAACCTATACAGTAAATGTATGTTTAAAAGATTTAGCTAATAGGTTCAGTACAATTACTAGGACATTTAGTTTTTCGGTTGTACAATGTAGTACCACTTCTAGTACTACAACAACTATTCCTCCAACTACTACATCTAGCACTACAACTATTCCTCCAACTACCACATCTAGTACTACAACTATTCCACCAACAACTTCTAGTACTACAACGACGTTGCCTCCAGCAGATTGTTGTCAGTGGGATGGTTCAAGTTATATAGAATTCACTTCTTGTTCTAGTGGAGCAGTTACGACCCCAATACAATTTATAGAAATTTCTCCCAATATTTGGGAATTTAATGGATATACAGAGTGTGGAGATTATATTGAAGCAACCATTACTTGTGATCCAAAGGTAATATATACCGGCCCAGAATCTTGTTCCACTAAATGGTCATTAAGTAATGCTACTGTATCATGTGTTACAGGATTTGCCATCGTTGGAATAAAAGAGCCTTGTACTTGTAATGTTGCACCGATATGGCTTTTTACTGGAAATGTCGAAAATTGTTTATGCTGTTCGTGTGAAAGTCAACCATGCTCTATTGATCCAACGTTCTCAAGGCATAATAACTATAGTATTAAGACGCACACTGTTGATGAATGTGAGAGAACGATAACCTTAAATTATCAATCCGGTCCATCTTTCGAAAATGATCCTATTATTAGTATACCAAATAAGTACGATATTTATTGCGAAGGAGTATTAATTGCTTCTACAAATGGTTGGGTTGGTGGTTCTCAATATGCTAATGATCCACTATATCAACCTTTTGTTGGTGGACCCGTTGGAACAATTGTTGGAATCAAACCGGCCCGAGCAACTTCTATAGAAGTAGTTGTTGGTGGTGACAGTGCCTCATTATATGACATTACATGTACTTAATCTATAAATTTCTATGCCAATACAAATCTGTATAAAAGTAAGCGAATATGATCCTACTATCCATCAGATAGTTAGTGGTCCGTATGTCTCTGCGGCACAATGTGGAGCTAACTGTACGTTAACTTCCACAACTACTACCACAACCTCCACCACTACCACAACCACTACTACAACCACCACAACCACTACTACAACAACCACAACCACTACCACAACAACCACTACTACAACGACAACCACTACCACCACCACAACCACTAGCAGTAGTACAACTAGTAGTACAACCACTAGCAGTAGTACAACTACCAGTAGCACTACCACTAGTAGCAGCACAACTACTAGTAATACAACCAACACTAGTAGTACAACAGCCACAGAAACTAGCAGCACAACTACCGCCCCTCCAACTACTCCATCCCCACCAGACTGTCCACCCGGATATACTCATAATGGTACGGGAGCTTGCTGTCTAGACGGAGTTGTTGGCGATTGTGAATGTCCGCAGGGAACAGCCCAATGTGGCACTTCTAGTGGCGAGACATTAGTTTGTTGCCCAATAGTCGGGTGGGAATGCGCTGGTGGCGTATGTGCTTATCTAGGATTATCTAGTTCTTTTTCCTATGCTTCTAATAACAAGACCTATCAAGATATATTCACTCTATTAAATAACAATAATGTTAAATATATAATATTTGGTAGTTTTGCCAGATATCTAAATAATGGTATGGGCGACTATAAAGATATAGATATTTTATATGATGCATCATACCAGAATCTTCAAAAACTAATCGGTGTTATTACCCAAGTAACCAATGAACATATAGATAAGTATGATTTTATGTATTCTCCCATGAAGAGTAGAACAAATGTCAAAATTAACCCAGAAGATAGCATCGATTTCATAAATGAAATTAGATCTTATGATTACAATATATTGGTCAAAGATGCCTCAGAAAAATTAGCTTTTGGAGTACCGGTATTAGTTGCTTCCACCAAAGATTTGGAAAGACTATATATTCTCAGAAAAGAGGACCAAAATCAACTCCTAAACAAAAAGACCAGCAATTAGACAAAACCCTAAAAAGTGTATACCTACTTAGAGATATGCATAAATAGCTATATTTTAAACTAAGGAAAAACTATGCATTGGCAAGATCACACCAGAATTATAGTCAGACAACTTATAAATGATCTAGATAGTGTGCAATACACAGATTCTAGAATAGATACTGCCGTAGTTGTATCCGCACAGTTGGTGTCCTTGGAGCTTGATTTTCAAAATGAGTACGAGATAGATGTAGAAGATAAAACAATATCTCCAGACCCGCTCACAGATAGCATTTTCATAAACTTAGTAACCGTCAAAGCCGCGTGTATTATCATAGGTGGAGAGGTCAAGGCTCAATCTGCTAATGCTATTTCTATAAAAGATGGAGTTTCTAGCATAGATATGCGAGGAATTACAGCCGTTTTATTAGAGTTATACAAAGATTTATGTAATAGATACGACGCTTTAGCATACAACTATGGCTATTCTGGCAACGCTGGTCAGTCTGTGCTTGGCCCATATAGCCCCGGAAGTGAATATATCACCCGAACAAATAACGATTATAATTTTAGAGGAAACTATTTCAGATATTAATGGAGGAGATTTATGGCTATTCTACCAACCGGCACGATTATCGACAATATAAATTCCGAGCTAGCTGATAACAATGCTGGCTTGATTTCTGCGTATGATGTACGCCATAATATGGTTGATATCGTTGAATCGATCAATCAAATTGTTGCTAGCGGCAATTTTAATACTAGCACACCATTTACTGGTGAAAATGTAAGAGCCAAAATTATCAATAATAATTATGGATTTTTCATAGCTGAGTCTGGCATATTCTTTCCTAATGCAACATCGATAAATGAAGGAAAACAATATGAACCATACCCCGGCCCATCAAGTATTCCACACAATTCATTAAAAGACCTTAGTGTTGGCGATCCTCACTTGCAGTATCTCAATCGTAACGGCACTAGAGTTATGCAAGGAAATTTGGGCCTTGGCACCAACTGGGTAAATGCTAGCGGTAGTTCTGCGATTGGTATGAATGATAGAGGTTTACAATTTCAATATGTATCATCTAGTGGCGAAAATATAAATGTTGGCTCAACTACTAAATTTGTGTTTAAGTCTAATGATACAACTATAGAAGACGGACGAGGAGTTGCTAGAGCGTGGATTAATTTCTGTGCCAGCGGAGGCTTAATTCAAGTAAGAGAAGCATACAATGTTCAACAAATAGAAAGATTATATACATCCGGTCAACCAAATGCTGGTAAATTCCTTGTTACTTTTGCATCCGGCGTACTCGCCAATAATAACTACATTGCTATTGGGCAAAGTAATTCTAGAAGTGATAATGACGAAGGTGCAGATTTTGATGTTAATACAGTAGGTTTAGTATCTAGAACTGGTGACGATGCTTCATCGTTACGTCAAGTTACATTCTATGTTGTTAATGATGCTGGAGAATATGTTGACGCTGCCATGAATGATTTAGTTGTTTTTGGCAGAAACAAAGGGTCAACAAGCGGTGTCCAACCAACAGTAGTCCAATAAAGTAAACTCATTACATGTTAGACTCTCATAAAATCTCTGTTTTTGACAGAGTGAAAGAACTGAGTTATACAGTAGGTACGGGCAACCTATTGCTTAATGGACCCGTAGCTGGATTTAGCTCTTTCGGTTCATGCTATCAAAATGGTAGCAATCTTTTTTATGCGGTAACTGACGGTATTAGATATGAAGTTGGCTCCGGTGTTTACATTTCTGGAATTCAAAGCGAATTAGTTAGATTTCCACTGAGAAGTAGTTTAAATAATCTGATTATTAATTTTCCAGAAGGTATAAAAGAAGTCTACTCTACTTATCCAGCAACACATGCCGTATATTCCTCGTCTGGAGTATTCGGATACGATGCTCCTCAAACAAGTGGAATAGCGTACTGGTCAAGTAACAGCCTTATTAATTATGATCAAGATTTGCTATGGGATGACGTTAATAAAAAGTTAGGTATCAAAACCCCAAATCCGCAATATGCTTTAGATGTTGGCGGTGATGGCACCGAATCTTTGATAAGATCATCTGGAATCGTTATTGGTTCATCTGGAGTTTATTTTCCCCCACAGAACAATGGCGATAGTTCTTATATTGGTGGTAGACAATTAGCTCACTACGAAGTAAATCGATTAGATGATTATGCATATAATAATGAATTGATTGATCAACTAACTGGCAGTAGTGCTGTCCTAGAACTTAGCGGAGTTGTGAATCAGTATATTTTGTTTAAACAGCAAAATGCTGGCACTGTTTTTGCCGGTCCTCCTAGCGGTTGTGTCGCACCTTGTTCACCAGCTTATCCAAGTTTTAGAACACTTGTGCTTGATGACATTCCAGATTTAAGTAATGAATATGCCACTAATATTAATCTAGATACTGTTTCTGGCGTTCTAAATAGTAGAATAAATTCAGCATCTGGAGTTCTAAATACTAGAATTACCAATGTTTTTGGAGCTGTCAACACCACAATAAATACTCTCAATACCAGAATAACAAGTGTATCCGGCGTATTTGAAAATAGATATAATGAGTTGTCTTCCTTGTCAGGTATCTTAACTAATTACATCAACAATATATCTGGAGTTCTATATCAAGCTATCTTGGATTGTTGCTCTACAACAACTACAACGCCGGGACCATGATAAATGACTATCAACATACCGCAGGCTATTTTCGATAAATATAATGAAGGCATCGATGCCACAATTGAATCTTTTGGCGTGGTGTGTCAATTAGTCTCTTTGAACAAAATTGAAATAATTGAACCTGCCCCAATAAATAATAATATACCAGAAAAAAACTCTATTAATGCTCATAGAGTACGTGGTGGCGATTACGAAAGACAGAATAAAATTATCAAAGAAGTTGAGGTCTTAACTCCCATAAAGCTCAAAGTTTACTATAATCCAAAAAGTTGGATAAATGTGGGCGGTAATATACAGGTTCCAGATGGAACAATACAAACTATTGGATATTTATCAGATTTAGATAATATTCTACAAGCCAAATCTTTGATTGCTCACGATGCTATTAGTCAAATTAAACAGTTAAGATACGAGAGACTAGGAGAACCCTCCACATTCGGTTTTAAACAAGATAGATATTTTGCTTGTTTATGGAGTAGAGTATGAGTATTTCAGTTAGACTTCTTGATTCTCCCGCTCAGATAGAAAAAAATATCAATATCGCTATAGCAGAACATATAAATGGTATAATCACCAGAGAACAGAATAAAATCCTAAACCAAGTCAAAGCTCTCATACCGTCTTGGATCGAATCTCAGCCAGAAATCGCATCATTAAGATCAACAGCGCCGACTTCTTTGGTTGGTCAATTTGGTATACCCGGAGATGCAAATAGCATTGTTAATTCGATCATTAGTTCAGTTGTAGATGCTACCAATGTTAAATTTATTAAATATTCAACAAACCTAAAAGGCGGATTAGAGCTACAATTTCAACCAGCAACTTTTGGAAATTTATTAGGTTTATCTGGTGGTCATACAATTTTTCAAGGTGGAGACTTACACTGGTTAGATTGGCTATTATTAAGAGGTGACAATATTATTGTTGCTAATTATCAGTATAATCCCGCCACTGGTTTTGGTCGATCCGGTTTAGGTAATATGATCGGAGGTGGAGCATTTCGTATTCCACCAGAATTTGCAGGCACTAAAGATGATAATTTTATTACCAGAGCCTTTATCAACCCCTTTGTAGAATCACAACTATCAGATTTACTATCTAAGGTATTTTCATAATGGCAGACTATCTCAATTTAAAAGGATTCAATAATGTTTTTGATACAACTCTGAATAATGAGTTGCAAGATAATATTGTAGAATTTTTGGATTGGGCCTTATTAGAGAAGGGTAATTATCAGAATGTATCCTTGGGTGAATTATCGCCAGATGGTCACGATTACAGTTCACTCAGAATGTCTACCGTAACTTCTTATCCATCTGGTACTATTTGGGAAGGCTTCAGACAAAATTGGGTTTGGCAAAGTGGAGTTAGTTATATTCCTGCCCCTATTGTTGGAAATAATCCTGCTATTCCCGGTATTTCTGGCATTTATGTTAATGATCAGTTTTACCCCTCCGATACCGCTGGATCATATGGTCATAAAATAGACTATTTTAATGGTCGCGTGATATTTAATAGTGGAATACCAAGCGGAGCGAAAGTGCAAGCAGAATATAGCTATAAATATATTAACATAATTTATGCTAATAGTTTACCTTGGATTAGAGAAATACAATATAGAACTCTAGATTTACCAGTGAGTTTTAATAATAAGACCAATGGCGAATTCAATGTTCCTCCAGAAGATAGGGTACAATTACCGGCTATAGCCATAGAAGTAGTTCCTAGAAGGACTTTAAGAGGCTATCAACTGGGAGGTGGTCAATATGTGGAAACAGATATACTGTTCCATTGCCTTGCAGAAGACGAATTTACTAGAAATAAGCTAGTAGATATAGTCTCTTTACAAAATGAAAAAACCATCAAAATGTTTAATAGTAATATGATAGGAAATAGCGGAGCTTTTCCGCTGGACCATATGGGAGTTCCAGTTTCTGGAGCATTAAGATACCCCGATTTAATTGAAAATTACTATCGTGGAGGCGTGAGACTTAAAAATTCTACAGTACAAGGTATGGACCTAATAAATAGTAATTTCTACGCTGGTATCGTTAAAATGACCGCAGAAACGATTGAGACTACATTATAATTTTCGTGTATATCTAATTAGAGTTTCCCTCAACTTAATAGGAGAGCGATATAATGGCAAATAATAGAATTTTCTACGCCTGCCAAGCCGTAGCTCTAGGCCAATTTGGTACAACTACTTTTACAGAGCTTCATGGCGTTCAGAGTGTTGGCGTAAACACAACATTCAATTTAGAGCAAGCATTCGAACTTGGTCAAATCTCTATCTATGAAAATATAGAAGGTTTACCGGACGTTGAAGTAACCATCGAAAGAGTTCTCGACGGTTATCCATTAGCTTATAAGCTAGCAACTCAGGGTGCTTCTGGTGACACCTTAGTTAATAGAACCAAGCAGCGATGCAATGCCGTTCTAGCAATTTATCCAGACGATAAAGATTCTGTTAGCGGCGCTCCAGATGTTCAAGTATATATGTCGGGCATGTATATTAATTCAATAAGTTATACATTGCCAGTTGAAGGAAACTGCACAGAGTCTATTACCCTAGTTGGTAATCACAAGGTGTGGGACGCTACTAATAAATTTACAAGTACAAATGCTGCTGGATTCAAATATGGTGGTGATACACCCAAGAATCTTCAATCTGGCTCATACAAGGGCGGTATTCAGCGTAGAGAAAATGTGCTTATGGCCTCGTCTATTCTACCGCAAAGTATCTATGGCGTTGCACAAAATGCTAATGCCGGAAATAATTGGGATTCTGGCACAAGTACACCAAAAGCTCACATTCAGAATATTAGTATTAGCACAGATGCTGGTCGTGAAAATATCCTAGAACTAGGTAGAAAAGCTCCTTATTATCGTGCGCCTAACTTCCCCGTAGAAGTAACATGTGAAATCGAAGTTATTGCTGTATCTGGAGACTTTGTTTCAGCCTATGAAGAAGGTAAGTCTTCATATGTTGGAACAGTTGACGAGGGAAACAATACTACAGAAGAAACCATTAAGATTGTTCTACAAGACGGTACTATATTTGATCTAGGAATCAAGAATAGATTATCATCTGTAACATATGGTGGTGCTGACGCTGGTGGTGGTAACGCCGCTATGACGTATAGTTTTTCAACCTTCAATGATATGACAGTAACAGGTCCAAATAATACTTGATAACAAGTATCTTTAGACCAAATTAGTTTACTAGGATTTTAAAGGAAACAAAATAATAGACTCCCGCCATGAGGTTTTTATGAAACAACATGAGCGGGAGTTTTTTATTGCTATGATAAGAACAGGAAATACATTTGTAAAAACTGACGATTGCTCCTTAGTGATTAGACCACTTACTATAGATCAAGCTTTCGAAGCAGCAGATGTTTATCAACAAGCTTATCAACAAGCATATATTGATGGTATGATGAATGAAGAAGAAATGAACCAATGGATGATGGAAAATGACCTGTGGACAGAAGAAGATGAAGAACAATCAGAAGGATTCAAAAAAGACTTGGAGAGATTAAAAATTGAGATATATAATGCTAGAAACAACGATATATTAAAAGAGCGTATTAGACTATATCTCAGAGCCGGTGAATCGCAATTCGCTACTCATCTCTCTAAGAAACATACATATCATCAAAATACGGCAGAAGGATATGCTACCACTGAAAAAGTAGCATGGTCAATTAGGAATTCAACATTTTTGAATAATGAACCCTATGATTTTTCAGATCACACATTAGCATATGTTGTAGAAGAATGGCAAGCATCTTTTCTACATGATTCTCAAATCAGAGAATTGGCAAGAAATGAACCATGGAAATCACTATGGGTAGTTAAAGATAATACCAAAATTAAACTTTTTAATAATGTAGAAAGTTCAGAATTAACGTATAATCAGAAAAATCTTATTATTTGGTCCCAAATGTATGATAATATTCAAGAATCATTGGATTGTCCAAACAAAGATGTAATTGATGATGATGATATGCTAGATGGTTGGTTTATAATACAGTCGAAGAAGAGGGAACAAGAAAAAGCAGAACAAGATATTAATGAATCAACTAAGAATGGTAAAATCAAAAATGCCTCAGAAGTATTCGTAGTAGCTAATAGTAAGAAAGACGCCGATAGAATAAATAGTGTAAATAGTATCCATTCTCACATGGTTAAGAAACAAAGAGATGGAACACTAAAACAGAAGGGCACCGTTAATGATCATGATTTTATAGATCAAAGACAAAAGATTCAGATGGAACAAACAAATATGCTTAGAGGGAACATTAAAGGAGGACGATAATGGACGATATCAAACAACAAGTTTCAGAATATAAAAAACTCAGAGAAACAAAGTATAAGGCAGATTCTAAAGATAGACTGTCAAAAATTCTTAAAAAGAAAATTCAAACCACTATGATTGGAGCTTTAAGCACAATCGAAGAAAATTTTGGATTTTTATGGAATAGCCCAGACGGCAAGTTGACCAAAGAACAAGAGGCTATGAAGAATCTATATAATAAAATTCGTTCAGATATATTAGACAAAGGAAATAACCAAGCACGAAATATTGATGCTGAATTAGCCCAATATGATGTTGAGTGGTTAAGATATTCGATCAAAATGCCCGTTATCCAACAACCAAAGAACTAAGGAGGAAACCCATGTCACAGGACAAGGAAAAGAAGATTGATGTTAAAGTTACCAGAGATGGTGTAGAAGAAACTGTTAAAATTCTGATTCGTCGCCCCAATAATGCTGTTATGTCCCAAGCTCAAAGGGTTGGTGCCAAAGCTTGGACTGATTGTGTACGAGATGGCATTATGACCAAAAAAGAACTAGAAAAGTTCATGAAAGAACAAGATATCTGGAATGACGGAAAAGACGAGGAACAGAAGAAAATTGTAAAAGAAATTAGTGACCTAGAAAAGCAGCTTTTCGTCAGCGGCACTCACAAGGATGGCAAACTTAGAGCCTCAGAAGGCAAGGATATTGCTATTAAAATGAGAGTGAAAAGGTCAGAATTACGAGACTTAATTGCAGAAAGAATGAGCCTAGAGCAGAATACCGCAGAGGCCATTTCTGACAATGCCCGATTCGACTTTTTGGTATCAAATTCCACATTTTATGAAAATGGACAGAAAGTGTATAAAGACTTGGATGACTATAGAGAAAATGCTGATGGTGAAATAGGCTTCGCGGCTGCTACCGCTCTAGCATCTATGCTATATGCTGTAGATAAGGATTTCGAAGCTAAATTACCAGAAAATAAGTTCCTTAAAATGTTCAAACTTGTTGATGACAACCTTAGTCTTGTCAACGACAAGGGAGAAACAGTTGACTTAGACGGTAGAAGAATAGACAAGAGTGGATACTATATCAATACCGAAGGTCAACGTGTAGATAGGGACGGTAATCCACTAGACGAGTTTGGAAATTACGTACCAACCGTGGAATATGTTAATGATATAAAGGAAGAGTCTAAGGAAGAAGTAAAGTCCGAAGATCAACCCAAAAAAAGAACCAAACACACGGCTAGCTAATGGATAGTGTGCAGTTTTAGTGAAAGGGAATTATGTCCAGATTCGTACTAACTGCACAATTACAATTACAAGCACCTAACAATGTAGCACAAGTAGTTCGCCAGATACAAAATCAGTTAAATGGCGTAACTGTTAATCTACAAGTTCAAGGTTCTGCACAAGCACAACGACAGATACAGCAAGTAACTCAGAACGTCAATCAAGCCACAACAGCGGCTGAAAGGATGGGACGAGCATTTGCTGTATCCGTTCGTCGTTTTGCTGCATTCTCTATTGCCACCAGAGCGGTAGGTTTATTTACTAGCACTCTTGGAGATGCTGTACAAACCGCTATTAACTTTGAAAGACAATTGATCAAAGTTTCTCAGGTAACTGGTAAAAGTGTTAGTCAATTGAGGGACTTGACTAATGAAATTACTAGATTATCTACCGGTCTTGGTGTTTCATCAGATTCGTTATTGGAAGTAACTACAGTTTTAGCACAGGCTGGTCTTTCTGCTAATGATACTAAAGTAGCTCTTAATGCTTTAGCAAAAGCTGCCCTTGCTCCTAACTTTGATAGTATTACTGAAACGGCAGAAGGAGCTATTGCTATTTTAGCACAGTTCCAAGAAGGCGTTGGAGCTTTAGAAAAACAACTTGGTTCTATCAATGCTGTCGCTGGCGCATTTGCTGTAGAAGCTAGTGACTTAATTGACGTTGTTCGTAGAACTGGTGGTGTTTTTAAATCTTCTGGTGGTAGCTTAAATGAATTGCTTGCGCTATTTACAAGCGTTAGAGCCACAACGCGAGAAAGTGCTGAAAGTATTGGTACTGGCTTGCGTACCATTTTTACTCGTATTCAGCGTCCCAAAACTATTGAATTCTTAAAACAATTTGGCGTTGAACTTGTTGATCTTGAGGGCAAGTTCGTCGGTCCTTATGAGGCTATTCGTAGACTAAGCGAAGGCTTAAAGGGACTTGGCGACAGAGATATTACATTTATCAAGATTGCAGAAGAACTTGGCGGATTCCGTCAGATTGGTAAAGTTCTACCATTACTACAACAATTCTCTACTGCCCAAGCGGCATTGAATGTTGCTACCAAAGCAAGTAATTCTTTAAGTGCAGATGCTGCGTCGGCACAAGCCGCATTAGCTATCAGAATTATGAAAGTCAAAGAAGAATTTTTGGCTTTAGTTCGTAGTATAACAGAAACATCTACATTCCAAGCTTTTGCTAATACCGCACTATCCCTAGCATCTGCTCTTATTAAATTAGCGGAGTCTATCAAGCCACTCATTCCATTATTAGGAGCTATGGCTGCTATTAAATTGACTAGAGGTATTGGTGGATTCTTAGGTGGAGTTGGAGGAGGATTGGCCTCTGGAAGAACCTTTAATAAAGGCGGTAAAGTTCATAAATTTGCTAGAGGCGGAATGGTTCCCGGTACTGGCAACAGTGATACTGTTCCAGCCATGTTACAGCCGGGAGAATTTGTTATACGTAAAAGTAGCGTGAACAGGTTAGGTGCAGGAAACCTCGCTGCTATGAATGAGAACCGCTTTAAAGAGGGCGGTCCTATGACTACTGCACAAAAAATTGCAGCAGCAAGAGCGCAAACTGCTGCTGGTAACAAAAAAGAACCACAATCTTTAGTCTCTGGCACCATTAAAAACGCTGGTAAAACCAGCGAAACAATTGAAACTTCTCGCATGAGAAAGGGTGTTTCCAAATTTGGTCAAACCCCTGTATTTAGACCAGTTCCAAATCAAATTGGAGCCTTTGTTTTAGACCCCCCAAAGAGTACGGATGACTTTTATAAAGCTGGTAACACTCAATTCAATCTATCCCCCAACAGTAAATTATACAAAAGTATTCTAAAGACATATGGTGGTGCAGACGCTGCTGTGCCGGGAAGCACAAAAGATAAAATGGCACCAATGCCAGCAATATTAGAAGGTGCATCCTATCCATTATTTTACCCCGGTCTTAAAGATGTTAAAAAATCAAAACAATTTAGCGGCATAGTTTCTAAAGCAACAACAAGAGGTTTTCAAAAATCATTAAATTATGCAGTATCAGAAATTCAATCTAAAAATCTACTATCAGCCGATCCAGCATTTATTGGCAATCCATCATTAATTGGTAATGCTTTACAGAACATGGTGTCTGATACAAATCTTAGAGCATCTTTAGAGGGTTATTTATTTGAAGGTATTATAAGTAGTATCACCGGTGCCAAAACCGCTGGCGGCAGAGCCAATTTTGACTTACCATATGGTTCCTTGCCAGACGATGTTCAAAATTTACAATCAATGTTCGGTCAAGACGCTAGAATTTCAAAACTCTTAAAGGCAGAAGTCAAAAGATCAAAGAGTCTATTAACTGGATCGGATGGGTTATCTAAGAAAATTCAAAACGATATCAATATAAATAGACTAGAGGGTATCAAACTTGTTAGAAAACAGTTTGGTGGACTGATACAGAAATTTGCTGCTGGCGGTATGGCTAAAGCTCCACTTATTGATGATATCATAAATGCTAGCGGAACAATGATGCCTCGCCCAAGTTCTGCTATTGCAGCATTAATTAAAGCTGGCGGTGGTGCTATTGATATCGATAGAACTCTAAAAAGAACAATTGGTGACAAAGCTTATGGTATGGCTAAAACGTCGGGTCAACAATCAGCCGCACTAAATAAATATTTCCGTGATCCAAAGGCTAGATTAAAAGACGTTACATCTGCTCCGCTTACCGTGTTTGGCAAAGAATTACAAACAGCTATAAAATCTGGACAATTACAGCCCGGTAGATTATCCATCATTAGTAAATCTCAAAGGGTGCCGGGAGTTGCAGAGTATCTTAGTAGATTATTTGGTATCCCACTTGCAAATATGATATTTACTCAGGGCGGTAGTAAACAGCCCGCAATGGATGCATTAAGAGCCAAGGGTCCAAGATCAACAAGAGTTGCCAGATTTGCTGCGGGAGGTGGAGTTGGAACCGATACTGTTCCAGCATTATTAACCCCCGGCGAGTTTGTTGTAAACAGAGCATCCGCCCAAAGTATTGGATACGGTAATTTAAACCGTATGAATAAAGTTGGTAAATACGCTAATGGTGGTATTGTTCAAAGATTCGCTACTGGCACAGCCGCTACTGGCGTTAGACCATCTCCTGTTAGTGGCAGCGGTAATGGTGGTAATTTTATACCACTAGATGCATTAACTCAGCAAGCAGAAGATTTAGTTAATGCTCAAGGCCAACAAAAACGTAGTATTATGGAAAGCGTTTCTGCGAACAAAATGTTCGCTGCTTCCATGACGGTTGGATTAATGCAAAGCATGTTACCAGCACTAGATGAAAATTCTGGGGCTATTGTAAGAATGTCTCATGGATTGCTTGGCGTTGTGTCAACATTGACAACTGTTGGCTTCGCTTTAGAAGCTTTTGGTGTTGCTTTGAATGTGCAAACCATGACACAGTTTTTGAGTGGTGCTAGTAGTTTAACTCAAACTTTAGGCAATCTTTCTGGACAATTTTCTGGCGTTGGCAAGATTATTGGCAACATTGGTGGTAGGTTAGGTGGTATTGGTGGTAAAATAGCTGGTGGTGTCGGCAAGGCTTTACCTAGTTTATCTAGTGCTGCAAATGTTGCTGGTTCAGCTTTTAGTGGAGGAATGAAAAATCAAGCTGGACTATTTTCAGCTGTAAAATCTGGAGCCATAGGAAACAATCCATTTGTTAATATGGGTGGTTCTATGGGTCGCGGAGCAACTATGTCATCCATGAGCGGTGCTAGTGGGTTCCAAAAATTTGTCGCAAAAACATCTGGAAGAGCCGGAACAGCATTTGGAGATTTATCTAAGGGATTTAATGCTGGAATGAAAGGTGTAGGTCTTCCTAGCAAAGTTGGAGCAAATCCATTTGCAAGTATGGGCGGTTCAATGGGCCAAAAAGCTATGGCCGGATCGATAAGCAATGTTGGAGTAGCATCTTTTGGTAAAGCTGTTGGTACAATTACAAAAGGCTTAAATGCTTTTGCTGGACCACTTTTAGCGGTAGAAGTTGGTTTAATGGCAGCATCTTCTGCTGTTAATTCTTATTTTGACTATCAAAACCAAGCTAATAAAGCTATACAAGAAGGTAACATAGGCAAAGCATCAGAAAATTCTGTCAATGTCGCCGCTCAAGAAAGTATTGATTCTTTTGGTTCATCAGCTATTTTAGCGGGTGCCGCTATTGGTAGCCTTGTTCCCGGTGTAGGAACATTAATAGGTGGTATTGCTGGCGCAGGCGTAGCATTAGCAACAAAATTTCTGCCATCTATAGAAAAAGCAATTTTTGGAACTGACTATGTAAATAGAGCATTCATTGGTCTTGGTCAAGCCTTTGGTGGAAACACTTATGATAGTATCAAAGATTTAGCCTCTGCACAAGCTCAAGCGGTTAAAACTCAAAAGGCTTTTGAACAAGGACAAAAAGACGCTTCTTCTGCTTTAGAAGATTTACAAAATGGAACGATTAGTGCTGGTGAAGCTCTTGCTAAAATTTCTAATGTACAAGCTTCAAGACAGGCGATGCAAACTGCCAATGAAAAAGCTGTTGAATCTAACAAGGGCAATAAGAGCGGGGCTGTTGGAGGCTTCTTGCGTGGTACAGCTAGAGTTGCAACACTAGGTTTAGCTGGATATTTTGGCTTAGAATCTGGCAAACAAAGAAATGAAAGAATCGATAAAGAGAATGCCGGATTAATAAAACAAAACGCGGAAGCTGAAAGAAAGGCTTTTGATATTTCTAGGCCGGTTGTCAATGAAAGCATGAAGCGTGGTATCGCTCAAGGCATGACCCGTGAGCAAATTGATGCTCAATTAGGTGCTAATTCTCCGGGTGCTATGAGAAGTCGAATGAGTCAATTGAGAATAAAAGCATCAGAAGCTGATACTGCTGGTAATAAAGACGAAGCTAATGCATTTAGAGAACAAGCCGCCGTATTAGAAGAACAAGCCAGAGAGCTTGATAAATCTTTTGAGAATTTACAAAAGGAGGCAGAAAGAACTAGAAAAGCTTTTGAAGCTATGGACCTTGGTATGCAAGACGTTCAAGGTGCTTCTGCCGCAGCAGCACTTGGTATAACTAACTATATTGCTGCTCAACAGGCTGGCAATATACCATTACAACAATCTTTAGCTACACTTGAAGCCAGCGTAACATCTGCTGCTCAAGGCATTAGCGATGCTGATTTTGACGCTGCCCTTGGCGATGCTGAAGCAACCCTTAGAAGATTTGGAGCAAATGATAAACAAATTGATAAGTTTAAGGGTAATCTCAAATCTATTAACGAAGTTCAAAAGAATTCCGCTACTATTTTTGAACAAACAAAGAGCGATCTTAAGGGAAGATTGAGTTCCGGTAGCGCAGAAGATAGAAGAAAAGCTTTTAAGGATATTCTTGGTAAAAATCTTGCTGCTCAAACAGATGCTGCTGGTAATAGAAAATATGATGACGATACTATCAAGCGTTTACAGGCACAGGCCGATACATTATCAGAAGATCAACTCAACGCTCTTGGAGAAGGTAACTTTGGAGTTTTCTCTGAGGTTATGGGTGATTTTGGCAAGAAAGTTCTTGAGCAAGTTAACGGCCCACTTAATGATGCAATAAAAATCCAAGAACAACTTAATCAGCTTACTAAAAATAGAATAGAAGCAGAACGCAATTTAATGTCTGCACAGCAAGAGGCTTTAAATGTGCAGATGGAAGCAAGAGATATTGAAGCAAAATACGGCGGCAAAGCTGTCACGCCAGCAGAAAGACGAGCTAATATTGTAGCACAAGCTAATGTTCAAGCAACCGGAATACAAGGTGTTGATAATCTCAAGACAGGAAGTGCTGCTGAAATCACACAAAGAACACAGCAAATTGGAGCAAGGCAGCAAGAAATAGCGGGCATTAGGGCTGCGGCAGCAAGTGGAGATAAAGAAGCTCAAGCTAAATTGGCTGGTGAAGCTGGATTACAATTGGAAGAAGAGGAAAGAAGACTCAACGAAGCAGCTAAGAGTCAAATACAAACCACTAGAGATTTGATTAAAGCCAAAGAAGAAGAACTCAAGACTATAGAAGAGAAAAATAAGCTTGAGAAACAGTCTATGGAATCGCTAATAAATGGCGATATAGAGAAGTTCTTTGATCAACAAGCCGCCGTTGGAGCTACAGCCGCAATAGCAACTGGTAATCAAGACCTTATGAATGCATTTGGTGCCACAGCATTGGCTGGTGCTTATTCTGATATTGAAAGACAAAAAGAAGCTGGCGTTCAAGAAATATACGGTCAACGTATTGCTGGTCCGGGTGGTTTGGGTGAGAAAGCTGCAACAGCCGCATTATCGGCCAGAGGTGTTCAGAATCCAGCCGCAGCACAAATGCTAGCAGGAACCACTCCAGAAGAAGAAGCAGTAAAGAGCGATATACGTGCATTAGCTGGCACTATGGGTCCAACCGCCGATTTACAAGTTCAAGCTGCTCAGTCACAACTAGATGCCGCAAATATACAGTTACAGGCCGCTCAAAAGAAGGCCGAAGAAGCCGTTAGTAATACTAGGGATAGGGGAATGGCTCCAGAGGTTAAACAGTCGGCAGAAGATGAAAGAGCATCTAGAGATGCCGAAGCTGCCGGTAGAGGCCGTGAGCCTACAATGTTCAGAAAAGGCGGAACCGTGTATGCAAGTAGGGGTATCTTCGTTCCCCGTGGAACAGATACCGTTCCCGCAATGTTAACACCCGGAGAGTTCGTTGTAAGACGAGAAGCTGTAAATAGAGGTAACAATCTACAACTATTACAAGCTATGAATAATGGTCTAAGCGGTTCAGCGGGAGCATCAGCCGGTGTTCAAAACTTTGCTAGGGGCGGAAAAGTACAATATTTAGCTGGAGGAGGATTATTAAACGGAATAGTCCAGAATATTCTTGGTACAGACGTTATCTCTATGCTTACCAAGGCATTAACGACATTTACTTCTCAAATGTCGGATACTATTAAATCTCTTCAAGATACAAAATTTAAGATTACATTAGATAGTACAAATGTAAATGTAAATTTTTCTGGAAATAGCGGTATGCTTGCCGGTTTAACGCAGGAAGCAAGAAATGAAATTGCAAAAATTGTCTCGGATAAGATCAAAAATACCAGCGTCGGCTCTGGTGGAAAACTCATAGAAAATTCATCAACTATGCCAAAGGTCTAATAATGAGTGAAGTTTGTTTTTCTTGTACATCAAATCAATCTAGTAGAATCGGTTCCGCCGGTAACTTTGTCGCAAGAGCTACTATTAATCATTCACCAACCATGAGAATTGGTGGAGTTGGTAAAATTGTTGCCAGTAATTCATTAAGAGCTATCACACCGGCCATATTATCCGGCGAAGGCGCTATCAGAAGCAAGGCTCAGTTAAGTATAGGTTTACAAGCCTTACAAGATTCTGGCATAGGAGATATTAGAGCAACTCTACAATTAAATGGAAATTTACGCTCTAGAGTATCCGCCACTAGTCTTATAAATGATGTCAAAACTGATAAGTTTGCTGGTAATTTTGGCACATTAAATGCTTTTGATAATTTTCAAGCAACCCAAAAATTATATCCAATCAAAGACATTGTTACATCACTAAACAATAGTTATTTTGTTGATAAGTTAAACAGCACAACCAATCTATTTTCTAATATTGATGAAGGCGTATTTATTGGTAACTATACTAAGAATGGCAAAAATAGTAAGATCATAGCAGACGAAAAATTTTCATATATTCAACCATCTTCAACGATGAGTGATGGTGATTTTAGATATACATGTGAAGTTACTAGGCCCATTGATAATGCTGAAAATAGTTTTGTTTTTCTTCGCGCCGCCGCGCCAACATACACAAAGTCATCTGATATACCGCCACAGTATAGAATTCATAATATAAAACTGCTTGACCCCAGCGGTAATACCGTTATCAAGTACAAGGATATTTTTGTACGAGGAGATGCAGACTATCAATTAGATGATATAAATTTTACTACATATATCTCTGAACCAGAGACAAACAACTTATTGCTACACACTTGGCAGTCTGGTTATCCACTAATGGGATATCCTAGTGGCTATTTATTAAATTTGGATTTTGATACTCAGTGCTTTTATGATCCATTTTCTGATGGATTTAACGTCGGGTACGAAGAATCTTGCGAACAAGCAAATGCTAGCAAGAATTTAAGCTTTGCTCTTACTCCAGAAAATAGTATTAGAATATCTGCTATCGAAATATGTAATAGTGGAGGATACGACGTTGTATTTTCTAGCGGCGTTGGAATTTTAAGAGATAATTATATACCCTTCTATACTGATGTTGCCCCAATTGGACAAAGATTAACTAAGTATATTGTTCCAATAGATATGATTGCTAGTGATGTTGATGTTGATATTTATCCAGAAGCTTATAGTTTATGGGAATCTAATCCAGATTCATATGGTAATACAGATAATAGTCTCACAGAACCAGCTTTAACAGCATCAAGGCTTCAAGATGATTATCCATTTCACTATATTAAACTACTCTCTAGTACGCCGCACATAGATAGTGGTAGATTAACACTTAGATTTACCAACCTCCCACCTAAATCTGTTTGGGCAGAATCGAACGGACCATTTAAGGGTGCGTTCCAAGGCAAAAATTATAATACATCGGAAGTAGTTTCTCTTAAAGAAAACGACAATTTCTTTATTATTGATGAAGTCTATCTCAAAGTTATTGCTAAAAAAGCAGTAGGGTCAGCAGATTACGCTTTAGACGTTGTTGGATACAATGACGATAAATTATTAAATAGAACTCCCAAGATAGGTGCGTTCTTACAAAACGATGCAGAAATAATTTATCTTGGAGATGAAGATGCAAATTTTATAGCATCAGAGTCCAACTACCTAATAGTAGATATTGCTAATCAAGACGGTTTTACTCCACAAATTTCTGGCTTTAAGCATATAAATGATTTGGGAATATCAAGCATATCTATCTCTGAAAAAGATCAAGTCTATATTAGAGATATCACATTAAATCCAGCTAAAGATCATTATGAATTAACTAGAACTCCATTGATCAATTCGACTAGCTTCAAAGAGTATAATATTCCACTTAAAATTTATGAAGACCCAGTTTTATTAGGCAAATCAACCGATTACAGAAACAGTTCATATATTGAAAATCTCTTTCTTGATTTATATCCTATTCCTAGTGGAGCAACTATTTCGACCGTCCAACTGGTGGTGAAGTATAAGCCATCTGATGGTTTAATGTTGCATACATTCGCTCAAGGTTCAAAAGAGCTAACGCGAAGAAAAGTTAAAATATATCCGACTACAAGACAGTCTGTAGATGGTATATTCAATACAAGCGACGAATATGGCCCAATATCCAGACTAGAAAATTTACCACACGCATTTACTTCTCCAAGTTCGATCAAAACAAATTACTCTAAGCGGTGGGTTGGTGTTAATGGCTCTATTACAAACGGCCCCTTCAATGCTGCACAATTTGATTATGGTTATTTTAATCCAACTATAGAGTACCCATTCCTAGAAGGATTTTATAATTTCACCCGCAATAGTGGAAATAATATCTTATCAGTACCACTAGGAGCTAACTTAGGCGGTTTAAGCGGTACATTTACCGGTGATTATGTAAAGAGTTTAGTTAAGAATATCGGATGGAGATTCGATAGCAATAGTTTATTTGCTAATCAACTACCGGGCTTTACTTCACCATACAAGACAACAGATTGGACTTCTTTATCCAATGGATCGGTTGATTTTGTAGACGATCCATTATATGGAAAAATTGGCGATAACTTTGACAGTGCCATAAGAACTTCTGGAGTAAATGGCTATATTAATTTTGGTCAAGTTGATACTTCTAAAGGATTTGCTTTTTATATTAGATTCTCACCGGACTTACCAGTAAGTGGATCAAACTTTAATTTAATCAATTCTGGCGTTGTTATGTCTCAGTGGGATGCTGGTTCACAGCAAGGTTTTGTTCTTGGATATGAAAATGGTCATTTGTGTGCTTATGCTTATATTTCTGGAGTAATGTTAAAGGCTAGAGATTCCGCACATTATTCAGCATACAAATTCCCCATGTCAGCTATGGTTACATTCAAAGAACCATATGCTTCTTTAGGCGTGGCAAATTCCATGTTTTTGTATACCGATAATGAAATTTCTCAAGGTGCTTGGACATTAAATAGAGGCTTTATTGCTCCTTTCGGAAGTATTGGTAATCTAAGAATAGTATCTTTTAATCCAAGTAATAATGATTTATTGATTGGTCATTGTCCAGCATCTGGTGTCGGATTAAATATGTTTGTTAGTGAAATTGGAATATCAACACATAATAAAGCTATAGTTCAGCAAAGCAATTTATTTTATAACAGGACTAATTTAAGATTTACTCCATTCTCTAGCATTTCGTATCCAGAGTCTAGTGGGGCTATATCTACTAGCAAGACAGGATTTAGAGATAGTTTCTATAAGGCGTCGGATGTACCATCATTTTTTGCATCACAAAGAAATAAGTATTGGTCATCTAATGAATCATGGCATGATGATAGAAATATTCTTAATACATTGGTATCAGAAGATACAGATAGTTGGCATTTAGGTGATTTTAAAGTTTGTCAGTTCTCACCAGACTTTGATTTCTTAACTCAAAGAGTTGGAAGAGATTATATACTACATAGTATTAATCATCATGGTTCTGGATATTCACAAATAACAAACCTACCATTACCTTCTAATGTATTGGCTTCTGGATTAGCATATCACACGCAAATAGAGAATGACTTTTTAAGACTATACTTATCAGACGTTTCATCGAGTGGCAATTTTTACTCTGCACATCCAAGAATTTCTAAGACATTGCCGAGGGGATATAATTTTGTAGAAGATGCATTGGTAGTTGACACAATTTTAGAACACGAAACATTTAATAACATCATTTGGCCTAATGGAGATATCGGTCCTAAACTTATAGTAAGTTTGTATACCCCAAGTCAAGACCCATCTTATGCTCCAAGTAAGAGAAATTGGGGTTTGATTAATAGAGCAATTCATTATCTAGAACCATCTGGATGCTGGCAGAAGATTTCTAGCAAATTTACTTACCAAGATTTGATAGACACATCTGAGCCTTGGGCAAATTTTGATGTAGAAAGAAGCATTACAGAATTTGATACTAAGTACTATTCCACTGATATTAATCAGATGTACTTACAATATGATTTAGTGTATCCATCTGGTTCGCCTTTTGAATCAAGAATTAAATTACACTCAGCCAATGTAAGACTAGAGAATGCGCTGATATCAGAAGAAAATGTTAATACTTCACTAAATCTATTCTCAAACGGAGAAAAGAAGTGGCTAGAAGACGTTAACTTATATGTTTATGGTCGCGGAACTATTGCTGATGACTTCCAGCTTTATACCAGCGGCACACTGCCAGATGTTAGCTCTGATAATGTTAATATGTTCATTGGTTCAGCGTATTATGCTACCCCACAAAATGTTAGACTCTTCACTTTTAATAAAGGCTCTGTTAATAGTTCTACTTCTCAATTATTTGGTGCCACCGCCGGTGAGGATTACTATCTTGGCCCTAACTTATATGTGTCTGGTAGATATAACAAATTCGATGAACAAATTCTCCCGATTACAATTACAAATAGAATAGAAGATCAATCTGCTAGCGGTTCTATTCAACTCTTTACTAAGAGCGTAGGACTCATAGAGAGCAATAGTTCTTCTATGACTATGCATATGCAAGCTTCTCCATTGAGGGTATCTGTAATTTATAGAGAAGCTATGCCAATGTTCATAAATTCTCCACCAGTACCAGTTTCGTTGGTAGATGGCGGCGAAAGAATGAATCTATGGATTAGTGGCAAAGATTTCGATGTAACAAATATAGATTCATCTGTAAATCTATTCTTGGTTAATTATCCAGCATTCAGCGCCACCGGCTCACAACAATACACAATTACTTGGAATAGTGATTATCCCGGCAAGAATATTGCTGTTGATGACAATAGATATGCTTATCTAGAAGCAAACGATGAAATACGCGGTGTTGAACTATTATGCTATGGTAATTGTCAAAATGTTGGCTCCTGCACAGAAGAATCAGTTGTTCTACACGAAGATATATGGTCAACACCAAATGATTGCGTTGACGGAGGAATATTCAGAGCGAAGAACACATACACTAATTTGGAAACAAGTGGATTTAAGACAGAAATTGGATATAGTGGACACTTCTACGGGCTTAGAAAGTACACAAATCTTATACCACAGGCTCCATACTTTGTTAATGTAATTGGTAAGACAGGAAGTAAAAATACTATAGAATTACCAACAGAATATATCGAAAGCGAATATGGAACAGATGAAATAGTTGTTAACGATCTAGTAGTAAATAATGGTTATACAAATTATACTAATAGAAAACTTACTGCTGATTCACCAAATAGTAACCAAGGCTCTACTTTAAGGCAAATCAATGAAAAATTTGGTAAATCTGTTGCAGTCAAAAATAATCTAGCTTGTATAGGCGCTCCCGGTCATGATATTACATATACAGAATATGATTCTAGTGGCAACCTTGTAACTAGTACATTAGATGAAGCCGGTGCTGTTTATATCTTTAGAAGAGATAATAGACCAAGTGGATATAGTTGGCCCGATGGAACGCAAAAATCGCCTTGGTATCTGGAAGAAAGATTATATCTACCATCTGGTTTAAGAAAAGATTACTATGATAGAATTGAAACCAACAAGATTGATAATATCGAACTTCCAGCCACTGTGATTCAAAGAAAATGGAATGTTGGTCAAGAAGGCAGACAGTTCGGCCATAGTCTTGATATAGCTGCTTCAGATACTCATAAATCATTTGGAGAAAATAAACGAGAAGTTCTTGTAGTTGGTGGTCCTAGTGCCAAATGGCAAAGAGATTTTGAGGATTTATATACATCCGGCGTACAAATCGGAGTAATGATCTTTACTGACGAATTTACTCCAGTTATACCAGCCCCCGGTAAAAAACCACGACCAAATTACAGTTACGAAGACATACTAGACACCATATACAACAAAGACTTATTGTTTAGATATTTTGCTGAACCACCAATTCGTTTTGACGTTAAACTAATTATTTGTGAACCAACTAAGAATTCTACTAATGTCACCGTTAAAGAGTTTCCAGAACCAAAACCAAATTTTATCATCAAAAAACAAATTGAACGAGTAAAAGGAATCCCAACTCCAGAACAAAATGAAAGAATTTTAAGTGGTATCAAAGAAGCCTTTAATGAGGCTTTCCCATACGATGAGACAAAAATTCATAATAATATTCCACCAATATTAGGATTGTATGTTGATGATAGTGCTTCTATGCGTGGTGCGTTGGGTAAGGCTAAAAATATGTTTAGAGACTATTATCTAAACTATAGCTTTGCTAGTGGATTAAGAGATTTTTATGGAATTCAAAGCTCTGGAGCATTTGTAGAATATCAATCTGATTTTGGTGCGGCAGAAAATTGGGTATTCATGTCCCAAACTATTCTTGGGGAAGTTCTTGATACAGGAAGACTTGTATCCAACAATCAAGTCAAGTATCTTACATCTGGAGTTGGTCAGGAATTCTTTAATGAAAATCTATCACAGTTTAATTATCCTCCAGAAAGCGGCGGCAGAGTATATGTATTTGAAAAAGAAAGCGGCGCATGGAATCTTGTTCAAGAAATACGTTCTCCAAATATAACATATGGTATTCCAGACAGATTTGGACATGCAGTAGCAATTAGTGATGATACAGAAGTCATCGCCATTGGATCGCCATACATTTCAGAAGCTTGTAAGGTTTATGAGTACAAGCCAGAAGAAAAAGATAGACTCTATGCTGGTCTATTTTCTTGGCTTGGATACAAAAATGCCATTACTGGAGGTTTATTTGCTAGATATAGGAATATGATCACCGATTATGCAATATGGTCGAATACCTATGGAATAGAATACGCAAATCAAATCCTTTATTCCAAACTAGATTCAACTGAAAAATTTGAAGCTAGAAAATATCTTAATATTCAAGAGTATCAAAATATCTACACATATGGATATGGCAATATCAGTTATAATTTTGGTACTTGGAGTTTCATACCAGAACATTTTGCTCCTACATCAAGATTGGGTTATAGCGTTGCTGTAAATGAAGATGGCACAGTTGTTGCATTTGGTGCCCCAACTGATAGCTTTAATGAATGGGAAGATGGAAATGTTTGGTATAAAAATGAAGGATATAATGATCCAAATAATGATGAAAATCTAAATACTAATCTAATTAGTCCAAGCTGGATAAATAGTACAAATGCCGGTGCCGTCAGATTGTTTGAAGCTAGAAAATATTACCCACATAATAGTGTCGTAGAATTCGGAAAATTTGGAAATCTACAAGAAAGTATGGATTTTCCAGAAGATTCTGGTCATTTCAATTATCTTGCTTCAGCATTTAGCGACATGAACTTCAGAAAGACAGAATTTACAGAAGTTAATATTCCACAAGAGGCGGGTTTAGCATTCATTATTACTCCAGAAGTAGATGCTTTAAGCGATGAAGTCACAGACAACATTCTTAATTGGCTAGCATTAGGAGATAGAAATCTTGTGCTGGTTGGAAACGATCCAATATGGGAAAAGAATGGAATATATGAAACATCCAACAGCATTATAAATAAGATTTTGGATAGAGTCAAGTCTAGATTAAGACTATATCCTGCCAGAAATTCTTATGAGGCTTTATCTTCTGGATGCTCAATGGCTCTACCATCTTATATACCGCGTAACACAACCCCATCATATATTGAGCCGATCACCACAAAAGCTTATGGCGTTGCTGATATTCGCATGTACTTAAAAGACAGTCCAGAATTTGCCCAGTTTATGCCATGTACATCTAAAAATGATGCTTTACCATCAGAATTGATAGATTCTGGAGAGTCAGCATTTGAAGTTATTAATGAAAAATGCGAATTACCACTCAAGCATCTAGGCGATCTTAGAGCAGAGTGGACAGATAGATGCAAAAACTGTAAAGATCAATGGGTATATTATCCAGTAAATTGGGCTTACATGTTTAGAACATATTCTCCACCGTGCTGTGTTCCGCAAGTTGGACCGTTTGATTTCCCACAGCAAGAACCAGTTCCATTGATAGTGGCTGGCGATTATGTGACAAAAATAACAAATATACCAGCATCCCCAGCCGTGTCTGGAGTATATCCAGTATATAGGACTGTAGAAGAGTCTAGATTCCAAACTATTTTTGATGCTCCTATATCACCATCTAGCGTAGCATTTATTTGGAATTCTGGCGAGAATACATCATCCTATTTGAATCTTAATGAAGGTCAAATTAATTCTAATGGTTTATTTTACACTCCAGAAATTTTTGATGATAGACAATCATTGATAATGGCTAATGCGATTCCTCAATCCGAAATTCTAGAAGACAAACAAATTGCTTCTAATCGTGGATATTATTGCGTTGAAGAAACATTAGCTAACAAATCTTCTAAGTTGGTATTCATAGCGGGTGTTTTCACCGAATCAGAAAATAATCTATATTCTGGCTTTGGCGATCAAAATATTAATTTTTACGCCAATCTAGTTGGTAGAACGATAGACGGTGAATCTTTAATTGCACAATTAGGTGGTTGGACAAAGAGAACTAGTTTCATTGATGCATATCCAGATTCGTTTTTGTTTAACTTATTTCAAAACGTTGGCAACACAGTAGATGAGAATGTAATCACACTGTTAGATCAATACGATGTATGCTGGATAGCAAATCCCGCTGGTTTACCATCACAACAAGAACTTACCGATCTTCTATCTTGGTTAAACGGACCAAATAAAAAGCTTATCATTACATATGACAATAATATCTCACAGGTTCTGTTGGCTAAACAGTTATCTGATATGATTGGTAGCAGAATTAAACCATTATATCTACCAGTACTTGATCAATATGCGGTCGTTGATGGCGCTGAATCTCTAGAGTTTAATTCTATTCACCCAGTATCTACAGGATGGAATGTAAATACATCTATAGAATATTTTGAAGTTGTATCACAAAGTAGATTCACGCCAATAGCACTAGTGGAAAATACTGTTCCAGTATGTTATGACTATAGACCAATCTACGATAAGAAATTTATTACAAATGGTTATTGGAAGTCATTATCTGGCGTAACTAAGGTTTCTTTTCCTGCACTTCCCGGTTCTGGTTATAAGATTTTCATTACCACAATATCAGAAACACCGGCTGAAACAGAAGACCTATTTATCGCCACTCAAAATGTTAACATGAGAATTACTACTAATCCATCAGATTCAGATACAGAAGGATTATTTGGTTATGATTTGGGTGCTGGATATTCAGTTGATAAACTAGGAAACTTACGAAGAGCCACCTATAGCATAGAAAATAAACCAGTAACATATTCATTTGATGCACAGGTTATACGAGAAGCATCAACAATCAATTTCTATATAGCGAATAACAATGAAAGGTTATCCGTTAAAACAAATTCCTATATACCAAAGACAACGCGATTATTGGGTATTTCTGGAGTATTAGTACCAATAGAAACAGTAAGAATACCAGAATTTTATCAAGTGTTTGATAGAAATGAATATTATCGTATTTCTGATCCTCAACCAGCACAAACCTTAACAGAGGTTATTGTATCGCCTATATTAAATGACAATACCGTTTACTGCGCTGATGGATGTGAAGATACACTCGGTCACAAGCAAATCGCAGACGGTCCTGTAATAGTAGCACAAGAAATCGAACATTTTTCACAATTCATGACAGGAGTAGCAAGATCAAGAATTACCTTAATTTCTGATTCTAGCCTTGTTCAAGGTCAATGCATGGGAGATGATAACTTCCGCATGAGTTCTGAAACTGTGAGATTCTTAAGAAGCCTCTATCCTTATACTAACTGGCCGGATACAAATTCTGGAAGACAGTATACTATTATGACTAAGATTATGCCCCCAGAAAGAGGAAGTCCACAAAAGTATAGAAGTATTGTGAATAATAGCGGCTTGGCTCACTTGTTTGGTGATTTTGCTGGATCGCCCGTTGGATTATCATCATTTTCTAATAAAGAATCTAGATATGATCCCAAGTTTGTTAAACGCCCCAAGAAGAATCCTTGGCCCGATGGTGCAACTTCGGAAGAAATTGAAAACATCAAACAGGGTATTATAAGCGGCTTTAAGGGCATACAAACATCTCACGGTGCAACCGCTATGTTCAGTGGCGTTATCGACGGTAAGCTTTATAGAGATGCTGGCATTGGTGGCGGTATGCCAGATTTAATGAAAGAAAAAGGTTATGATTACCTTGACTTTGACATCACACAATCTGGATTCCCCGGCGATCTATTCGGTTATTCTGTAGCACTATACAAAAATAAACTTGTTGTCGGTTCACCATTCAGTGCTTATTCTAGAGAAGAAATATCTTCTTGGGATTATATATTAGATGGAGGATCAACATCCGGTATAGAACTATCATATAATGGTGGTGCTGGAGCGGCATATTTATTTGAAAGAAACAATAAGGGCAGTGGATTACATGGTACATTTACCCCTTGGTCATTTACTCAAAAGTTAAGACCAGATAGTATCAATGTTGGATCAAATTCTGGCATTGAAATTATGGGAGATAAATTTGGTAGCGATATAGATATAGACGGAGATATTATTGCTATCGGCGCTCCGGGTCATGATTATGGCAACTATGTCATTAATGGCTCTGGAGATTTTATTAGAAGATGTTTCAATCCAGAGTTCCGTATTCCATCTAGGGCCGTTATTGATCTTGGCAATTCTGGAATAAGAAATACCTACGATCCATCAATTGTAAATGCTAATACTATTATAAATATGGGTGCTATTTTTACATTTGAAAACAAGATAGTAGATTGGCCCACCAAGAAGCAAGAATGGGTTTATGTAGAAAAACTAGTAGAAAACGCACCATTTTACCATGAGTATACATTATATGGCACAGACGTTTCTGACAGATTTGGAGAATCAGTCGCTTTAGATAGATCAAAACGAACAGATGCTGATTACACAATTATTGGTGGATCGCATAGCGAAACATCAAATAGAGAACAATATGCTTATGATGAACTTGGATTACCTCTAAGTTACGATCAATTTGTTACCGGCGCTGGTGCCGCATTTATCACTGATATTATGTTAAGAGGTCAAGCTCCAGCCATACAAAGTCCAGATTCATTTATTGACGCCAAATTCTTTGGAGAAACAAATGCATCTGGCGATCCAGCAATCTTCTTGTCTTTCAAGAATAATTTGGACGCCAATAAGGAATATAAAGCAACTGGTATCATATATAGTAATTATCAAGGTGAAATATTCGTAGAAGCATCTGGACAAGACCCAGTATTAAAGGGCTTTATCGAACATCGACCATATATTAAATCTGTAGAAGGCACCTATTTCTTCGGAATTCCAAATAGCGGTAATTTACCCCTATTTACCGATGGGGCACAAAATGCATCTGGGAATATCAATCTATTTACTAGTGTAGACAGCATAATTAATGTGTATAATGATTTAGGACTGTACACTAGCTCCGTCGATGGAATAATTTCCAACGAGCCATCTGGAATGTTATTATACGTACATACTCCAGACCCAATAATTGTATCCGAGTCTGGATTAATGTTATTCATGGCTAGTGGGGTAGGAAGTTATTCTGATAATCTCAATCTAAGAATCAGAGGAAAATAATATGATTATTGTTTATCAAGGCGGTACAGCCGCTCAAATCATACGTCCATGCCCTCTTATTTCATTGGCATGGACCTCTTCACAAAATAAAGGTGGCACTGGTGGTGGCTCTTATTCTATTACTCTGACAGGCACTATTTTAGATGATGAAGGTTCCCCCTTTAAGAGCGGTGCTTTTGCAACAGCTTATGATCCTAGACCACCTAGCGAAGTCGTTCCCGTAGAAGAAAAATTGGGGAGTATTCTTAAAAAGCAGGCGGCGTTAAGAAATCTATTTGCTGATAAGTGTAATAAAATTGAAGTACTATCGATAGATGGTAATGAGCCAGTATTTACATTTTATCCAAAGCTTGTATCAATGAATTTTGATCAAGGTGTTTGGGTAAACACTTGTAATTATACTATAGAACTTGAAGCTGGATTCTTATTAGATAATAATGACAGTATTATTGGTGCCGGTAGTTACGGTGGACCTTCCGGCATGTCATTATCCGATTATAAAACTCAGTTTGGTGGATTTGTTGAAGACTTTTCAGAAAGCTGGTCAATAGAACCAGAAGAAGGAAATGGAAATACTTATGATCCATCATCTTCCCCTCATTATACAATGAGAAATTATCGTGTTACACGAACTTTGAGTGCTACTGGAAAACGCGGCGGCGATGGGTGTGATGAATCTAATCATCCCGTTTCGCAAGCCAAGCAATTCGTAATGAAATTTCTTGCTAGCTCTAGTGGTAATTTAGGTCATGCTAATTATCCTAGCAATAGTGTTGGTGGACATATAGCAAGTGGTACTATCAACTTAGCCAATAATATATTTGGTGGGTATAATCATCTTCGTACAGAAACTATTGATAAAACGGCTGGATCATACACGCTAAATGACACTTGGTTACTTTCTAGTGGAACAGCATATGAAAACTATAGCCTATCATTGTCTAGCTCTATTACTGATACTGTTTCAACCGTATCTGTAAATGGGACCATTAAAGGATTAACTTCTGCACCAGCTAGCGGTTCTATTTTTGGAGGTAATGATACTACACCAAGAAATACTCCATATCAAAACGCTTCACTAAAGTATTATCAAATAACAAATAATGGAGCGTTTGGTCCTAATTGTCATATTTTTAGAAGAGCCAGTAATTTAACAAATTTATCACTTAATCATCAACCATTGTCTGTTAGCATAGGAACTAATGAATTTACCGGGGAGATAACATATAATATAGAGTATAATGATAGACCATCCAACTTGGTTAGTGGTGTTTTATCGGAAAGTGTTTCAGTAAATGATACTTACCCCGGAGATGTTTTTGCTGTTATTCCAGTGATAGGAAGAGCCACCGGTCCAGTTTTACAATATATCGGCGGTAGAACAGAATATCAAAGAAGTGTTAATATAGATTTAGTTATGGATAGAAAATATTATCAGTCTATAACTAATATACCAAACCCAAATGTCAATCAAATTCGTAATTTTGGTATTTTATCAAAGCCAAGTTTAGTAGAACCATTTAGGAGTCAAATCAATTCTATTATTTCTGCTTACAGCCCAGCACAAGAGATCGGGGTGAGAAAATATTTTCTTAGTCCACCAAGCGAAACTTGGGATGCAAAAAGTGGCAGCTATAGTCTGAGTTTAAACTGGACATACGAGTTAAATACCTAATATGTCATACGGAAATTTGATAGAAATACCTCCCGGTACAATTATACCTCCGGGTCAATCTATAACCACAACCCAAGCCCCAGAATTTCCTGTTAATTCCAATGCTATTCCTATTGTTAAACCAGTTGGTTTAGCTTGGCCCCAAAACCAAGCACTATCTAATGGTTTGTATTCAAGATCAGTAACGGGCGCTGCTGGTATCAATGATTTTACAATAGTCAACCCATATATTCATTATGATAATACTCAAGGCGTTATACAATTTAATCCAATGTCATTACTTGAATTAGCAACACAAAGATTTAATATTTATAGTTCGCAGTATAGAAACCCACAAACATGACATACGAAGACATTATTAGAAACCCCGGTGTTACAGTTTCAACAACTGTTACAACTACTTCTTTACCAGTATACCCTATGGGTATTCAACCGGCTTCTGGTTATTATGGCAATGATTGGCCTGCTAGCAGCGGAGCTATTCCGCAATCTTTTTCCGCTGGAGGCTGGACCGTTGATGCTAGGGGTTTTGCACAACAAACTTTTCTTGGAGCTTCTGTGCGAAACTTTACTATGAATGGAGGTTTCGGTGACTCTAGTTCTTCTTTGAGCGTAGAATTAATAAATGATGAATTCAATGTTTCTGATCGCACACCGATTGGTCAAGGTGACGATGTTTATCACAACGGTCAATATGACAAATTTTCTCCACCAATAGCAGGCTCACCTGTCTTTTTTAAATTTGGTCAAAATTTTGCAACTGTATCGGAAGCATATAAGCAAACATTTGATGATTTATATGGTTTGAACACCAGAGGTGCTACAATACCGTCAATGGGCGGTGGAGCATATGATAAAAATAATTTTAGAACGTTAAGCAATAATCAGTATGTTGATCTAAAAAATAATACTATATATGACTATACTGCACAGTTAAGTGGTCCAGATAGAGGTAGAGATCACTTGGTCTTTGGTGGCATACTACAAACATATACTCAGAATAGAGGACCGGGAGGAAATCCACTCTATAGTGTTCAAGTTATTGATCCAAGAGAAATTTTATCTAATGTTACGGTCATTTTGAATAATTATTCTGGATCAATATACAATCAAAACAATCTTATCAATGTATATGGATTTTTAGAGTTCAATCCATCTCAAGAAACAGAAGATGAAATTAAAGGACAATTTCCAAAGAAATCAATTTTGCGTAAAGTAGTTGCAGACAATGGCACCTTTATATTTGAAGGAGATGACACATGGAGAACAGAGAGTGATAGCTCCACATCTACAGTTTCTGCAACATCTTTCGGTCCAAATTTTCCAATAACTGGCACAGGATTCTCTAGAAGAGGGCCGCAAGGTATTCCATTTTATAGAGTTAAGCAGGCCATAAATGCTATTATGGGATATCAAGGTACAATGCCACAAGAATATATTGATAAAGCCTTTGGTGGGGTTATTAATTTCAGAGGATTCAATTATGTAGTTGATTTTGGAACTTTGCCATCGTTGCCAAGTATGTATTATTTGGATTTTGATCAAATAAATCTTTTAGAGTTAGCGATGGAAATCTGTGACGTAACTAGCAAAGAACTATTCGTTACGTTATTACCTGTTATAGATCACCCAGCTTGCGGCTTTTTAACGGCTTGGAATAGAGCCAATGGGACCGATCCCAAAAAGCTTATTGCTGGAATTATCAGAATTGATACCATAGATAGGTCAATTCAGCCTTCTTATGGGGCTATCAAATTATATATCGATTCTCTTGCCACAAGTGGAATTTATGTAGAGAATCAAGATGTTGGATATGAATTATCAAATATCACAACAGATAAATTTGTCGTTGGTGCCCAAGAAGTAGAAATGTATTATTTTTCTACTAATGCCGATAGAGATGAACTTGATGCTTTAGGAAGACAAAACGGTCAACCCGAAAATACTCCTGCCGGTGGTCAATGGAGATTGGAATCTTCATTAGAACAACAAGTATTACCTTACTATGGTATGCTTGGAAAACACGCCGTCACTATTCCTAAAGGTTTTGGTGCGTATCAACAAATTCTACTGGATACTACGGGCTTAAACGCAATCGGCGTTGGTGCATATTACGTAGCCACAGAAATGGAATTGCGATGCGCTGCCGTATCTTACGATAGATGGAAAGAATTTCTTAAAATATATAACGATACTTATATTGAATCTCTTGAAATAGATGATTCAGAACAAACCGCTGGTGTTATTCAAGCTGAAGCTCCAGCCGGTGCGCCCCCAGTATCAGATATATCCAATTCATATGCCGTAACTGTGCCAAGGTCACTATTCGACACATATGCTTTAAGAGATTATGGTGATGATGATTTGCCATTTAGTCCGTGTAACCCTCCATATGGATACCCGCTATATTATAAGAGAATGACGAAACTTGGTATTCCAGAGGGTGGTTTAACTGATATTCAGACAAGATATACTACAGTATTAACTAATTTTGCAGAATTAAAATCTACAGACCAAAAGAACTTTAAGGCTGTACTAGAAACACAATTCAAGAGATTAAAAGAAATCAAAGAGTCAACAGGGTTAAGTCCTTTTGAAGAAGAATACTTTAACGCTTTACAGGCTTTAATGAGTAATCCGACTCCACAAAAGATTACTGATACTGTAGCATTGGTTGAAAGAAGCTTGACCAATAACAAAGATGTATTTGCTATTTTCCCAAAAATTGCAAAGAAAAGTACAGAAAATGCAATGAGGGTATATAATTTCTTAAAAAATGTTGCAGATGAATGTCTTGGTAAAAAATTCTTAGTTAAGATACCCAAAAAGGTTAATCTAAATTATGACAAGGAAATTACATTAGAAAACTCTGTTGAGTATAGTAGTGGACCCTTCGGATTTCAACCTAGGGCTATTAATAATATCCCCGGTTATGAATTTTCAGAAGCATTTAGACAGCAAGTGCGAGAAGATGCTGATGCTGATTCTGATACAAATATGATAAAAGCATTCCTTAATTCTGGAATAGTGGATGCACAATCGAAATATGCTGGTAGTTTAGAAATCAATTATAATCCAATATCGGAACAATATGAATCTAATTACACGCCATTAGATTTAGGTGGATTCTTTGAATTTGATTTGTTTCAAAATGTATTACCTCAACAAAATCTTAATAACGTCATCGATAAAAATTTTAATAATGCGCCACTTGGTGTCAGACAGTGCCTTATTCCGCAAGACCTAACCAATTTCATTAATGAGCAAGGAAGAATATCTCCATATGTTCGTTTTGATCATAGTCAATTTTTGTCTTTAGATGGAATTTCAGCCAATGACTTAACGCAACAGGTAAAAATTGGTAATGCTATGATTCCAGATTTATGTGAAGGTTTGGATAATGTTAACGGTGATGAGTGGCACAGTTTTCCAAATCTTGAAGAAGACGCAGACGATCCAGATAAGGAAGATATACCAGAGCAAATAGCTTTTATAAAGTGTACAGTATCAGAACAATTATTCATGCCACCCAAAGTAGAAATAAGACCAATAACAGTTCACGGTGGAGCATACAAAGATATAGGTAGAAAAACATTACCACAAAAAATCTACTTGCCAGATGAAGATAGATATGTAGACAGTTTTACATATTATAGACCTCATTATGTTCCTCTTGCTAAAGGTGGAGAAGATGTAGAGCTTTGGGATTTTAAAAGAACAGAAAATGAAGTATTAAATAGTTATATTATTGATACTGAACTGGATCAATTAGACACAGAGAATGTATATGTTCTGATCACACTACCATCTAAAGTTATACCAACAAAAGATGCTAGATTTAGAGATGGTCCATTTCAACAAATGAATGCTGAAAGATTTAAACATTTCATGACTATGGATACTGTCGATGTTCCAGAATTTGCCGCACCAATCATCCCGCCGAAGCCTTTTCCAGCTAACAATGGAGACTATAGAGATAAATTATCTGATGATCAAAAATTACAAGCGTGGATGGCAGCTAAAAAAGCTATAGATTCTTTAAATTTCGCTTTTCCAAATAGAATCAATGTGACTAGCCCTTCTCCGGTATATCCAAATCTAGTAGTTTTACCATTAATGTCTAGGGATAGATGTTATGGGCCTTGGGTATCTTCACAGTTAGATGGTCAAGCAAATGTATACAAAAATATTGGCGGCAGAGTAGAATTCATCAAAGATGAGAATTTATCTCCTTGGAATTATGCTGGGTATCAATTAATGAATGAAGCTGGAAGATTACAAGCTCAATTCTCTAATAGCCTGCTTTTATTTTCAGAAAGAGGTGGATTTGTTGTGCCGGGACTGCCTCCGGGTAATTCTTTAGGTAAGGCATTGTTGAATGGTGGTCCATTGGTAACAAATGTTGATGTTAGTATTTCAGAGGGTGGAGTACAAACAACCATAAAGATGGATTTATATACTTCTAGTTTTGGAAAACTACAAAAGCAAAAGCAAGATCAAATTTCTAAAATTAGCAGAGAAAGACAAAGATTACGAGATGAGCGAAATGCTTTAATAAGAAAAGGTCTTGGCAAAGCAGCAACTTCATTCGTGAATTATGGTCAAATATACGATACTTTACGTAGCGTAAATCCAGAAAATGTACAGCAGTTTGCTAATCCGATGGGTAATGTTGTAGCATCTGTTAAGAAATTTACCGAAAAGAGAATTAGCACTCAAATGGGTGGAGCCAGTGCTTCTCCAGATAAATTGTTTGGAGATGGAGAACCCAGCTGGACACCACACGACGCCACAGACTACATGGTTCAAGGATCGGTGCAGGATAATGCTCAAATCGGTAGAGTAGCTCAAAACTTCCTAACAGAAGACAGTTTGGCTAGAGAATACTATAATACAGCATCCTCTGCTATTTGTGGTGGCAATAAAAATGATTTATATATCCCAGCTTCAAATGATGTATATCACCCTAATATGGCCGCTAAACCCCTACCCTTTATAAAATCAAAATCAAAATACTACGTTGCTCCAGAAAATGCAGAAACTTTTGATGATTCTGATGTAACAAGATACGGAGATTAATATGTTTGATTCTAATTTACATTCAGCATCCACCGAATACCATTCTTTTACAACTAGTGATTTTGCATTAGAATCATTGGGGATAGCGTCGTATTCGGTAGCTAGTTTAAAAAGATATTTAGTTGATAAACCCAATGATGATGTAAAAGATTTATTCGGTGAGACTGAAACAACCTATGATACTTTAGTTGGTAAATCTTCTATTGATTCTTTATCCATTATTTTATGGAATGAAGATACCAAAGAATATGAATTAAAAACTGGCGCAGATATTTTCAAAACCAAATCTGGAACATCGGTCGCCTCCGATTTACCAGAATTATTAGCTAAACATAATACTAATGAGTGGGGTATAGCCATAGATGAAGATGTTAAGCAAGTAGTTGAAAATATACAAGGAAGTTATTCTGGATGTATTACTTTTCATCCATCATTTTCAGTAAAATTTGGTTCTACTAATCAAACTAGAACACCCTTGGTAAAAGTATATCTTAAACCAAAGTCACAGAGTGATACAACAAGATCATTAGCGCAAAATGGAGCGCCATTGATTTCGTCAGTACCAAAACGACCAACGGGCGCAAAATACGGATGGCAAGGTACGCAGGAGCAACCAGTTGGAGTATATCAAAACCCATCAGAAGGTGGAAACGTAAATCCGGCTAATTCTGTGGCCGCTAATCTCAGATTAACATACAATTCAGCTATTGGCGAATGGGAATCTGGCACACAGCAAATGCTTGCTCGTTTATTAACAGATGTTGACCCAGCAAAAATTAAGGATATACCTTTCGATAGCATTGATGATATTGCTCCAGATGAATTTTATGATACTAATTCGACTTACTATATGGGTCAATTTACGATAGGGAAAGCATTGCCAATTAGCGTTGAGGGTGGAAATCCCAATATGTGTGGTCCAAATATGACCGCTGCTGCCAATGATGCAAATAAAAAAGAAAAAATACAAATTGTTAATAGATCACCAAGAGGATTCAAAAAAGGCGATGTAGTGATGTGTAGCCATATCGATGGAGAATGGATTATACAGGGCTTTGATGCTGGAACTACAAGTATAGCCCCTGTTAGTCTAAAGCTTGGAAAATGGTCATTTGCTAAATTTTTAGCCGATGCCGATTCATTTTTCAAAGATGAACGATATCGTTCTAGCAATGGTAAGCAATATTTTCAAAATATAAATGGTATTCAATATGAGTCCTATATGAGATTACGATACTACGCATCCATGTTTCAAGGTGGCGGTGACTCTGCCGCTCCAGCAATATCTAATAAATCTATTTCAGCCCTGTCTGAAATGAATGATTTGAATCTGATTACTAAATTAAATTTGTATGTTCCGTCCGCAAAACCGGATCAACCATCTTATGTTTTTGATGAAACAGATGAAACCGTTGCGCTTTTATTGTCTTTGCCTTCTAAAAACGATTATGATTTTCAGCCAACAAGAAGATATGTACAAGTTACAGCGTTTGATCAAGTCGGTTCTCATATGGGTGGCACTAACCAATACAATATTATTGGTAGAACAAATGTAATTTATTCTCCAGATGGAGGCACTAATGCAGACGCTTGGTATCAAACAAATTTTCCAAATTTTTGGGGACCAATTTTTACAGAGGGGTATTCTGTTCAGCAGGCATCATTATTGAAAAAACAAAGAAATATGATGCCAATGAATGGTTCAGCAAGATTGGGAATTCAATTCGGTGATCCATTTTTTGTGGTTCCATCAGATGGCTCAGAAATATTATCTGCTACCCCAGATAAAAATAAAACAATTGATACCAGTAATTTTATGTTTTCTAATACAAAGGATGCTGGATTATATCAACTTCCAGCAGAAATTGGAGTCAATGGATCATTGTCTGGTACTTATAGTACACCAATAGAATCATTAGATGAATTAGTAAAATTAGAATCGCCAACCACCAACTTATTGGATACGTATTTTGGCTTTTTTAATTCTAGAAAACGATATACTTGGCTTGCTAGTGTAGCAGATAGCGGGAATATTTATGGTTTAGCCCCGGCGCAAGCATCCAAAATTCAATTTTCTCCACTTCAATTGCAATACGCTGTTCATGCTTATAAGGCATTTGCCCCAAGCGATCAACCAAAATATAATAGATTACGTACAAATTTTTTCAATACACTTACCACTGGAGATACCGGTAGTCATATGTGGGGTGGATTGATTCCCGGCAATACAGATCAAGGTAGCGTAGCAACTAGAGGATTAGCACCATTTCCATTGATTGGACCAGATACTGTTTCAAATGGAGAAGGCCCACTCGGTGGTCCAGATTTATTACCAGATTCTGATGCTAGTAGCGGCGATGAAAAATCCAATTTTGTTGGTATTATTGTAGCCAAAAATAAATTTGGAGGTGGAGGAGCTATTAACTTTACAACAACGCAATACTTTGGATTACCAAAAGTTCAAAAAGTTGCCGGTGGTCAAACTGGAGGAATCACAATATTGCCAATCGGAGGAGGTATTGGTTGGGTTGGTCCATCCAATCCTTCATTTACGTATGGATATCCTCAGTGGGGATCAGCAGAAGACAGTCCAAATAGTTTTGGAACAACAGCTTTACACGTTCGTATATTTGATCAGTGGCCCGACGAGCAAACAATATATGATCCAAGATATTTTGCCGTGTTGCATTTTAATCCATTGCCACTAGGAATGAATGTAAAATCTAAAAGAGTAGATGCCGATGCTAGACCAGATTTGACAGATTGGAATCCATCTAAAGCATTGCCAAAATATCCTAGAGATGTAGACCAAATAGAAACCGCCGTAGATTTTAGAATACCAACATATGCCGACCCAATTGGAGATGATGAAATAGATAATTTCCCAGTTCCTATAAACTCAAAAATAAATCGCAACGGAGCCAACAATAAAGCTTTAAGACCCAGTTCGGAATGGAGAATTAATCCTATTCGTAGGGGCCAATTGTTAACTGGTGGTGGCTTTAGATATTACAAAAGGGTTATTGGATTATCAGATAATTATATGATAATAGATGGTGGCGAAGGTTTTTCTGTCGATCAAGAAATTTCTTTGACTAAAGGTGCAAAACTAAAAGTTACCGCTATTGGAGAAAAGGGAAATATATCGCGTTTTATTATTGAGAAAAAGAATCGCGGAGAAGGATTTACCCCAAGTGATTTTTCTGGATCATATAAACCCAAGGATTCAAGTACAACATATTATGGTCTGAGGCTCAATATAAATGGCGGCTCAAAATCAGCATCTATTTTATTTCACGATGGAATTGTATATGACAAATTAGCCTATGATGCGTGTCCTTTGGAAAGTACAAGTGGACCTGTTAGATTGAGTTTACCAAGTTACCGTGGAGAAAAAGCTTCAGAAGGCACCAATGTTTCTAGCGTTGGATTATCACCAAACAAAGATGGAAAATACGACGCCTTTTATTTCTTCCATAATGATATATTACATACGCTTTTAGAGCCAGAAGCATTTGTTCCGGGCTTTCATCAGTACATCAATTTAGAAATCGGATCAAGTTAAATTTCGTGTATAATACATATAGAACCGTCTAAAATAGGGAGAATTCTATGGCTGAAATCAAATTTTATGCGAATATCAAAGACCAAAGCGGCGATGGTGAATTAATCAATCATTCCGCCGGTTCTGGTATTGGCTTTTATGGTAATGGCTTTGGTATCTCGGTTCCCGTTGGTGCTAAACAGACCACGACTTTCGTAACCAATGCTATAGGTACTAATCAAGGCGCACAGTTAAATAATACCGCATTTGTTACTAGTGGTAATTTAACCACAAAAGGAACAGTGAGTATTAATGGTTTAAGTGCTGTTGATCTAGACAAGCTACCCAACTATCTCTGCCCATTAAACGTCAGATTTACTCACACAGAGCCTGTGCGTGTTCAGAATTGCCGTCTTCGCATTTTTGATCGCAACAATATCAATAATCATGCTAGCGGCGTTGTAACTTACGTCTATGAGGCTAGACATCCCGCAACTGTACAATCTGTAGTAAATTTAAGTCATCGCGGAAGAAGCGAAACTAGCTGGTACGAATTTGATCCAGTTGACGCCATGACAGACATGCCTTTTACAGCATCACCCGGAGCAAGCGGTAAGAATACCAATACCCAAGATGCTAGCACAAGCCTTGGCTATACTTCACAAGAAGGTGTTACCCATCAATCTGTCAGACACGATTGGTATTTAGCACTAAGTTCAGAACCAGTAACCGTAGGTAGTAAGACTCAATACGGTTTATATTTTACTCTTGAATATCTCTGAAAATAAGTAAGAATGAATAAGGGGGTAGTTTCTTAGGCTACCCCCCAATTCTTCCCTCATCAATACTTATAGATAGGCAAGCAACGCTTGTTATATCCCCAGTGATGGTATTGATTCACTGGCACTGTCACAGCTTGGTAGGGATATCCCCATACCACTCGTTGCTCAACAACCGTTTGTGGTTGAATTACAACTGGAACCATAACCGTATAGGCCGGTGCTTGATACACCATAACCTGTAAATACGGCACTGGCTGTGGAGGGGCAGTTACAACATTCGTAACATACGTAACCTCACAAGCTTTTGCATCCAAGGACGCAAACGCAACAAGCAAACATAAGATACTTGCAATTAATCTCATAAGCTCTCCTTTTTATTCCGATTGCTCCGTCTTGGGATTCCATTTCACCCAACCATTATCGGGCAACCACTTGCCATCATTATCCTTTCGTTTTGGAAATAGACCGCCACCCTTCTTATGAACTCCAAAGGCGAGTCTAGCACCACACTTTGAGCAACGTAACTCATAGTACTGGTTATCATCGACAGTTCGGACAACGAACTTTACATCTTCGTTGCCGCACTTGCCACAGACGGTTTCTTCAAAAACCTCTTGGAATTTATTTAGTTCGCCAAATAAATCCTTCTGAGATTCCCCTTCTAACTCTGCTGTAATTCTGCCATTTTTTGTAGTGTATGTTAGTTTCATTAGTTACGCCACTCCTGTTGATAGCCTGTTATATCTTTTGGTATTAAGTTCTTATCCCGCTGGTAATCATTGAGAACATCAATAATATCACTAGCGACTTTCTTAGAAACCTTCTTTCCGCTATCCACATTAAACTGTTTGAATAGCTTCTGTCCATCAATATTAAGTTGCTTACACTTAACATCGATAAAATTGTACTGAGCATCGCTCATGCGGCTCTGATCGTCATATTCGCCCTCGCTGCTAGCCTTTGTAGAAGAAATAGCACGAACGATCTTTGCGGTATCTTTCTTTGTAAGTTCTTCCGCAGCGACACCCTTAATCTTTAGAGCCTTTCTTAACGCTCTGGCTTCTGCTCTAGTACTAGCAATAGCAACAGCAAAAGCACAGAACATATCATCGGTATTGCCTTCCCAAGAGTCTGCTACTTCGGAATAGGTGATTCCATTAGCAAACTTGACCGAAAAGACTACTGTGGCTCTACCATGATGATCTTCTCTTTGAACCGGAAATACTTGCGTTGGACCACTAAAAACAATGGTTCCAAGCACCAGTTCTGCTACCCGTCTTAGTCCAGCGACTAGAGGATGACCATCCACCAGTTCTGACTCATGGAACAGGCTCATAGCATATTCATGCCACTCTGCTGATAACATAGATGGCATATTTGAATCAATAACGTGCTTCACCGATGTGTCCGTATTTCCCGGTGTAGACAACTCAACTTCTGCAAATAGATTTTCTGATATTTCTGTTGCTGTACTCATATTTCTATCTCAATGTACCTTTCTGATTCTTTGGGGAACTTTTTCTTTATTGTATCCAAGCAATTCAAAATGTCAAGCCTCAACTTTTCCTTGTCTGCTAAACAGACAGAATCCGACAGATTTTTAATCCTAACAATAACCATTCCTTTGCTTAGAATCAAGCCTGTCTTGTGGAAGTCTGCTTTGATTTGTTTTTGTAGTTTTTCTTCTCCCCATATTGGAAGAAAATGGGAAGGGCCGTCTACCTCTATTATAGTCTTGACGGAGGGTACGTACATGTCGATTTCCAAATTTTCGTTTTGGATAAGCTGTTTTTTATGATATTCTACTTTATACCCATGCTTCACAATTTCTTCATAAATAAATTTCTCTAATTTTGATCCTTCTTTGCCCGCCAATTGAATACTTTTAATCGCAGACTCTAACATGCGTTCCTTTTCAGTTTCTGGAATCTTTTCCCAGCGTTCCTTAGCCTGTTTGATCTTTGCGTTATAATCGCTTTCGCTCATTTCATCCCAATACTTTTTTAGACCAGAGCTAATCTTGATTTTTTCTTCATAAGTTCGCTGCTTGCCACTGGTAGGATGTATGGATGTTCCTTTTTCGATAGCGTTTTTTTGTGCTTCGCTCTTTGTTTTTAGTTCTACACCGCTCTTTATTAACACTCGCCTAATTTTATTAGGATAAGTTTTCATTGCTTCTGCTATCTCATATGTACTCTTATTTTGATTGGTATACATATGTACTATTTTTGACTCATCCATTTTGTTGACCTTTCAATAAATCTACTATATTTTCGAAGTTTTTACTTAATCCTACTGGATGCTTTCCTGTTATGCGTTTGATGTAAGAAGAATCTTCTTCATTCCTACAAAGTATTTTTATGCCACGCGATGTAGCAAATAAAATATCTAGTGTCTTTGGTTTATCTTCCCACCCATAATAATAGTATATATTGATTTTATTGACAATATTCAATGCATTGACTAAACTATTCAGATTTGTTACAATAAGCGATCCATTAAAATTCCATAAATCTGTACTATTAAATGATCCAAAATTAAGCTTGACGGGATTGTGACAAACTCCATCATAGAATAAACTAGCGTCAATGATACGCTTATCACTGATGGCTTGATTTAATTCTTGTGCGATACCAGCGATTTGATTTGTATCACTGAAATCAGAAACATAAACGCCTACGTTCATTGATCCCAAGCTCCTATCATGTTAGAAAAATAGTTATTACCCATATAGTAATCCCGCTCAAATTCCGATGACTGTAAAAATGGATTTAGAGTAGAACCAATATCAAGATAGGTATTGTTATTATTGACCTCTGTTAATTTGTGGCATAATATATTACCAAATGGACCGCAACAAAACAAGAAGATCATGTCTTCCCATGCTTTTTCTTTTACTAGCCAAGTTAGTTCTTGAACCAAGTCCCAATTTTCCTTCCATGCGTTATTTTTTACAGGAACTACGATTGTGGGTTTAAATGGCAAATTTTCCACTTTGGCTTTTTCATTGCAAACCATTAAGACGGGTTTCGTGCCGTATAATGGCACTATATTATCTAGATAATACCTATAATTTGAATTTACCCAAATATCTGCCCAAGTTAAATGATCTTCATCTTGACCACTTAACTTTGTCATTTCTTGATGGGTTTGTAGGCCAAAAACATTTACACAAGTTATACCAACAAAATATCTAGGATTTTTATACTGAAAAGCCTTGATTAATTCTTGTCTTTTAAATTGATCTTCCTCATCGCTTGGATCGAACCAGAACTCTTTATTATTTAATGATTGATTGTTTATCACGGCCCATTCGCCATCGCAAAACTTAGAAAAGCTAATATTTTCTCCATTCTTTATGGCCCGTTCCAAAACCTTAATATCTTCCGTGAAGCTTTTATTTGGCCGAATTGTGAATTTCATTCTTTTCCTCTTCTTGTTCTTCTGCAATAATAGGATAACCCATCTGCCTAATAAAGTTCCAATATTTGTTCATACCTTGATTAGCTTCTGCACTCCAAGATACTGCGGCACTATCTGTTCCGTATGACATAGCTGTTTTTGGCATTGAACCCCACATATCTAAATCATTTGCTGGATGAGGAGGCACATATGTATTAAGATCAAAATGTTTTTTAACGGCATATGATAGATGCATATCTTCACCATATCTCATTGGGAAAATATCTGGCATTTCTGCGAAAAATGCTCTGATCCAAGTTTTTTCAAAAAACCAAGAGTGGCACCCCATGTCCACACGCACGGCTTTTTCATTAGGATTGCACCATCCGACAGCGGTATAGCTTGCTGGAGCCGGATATGAAAGATCATGACCAAGATTAGCTACCACCCCTCTAGTGCTTAAAACGCCACGATGGGTTTGTATAGTATTTAAACAATTTTCTAACCATTTTTTGCCCGGTATTGTATCGTCATCAATGACGCAAACATATTTGGTTCTAGCATTTAAAGCCGCTGTGAATCTACCCCAAACCCCAAAATTGGTATTCGATATAATAGAATTACAATCATTTATAATACTTTGATCAAATTCTAGACTTGTTGAATCAACAAGATTGATCCATAACATAATATCAAAATCTTGAACTGTTTGCTGTTTTAATGCAGCATATTGTTCCTTTAGTGTATGAGGTCTTTTAAAGCCATTCAATACTACTGTGATACTCATTTTACTTCTCCAATTAGTTGATCTATCTTGCTTAAATATTCACTAGAAGGTAATTGCGACAAGATAGATTTAACTCTATGAAAGCAAGTGTGTCTATCTAGCAATTGTTTTCTAAGCTCTACACTATCTACATTATTTGGGTCACAAATATCCATATCGGTACGGAATATTTTCTTGATTTTTTCTGAAACTACTTTTCTTGTATCTTCGTCATCTATATCATATGAAACATGTTTACCATAATATATTGCATCATATAGGCATTGCGGTATTATTGCTCCGAAGCTTCTGAAAACTAATCTGTCATAATTATGGTAGATATTTGATAGCTGATTCACAGGAAGTAGTATATCAACATCATTTTCTAAGCTTTTAACATAACTTATTGTATGGTAAGGGCAATCGAAGCTCTTGATGTGTTCTTTTGAGAACACAATTTGCCCCAAGTCTAGGTTGTATGGAATATTCCCCTTACTCAAAAATAAGTCGGCACCAAATCCTATTTTAATTAACCGTGCTTCTGATTCTATAGAACAATCATCGCTGTTGGTAAACAAAAATGCTATTGGAACATTACGTTCTTTTAGTAGTCTTTCTGTGTTGGTGACTACATCTTGATTTGCTCCAGATATATTGATAATAAGCTCTACTCCACCATTTTCTTTGATATATGAAACAACATCTGTCATTATAGCGGTTATATGCGTTAGATGATAATCTGGCTTTACCATATCAAATATATCGTAGGCACTAATTTTTGTTGGATTCCATATTGCCGACTTGCACCCTATAGCTTTTAAGGTAGCATCTATATACATAGGCTCAGTTTGAGTTGCAGAGGCATAATTTCCGATTACAAAATTCATAGTTTTTCCTTTATAGCATGATAAGTCTTTATGTTGCTTATTTTTTGAAGTTGATGCTTGTTTGGTATGCATCGTATTTTATGTTTTGTTTTGAGCAATTCATTTAGTGCCTCAAATAGAAACTTGCTCTTATTATCCTGAGACACTATGATTCGTCTAAACAATTCTATTGTTTCGAAGTTGTGTAAATAAAGTATCTCTGACCATATTGTACGTGCCCCAAAAGAAAAATACTCTGCGTCCTGCTTCTCGTTCATATTGATTCCAATTTCTAGATTTTCTGATGGACTGATTTCAGTTAAGACACAAGTTTCATTATTTTTAATCAGAGACAAACATTTACTGTTTAGCAACAGATTCCCGTCACATATTAAAATTTTATCATTTAGGGTATTGTTTAGGGCTATCCTAGTACTCTCACATGAATTGCAACTATTAAAAAGTTGGTTTTCAACGATTCTTATATTTGATTTGCTATGGTAGGTTCTAATATATTTACAGATTTTTTCGGCATCAAAACCTACGCATAGTATAATCTCATTATTTAGAAATGTTTGCTGAATAGCATTAATCTGTAAGTCTATTAATTTCTTATCTGATATTCCTATTAATGGCAGCGGCCCATATGATTTCATCCTATAACCCGGAGAGTCGCATAATAATATAACGGTAACTAAATCTGATGTTACTTTATTTTGCGAGGCTGTTGCCTTTGGCGATGTTATGCATTTCGTCTTCATATCAAATATCGATATACATTCCTATGTTTTTAGCCGTTTCAACTATATTTTGCACATTAATTTGATAGTTATCTATTGGATCATTGGCATAGTTCATCTTATATGCCATATTGGAAATAACTAATGTTCCATCGCAATTAGCCACAATAAATCTTTTTAGGTCTTGATTGACCAGTGCGTTAAGGTTTGCAAGCTTTGTAAAGTCAAAATTGTCTGATATTACAAGGTGACAGTTCTTTTTGGATTTAAGTGCTAATTCATGTAAGAATCTTTCCGATTTTAAACATATAGAAATTTTAATGTTTTTGTCATTAGAATATACATCTAGAACTCTAGACTTTATATCCGATGAGCATGTGTAATCATGAAAAAGGTTGATCTGAGCTTTATCTTTGTAATATCCTATTTCTGACGTTGCATCAATCAAATAGTTCTTAAATTCTTCTGTGATATCATTACAATCGACCATAATATCAAAATCTATTGCTGACTCTGATGTGGCCCTCTCTAGACTCTGAACCCCATCGTTCCATGATAACGGTCTATATAAGTTACAAAACTTTTTGATAACATAGAACTCTTTTTCATTATCGTAAGCTTCTATGATATCATTTTTATCAAATTTTTGCAATCTATTGGCAACACAGCCCGTTTGTGTTATGCCCTCATAAACTGCAAATGTGCAATTCTTACAACTAGTTTGCAATCTGCGGTCTTGTGGCTGAGATTTCATAGTTATATCCTTTTATGATAGACTTGTTAACCAATAAACCCTTATCTTGCAATAAGCTTACAATATCGCTTACATTGTAAATACCACGCTTAGAAAAAATCAATTCATTGTATTTCTGAGTATTTAGATTGCCTAGCATCACATCTCTAGAAATAACGGTAAGTTCTGTTCCGCCTAGAACTAGTTGACTATTGAATCTCATCTTACTTTTTACATCATCAAGAAAAGTATTCAAAAATTGTACTGGAATACTATCTAGAGCATCTATTGCTACTATAGATTGTGCAGCATTATTGGAAACTTGCCCCAAATCTATTTTTCCATATATGATCGGGATCATCGTATACCCGTCAATAACTTTATCAATATTTTCAGTAATGTAAACGTTCATCGTATTGAAACCTCATATGTTATGTCGAAAATTTCATTCCACTTATTAATAAATGTATCCTCTGAAAACCTTTCTAGGATGGTCTTTCTGGCATTTTCTCCTAGGGTTTTTTGAAGTTCTTTATCTTTTAGTATTTGATTGAGATATGCTTCCAACTCTTGTTCATCATTAGAGATAAAACCATTTACGCCATTCTGTATAATTTCTGGTATCATACATGTTGCCGTTGATACAACTGCACATCCGCAACTCATTGCCTCTAATAAAGATGTTGGTATAGGGCTTAGTGTTGAACTATTGAAATACACACCGCAAACATTATATTCCTTAACAAGTTCTTCTGTCGAAGATGCTGATTTTGATAATCCCTTTGTGTCTCCAACTAGTTTTGTTTTGAGTTTATTTGTTACTCTTTGCCACCCATTATAATTTAAACAATAGTCTCTGTTTACAAAATCATTCGCTACAGTAAGGACATAATCCTGCTTTTGCTCACCATTTGGCTTAAATGTTTCTGAATCAATGCCATGATGAATAACAACAGTGTTATATTTGATCTTCCAAGCGTCCATTGAAAACTTGGATATAAACACATTAACATGACCAACCATGTTTATCATTGATTGTATTTGATCTTTACTAAGGGTTTGCGGAGTTGGTAATGTATGCTCCAAACAGATAATTGGTATATTTAATTGCTGATTAATTTGTTGAGCAGCTTGGTACTGCCAGTATTTGCTTTGTACAAGTATGAAGTCATATCCTATGAAATCACAAATATGCGATTCTGGTAAAATATGATAATTAGGAGGCGTGGCAATTTGAGAAGAATCCCACTTCTTTAAATTAGGCAAATGAAATGAATAGAAATTATGCCCAGTTTTGCACAACTGAGTTTCATATCTTTCATGCGTTGGAAAAGTAAGGATGTTGTACTTTTCTGGCTTTTGCTTATTTGCGATATTAATTAATCGCTCTACTGAATTATTAATCATTGATTGCTTCCTTAATCTTTTGTCCTACATTGCTATGAGAGAATTCTTCCGCCCTTTTGATTCCTTCTGATCTGTTGATAGAATCTTTATTCTCGTAATAAAATCTCATAGCTTTTTTGATTTCACTTTCACTTGGTACAAACCATTCTTCTCTGCCAGTAAATAAGCCGGGAAGTGCAGGATCAGAGTGATTGCAGACAGAATAAATCCCATTAATAAGGCATCCGGTATTCTTGTTCTGAATATCGATGAATTCTCTAGGACCACCTTCATTACTACAAATGGGGGTTTTGCCAAAGCTCATAGCATCAAAAGCTGGTATAGACCATCCTTCACCGTGGGAAGGTGCCACAAAACAATTACACGAATGATGCATGGCTAAAATTTGATCATCTGATAGATCGTCACAAATGATGAGTTCTTTATGGTATTGATTGATATCACCATATATTCTTAGTTCTTTCTTAATGCTTGAACAAATATTGGTAACATGCTGAAATAAGTCCTTTGGATTGATACCAAATTTCTTTACTTTGAGTATCAAACTTACTGGTTCAAAATGATAAAATTCACTATGAAAAGCGCGTATAATAGACTCTATATTTTTACGATCATTTAGATCGCCAATATAGTAGAATTTGAATTTATGCTCATGCGGTCCAAAGTTTATACCGTGCTTAACCCTTGAATACTTGGTAATATCACAAGCATATGGTATGACGCGAACTCTTTTGATTCCATCAGATAGAAGTGATTCCTGTAAGGATACATTAGGCACCCAAACCTCATCTACTAATTTCAGATGATTCAACCAATTGTTATATCTAAGAGTATTTGATTCACCCACGAAATAAGCAATATTCTTTTTGAACTTTTGAGTACCAACGATATGATGAGGCAAAACATTTTGTATGCAGCACTCTATGTTCTGTAGAGACTTATTTTCTAACTGAATAATTCTCTTATCGATTTCTGGTTGATAATTTGTTAGTTTAATATTTCTAGCTACAATATCAATTCCAGCAGATTGTGCTGCTAATAACGTATCAATCGCTCCATGCGACCAACCGCTACCTTCTTTGTAATGTCCTATGAATAATGTTTTCATATGAGTTTAAATGCCTCTGCTCTTTTGTGTTCCCAAAAATTTCTTCTTTGACATAGATTAGACATATGCTGATACGCTGTGTTTAGATCAAATGGCATTCTACCTTGTTTGCCATCAAACGCCGCCGAACTTTCATTAAAATACATTCCACCGGTTGTAGATGTTGTGGCTTTATACATCAAGTCTCTGATTAGCCTAGCCTCCATAAAGCTATTAACTTTATCTGGCTCACATAAAACTTTTGTAATAAGCCATCTTGCTAAATCTTTATGACTAACATTTGGTGGTAATTGTTCTGGCTTTGGTTCTGGAGTAAATATTCTAGGTGGAGATTTCCATGTCAAATCTTCTGGTAAAATATCTACGCTATCAAAATAATCCTCCCAAGCCTTTCCGCTCTTGTCCCACTGGTAATGCTTTAGAAATGATTGTCTAGTCTCAAAACCTATCCTTTTTCTAATGCCGCTAGGCTTATTAAAAAATTCAATGAGCTTTTGTGCCGCCAGTTCATTGTCTGGAACCGCTCTTAAACAGCCAGTTTCTAATTCTTTGTATAGAGCTTTTGGCTTGATGGGTATACCGCCAAGATTTCTTACAACACTTTCCATAGCAGAATAGTCAGTAGACATTACGGGTATTCCACAAGCCGCTGCCTCTACTTGAGGTAGACCGAACCCCTCACAGTTTGCATACTGAACGTATATATCGAATAGATTGATTATCTTTGATAGGTCTTCATACTCTACGCCATTTTTAACATTTGATAGAGAAGCCCCATATTGTCCAGTATACGGAGATTGCGTAATAGCACCCTTAAATAAGGACACGAACGGTCTATTGGTTTGACCGCACATGTAAGTAAATAGAACCTTAGAAGATAGTCGATATTCTTGTAATAATTCTGGAATATCCCATCCTAAATCTGGATAACTAGTATGACAATATAGATAGTAATTGGAGCTATCTTCGACTGTATCTAAAAGAATTCTAAAAGCTTGGAATAAATCTGGGTACAGTTTGCGTCTTTGATTTCGCATTACTGTGCCAATAATTTTGGCATCTGGATCAATACCAAGTGCTGCTCTTAGTCCAGCTTTATCTTCTATTGGTTGATAAGCAGCATGAGCGGATGGCGGTGCAATACCAAGATATTTGATTTTACCGCCAGATTGTTCTTTTAGAACTTCTCCAGCCCATTCTGAATATGTAAGGCAGGCGTCGGCTGATTCATACGTTGATATCCACTGTCTAGCCTGTGGTCTAGCGTCAACCGTAGGCATAATACACCACTTGAAGAACTTCCTATATGGTGATCTTTCAGCAAAATCTAACATCCAGAAGTCTCGTATATCGCAGACTATATCTGGCTGAAAATCTAGGCAGACAGGCTCAAATATCCATTCGCCAAATTGTGCTAATGGATTATTGGCATACTGTGCCTTTTCTTCTTCTGATGCATCCTTCGGAGGTACAACGCCATAAAACTTCCAAGGTATGTTGGACGCTCTAGGGTCATTCCTTTCGCCATATGCTGCTAATTCTGCCAATTCATATTTGCCAGTGCTGTGCAAATAGTTTAGAATTTCTCTGGTGTATGTAGCATAACCAGTATTTAAAAATGTAGCTTCGCTACAGAATAATATTCGTTTTTTTCTCATTATTAGTCTTCAAAGTCTTGATGACAAAAATCGAACTCATTGATTCTGAAAATCACTGATCGATTATCCTTGGAAACATTTTTAGCTGACGCTAATACGTTTAATTTAGTACCTTTAGTAGCATACTTTTCTAGAGTCTCGGCACCGGTGTGCCACGCTTCACAATATAGATATGTTGGTATTCTATTCTTCTCGCCACTTTTAGTTCTACGATAAGTATAAACCACCATCATAAATTCTGCTTTTACAACATCGTCAATAACGGATATTCTTGGATTTTCTACCAAATATCCAGTAAAAGAACACATATTCATGTATCTAATCTCCTTGATCCTAATATGTTAGCAAGAACATGTTAAAAAAACACACTCAAACTTCATGTATTTGGTTTACTATAAACGAATTATCATTTTCACCAACTGAGCCACAAAATATCAAATTATTACCTTCATATAAGACATACTTGTACTTTTCTTTTACTTTAGGGAAAACAATTACGCTATCTAGCATACAAGTATCGTCCTCTATTGTTAAAAAGGCCATCATTTGCCCCTTGGATTCACCCTTGGTTATTTTGTATTCCGAAACACGCTGTACGTTTGCTACTATACATAAGTCTTTGCCCCTTTTACCATTCACAATTTCTTTACATGTGGTATTAGCAGCGGATGTATCTGATGTTTCAACTTTTGTCATACTAACTGGACAACCTAAGAATTTGACTTCTTGATCTATAACCCATGCTGGATCGTCTTCTAGGTCATATGGCGGATTGATTAAAAGCTGAATTTCATTTTCTATAGCTTGTTTTCTATCAACTTTGCTTGTACCACCGCCCTCTTTCTTAGTTGGTGCTAGGTCTTTCAAGCATTCAATAAATGAACCCCAGTTCTTATCTTTGTAATGGGTTTGAATCCACGTTTGTTCTGCCTTGGTTAAGGTCTTAAAAATATCATAGTCATATAGGGCTTTATTTCTAGTAATTTTATCCGCAAAACCCCTAAAGAATCCTATGGAAGCCAGTGCCTTAAACGCTGTTGAACTAACTAAAGGACTAAGAAATAGCAGAATTTCTAACCATGTAAACTTAGTAATATTCTTGCCAAGTTCTTTTTCTGATGTTCCTATAGCCTCTATCAATTTATCGCCCGTTTTACCGGTAAGAGATTTGATATCCTTAATTCCAAAAAATATCTTGTTCTTTTGAATATTGAACTTGGTATCAAAATTAGCCAAGCTTGGGGTCTTAACTTGAATGTCAAATAGTTTTGCCTCAGATATTAGCTCATATATTTCTTGATGAGGGTCTTGCTTTTCATTAGCATAATAGAGATATGACAAAAAGAATTCTAAAGTATTATGCGCCTTAAAGTATGCACTCCAATATGAACAAACCGCATATGAAACGCTATGTGACTTGTTGAAAGCATATCTAGACGATTTCTCAATCCATCCGAATATTTGCTCTGCCTCTTCCTTGGTGACTATGCCTACACGTTCAGCCCCAGCAATAAAAGACTTTTTAACTTCATTCATAAGATCAGCCTTTTTCTTGCCAATAGCTTTACGAAGAACGTCTGCCTCTTGAAGATTAAATCCGGCAATCTTTTCTGCTATACGCATGGACTGTTCTTGATACACAAGAACGCCATACGTTGTTTTGAGAACGTCTTCTAGGGCGGGATGAAGATACGTGACTTCTTCTCGCCCGTGCTTTCTATCAACATAGTGTTGCGTCATGCTTTTACCATCGACATAAGCCTTGAGCGTTCCCGGTCGGATAATAGCGATAAGCGCCGACAATTCTTCGATATTGGTTGGTGCTAACTTCTTAGCCCAAGATTTACCAAGATTACTTTCTAGTTGGAAAATACCCTTAGTTTTACCCTCTGCGAATAGTTGCCAAGTGGCCTTATCGTTATAATCCAAATCATTTAACATACAATTCCCCGCTTGCAAATGCTTTGTCAAAATTAACGTTTTGATATACCGCTCTGTGCGTCTTTAGTAGTTTGATGAATATATTTGCCTCATCTTTAACGTCTTGTAGAGCGTCGTGTGCCCCATCACTACTAAGTCCCATTCGTTCTCTTAATGAGTCCATGCTGATAGACCTAACAGATGGATCACTTTCTGTCCACGTAAATATATTGTCCATAATATCAATCTTATAGACCTTGCTAAATAATTTTTGCTGTCTACGTTCATCATCATATGGGCCATATTCTTTACACAGCCTATCAATGATAATTAAGTCGAATCCTATGATGTTGAAACCAACCGGTATAGGATTAAAGAACGCATCGCCTTTCCAATTGTATTGTGAAACAAACTTTGTGAACTTAGACCAAACCGACTTTAGCGATGGTGCTGATGATAATTGATCCCTAGTTTTGTTGGTGATCTTTAATGCCTCATCTTCTATCGGGTCAAGACCAAGAGAAATAGCTTTTTCATCGTCAAATATAGGCTGAATCTCACTGTTGAATTGCCCCTTTACCGCTAGATTCCTACCATCCAATGCTAATGCAGCAATTTGTGTTGGTTGCGTTCTATGCGGATTCCTTGAACCTGTTTCAAAATCGAATATAATAAAATCTCTATTAGCCATTCAAACCTCCAGTGCGTCTAATTCGTTAATACTCATATTATAGCAATCAGCTTTTACAATAAAATTATTGCTAGGATCAACTTCTCCCTTGTTTAACTTTTTCGCTTTCTTGAAATACTCTGCCTTGTCTTTGCATCCTAAAATCCATGCTGGTCCGTATGTATTATTTTTATACTGTACCCTCACGAATACGTATTTATCACACTTCTGTTTTACGTTAAAAGCCGCTACAGAACAATCATAAAATGGCTTTGGTGGACTAGTGCATCTTTTGGTTTTAACGTCATATGTTTGACCGTTACGAACTATGTCATAATCATATGTATTTTCTGTGGTTCCTTTGATAAATCTGCACACTATTTCTTCTCCAATAAATCCAGCCAGATTACCATCGCCCATAGTGATAGAATTATTCAACTCTCCCATTTCTTTGGCTTTAGAGATTGCCGTATCCATTATGTCTTGAGTAACTTCAAACTGTATCATGCTGCAACTCCTGTATCTTCATAATCTTATCTAGCAAATTGATACCTAGCACATCGAATTTTACATGTCCTAGTGCTTCTAGGTCAGTCATTTCTAAACCGGCAATCTTTTCGTGAGAACCCTTTTGTTTTACCATGGGGCAGACTTTACACAATGGTTCTGCTGAAATAACTACTCCAGCAGCATGTTTACCCTGTGTTTTAAATGTACCCTCTATCTTGATAGCTTGATCGAAATAGTCTGCGTATTCTCCTTCCAGTTCTCCGTTATCATTTATCCTGCAAAAGTCTCGTAGTTCATCGGCATTATTAATCAATGCCCATCTGATGATGGATCGGTCTTCATCATCCATTTCTGCCAATTGATCAGAAATCTTAGCCTCATCTGGAATACAGTTACTTATAGCATTCATCTCTGCAAAAGAGCAGGCTTCATTAATTCGCAATACTTCCTTAATGGCACTCTTCCCTTGAAGTCTTCCGAACGTTAACATTTGGCTAACGCGATCATGTCCGTATTTATCTTTGATATATCCGATGATTGCATCCCTATGTTTGCCGGGAACGTCCATATCAATATCTGGTAGAGATATATGATCGGCACTGTTTCTGCCAGCGTTGTAGAATCTTGCGAACAGAAGGTCAAATTCTAGCGGATCGATCTTGGTAATACCTACAAGATAAGAGATTAAACACCCAGCCGCTGATCCTCGACCGGGACCAGAAAGCCAGCCTTGATTGTTCACATAATTAATGATATCTCGCACAATGAGGAAATATCCGAATAGATTAGCATCCTTAATAACATCAAACTCTTCTTTGAATCTATCAAGATATTTCTGCTTATCTTCATCCTTTGACACCTTACCCTTTGCCATCAATAGATTCTTCCAGCCATCCCTACAAAGTTCTTTTAGATAATCTTCTTCTGTTTGACCGTTGGGACACTCAAATTTAGGAAGCATTGGCTTATTAAGAATATCATAATCTTCACACTGTGAATAAATCTTATCTAATTCATCATGCGGTAAATCTTTCGATTCATCATTACTAAAGACATAAAGAGCATCATTCAAAAAATACTTTACTTTATCGGCGTGATCTTTGGATAGTTCAGCTTTATCGCTCTTAATGCTTTTTAGAACCTTCGGCAAGGTTGTTTTCATATCTGAACAAAGCAATATTCTGTGTAGCTTTGCGTCCTCTCTATTAGTATAGTAACTAATAGGCATAGACTTTGAAGGAGCGTCAGAAAGCTTAATTAGATTATCTCTCTTAAGAACTTTTGAGAGTGTAGCATCTGGCACATTATCATTATCATCTAGTGATGATACTAGTTCTATTAAGTCATGCCATCCAGATTTGTTCTTAGCAAATAAAGCAAAGTTATCGAACGAGCAACCTATGATTGGCTTTATGCCAGCTTTTTTACAAGCTTGAAAGAAAGCAACAGAGCCAGAAATAGTTTTATAATCACAGATACCACACGCCTTATAACCGTTAGCCTTGCATTTTGCAGCTAATTCGTCGGGCTTAGAATAGCCCTTTAATAGACTATAGTGTGTGTAATTTTTCAAAGGGAACCAAGACATATTATCCTCGCAACTAGAGACTCAATCAAAGTATTATAACGCTCAACACGCAAGAAAACACTGATGGGCTTGAACCCATCAATGTTCTCTGTGCTTAAAAATCAATTAAACTTGAATAGATAGAAAATTGTCTAATCCCATTTCTTCAATCATCTTTAAATAGGCTTCGTAAAGTTTGATACCATCTTCACTACCTTGAAGAAGAGGAATCATAGAATTAGCAGTCATTTCATCGCCAACCGCTCTTGCGGCTACAATTGTGGCTCTTTCTACAGTAGCCGCTTGTCTTACAGAGTCTAAATTATATTGTAGCATAGCAACCATGTTGTGTCTAGTCCACGCGGGTTGAGAAATTGTAATAGGCTGATAATCTACATCGAAAAATTCTAGCCTAGCGATATTAATAGCGGCATGTTCATGCTCTTGTTCAGCATCTGCTTTAATGATATTAGCTAATTTCGTATATCCCCATCGCTCTAAATGAACGGCTTGTGCTGTTAGTGCTGTGCATTGTTGCCAGTGAACATTTAGTGATTGTTTGATTAAGTCAATGACTTGCTGATTGGAATATCCTTCAACAACTTGTGATTCAGTTTTATCTTGAAGTAAATTTTTAATCTTGTCCATCAATTATCTCCTATTTTGAGTTATCTCTTGTCTATGAATATCGAAAGATTTTTTGAGTTTCCGCACTAAAAATGAACCAGTTCGTTCAAAAAAGCATGGTAAAAATCCATGAATAATTAACAATAATCCTGCTTCTAAACATAGTAATCCATGACCTACCGCGAACTCCCAATGCTCACGGTAAGTCATGTCATTATTTGATAAATGGTTTTTCCATTTTTCTCTTAATTGCATATCACCAACTCTTACAGGCCCAATATCTAGCTTTCCATTTTGGACCCGGATTATCGCAATTATGTCTTGCTCTGAAACTCTTTCTTCGTTCTGGAATATTCTTTTTGATCTTCATGTTTGGATCGCCAAAACGAACAATGACCACATTGCCGCTTTCATTTTTTACATATACAGCGAACTTCTTTGGCCCACTAGGAGTTCTAAATGGTTTATTTAGTGTAACCTTTCGGCCTTGATATTCTTCTGCTTTGCCCATATAAATCAAAACTCGCCCGTCTTTTTCGTAGTATCCTCTACGATTATATGTATAGATTTCACCGGTTTGTGGGTCTTTGTATTCATATTCGCCATATTCCATTTCTGGTTCTTCTGTATCCTCTTGCTCTGTATCTTCTTCTTCTTCTTCTTCTTCCTCTTCGCCCGTATATTCATCTTCGTACTTACCGGGTTCATAATACTTAACAAAATCATAGACATTTTGAACATAAATTTCTGCTTTAGAAATCATGTCCTTTGTCCAATCTTGGAATTCAACAGATAATTCCATTCCCTTAAGTTTCATTACGATTTCCATAAGTTGATCGTGCATTTTTTGAATTTGTTCTAATGCCATAGCGTCACCGCCATCAGATTGAGCCTTTTTCCAAGACTTGGGATCGGGCCTATCTGGATCACCGGGTTTAGCTGGCTTATATTTCTTACCTAATCTTTCTTTCTTTTTTCTAATATTTTCCCACAATCCGGGTTTTTCGCCAGCAATGTCCCATTCTTCTGTTTCTTCGCCAAAATCTTCATACTCTGCTGCTGATGGAACATAAAAGTTCTCTTCTGTCAATTCCTCTGCATATCCAGCTTCCATCTGTAATTCGTAGTCAGCAGTTTCTATGCAATCACAATCTGCTGTGGCTTGACCGATGCAGATAGCAACTCTTTGTTTCTCATCTGGATATTCTTTTTTCATCGTTTCATTGCTCATACAGCGAGATACAAAAGAGTCTTTTTCTTCATTCTTTTTTCGTGATGGGATTGGCATTGTTATCTCCTCTAATTAAGTGTTTGTTGTATAGCAGCTTGTAGAATATTATCCACGCTGCTAGCGGGGATTCTTTCAGAGAAATATTTCTTTATGTCTGATATCATTTGATGATTTGGGTCTTTGGTGATTTCTAGCCAGCCCACAAAATAGTTCCAAATTCTATCTTCTAATATCAAAGGATATTTTACGCCGTTTGGTCTGCCAAAACGATGATTCCATTTGAGTTGTGGTAAGCATATATTCTTTCCACCCCATTGTCTAAATTTTGCTGCTATATATCCCTCTTCTGCACCAAACCCTTTAAAATTAGGGCTTATACCTTGCCAAGCAGATTTCTCAAAGGCTAGCAAGCCCATGCCTTGCATTTCTATTTCAAACGGTTCTCCAGCGTCGTATGCGACCCTATTCGTCTGCCACGTTCCATACATATCTCCACTCCACTTTTGATCAAAGTGGGTGGATATGTTGAATAAATCATCATACCATAACGGACCTTGTACCAAATTTTTGCAATTAGGATTATTAGCAAAATAATTTATTAGTGCTGATATCGCCTGTGGCTCTAATAATACGTGGCAATCCATTATTAGTATGTATTTACCATCAGCGTAATCTACCGTTTTGTATTTATTAAAAGAACTTGGAACGCCATCGTATGGTATATACTTACCACGGGCGTGATTTTCAATGAAGCTTTTACAGGCTTTGCCATGTTCACTATTGGGATTACCATCTAATAATACAAACTGAACAGCATCAGTTTTGCAGATTTCGTGATAAATTCTTAATGATTGTACGGAGAAAAATACCCCATCATAATCATCATAGGTCGCCATAGCAATAGTTAGTAATTTATCCATGATTAACCCGGAGCGGAATAGAAACCGATGTCAAAGCCTTTTCTGGTGCAATCCTTAATAGTTTGCTCCATTCCGTTGTTTTTAAGGCTATTCTCTATGTATATACACATATTTTGGTCTGTTCCCGGCCAGTTGTTCTTGCAATAGTGGCACAGTTTGGTGCATTTCCAATTCTCCCTATTTTGAGAAATGGGCTGTGGAGTAGTATTATTTTTGATATCTTCAAACTTGTTTTTGAGCATTTTTAGAAACTTTTGCTCATCTTGCTTGTCAAAACACATAGAAAATGGTCCACCGTCCTTGATAAAAAAGATGCTCATAATAGCCTGCTTATAGTCTGGAAAAAGCTTAGAAATAGCATAATTATAAAGCAGTAATTGAGGGTCTGAACATAACTTATCATATGTCTTTTCTTCGCCAGTAGCCCAATCTAGCCTTCGGCCCGTTTTCCAATCAATAACCTCTATAATACCCTCTGAGGATTCTGTCACAAGGTCTATAGTACCTTTTATAGCTAATTGACCCTTGACAGTTTGACCATTAATCTGGTATTCATAAAATGCCCAATCCTCATCAATTGGTATATCAAAATGTGGCTCTGCCGCTACAATCTTACGATGCCGTGGATCAAATTGACCATCGTTATACGCTAATGTATTCCATACTAATTCGGAACATCCATTATGATCGCCCTTTGTGAAATTATGCTTGGAGTCCGACGTATAAAATGAAAAACTTCGCTGTATAATTTCTTTGACAAAATCATCTGTAAATAGTTCAGATTTTTTAGCTTCTACTTTACCTATAGCATCATCGGTTATAACGAGTTTATTTTTACTCGGATTGTCTTGATTAAACTTCTTAAGTTTAGCTAGTACCTCCATTACCTTGTGAACTATAGTGCCTAATTCTGCTTTTTTACCACTGTCGGGCTGATGACCCAAAACATAAGTAATAAAGTATTGCATCTGGCAATACGAATAATTGTTGTAACTTGATGATCTAATATAAGTAACTAGCATATTATCTCCATATCCAAGTATTGTTTTTAAGTTCTTCGCACAGTCCATCCAGAGTAGTGTTGCTATTATCTAATATAAGATCAAAGTTACTCCAATCAAAGTTGTTTTCATCTAATGCTACCTCTGGCTCTGCTTTACTATCAAATACGTTTCTTGTTAATCTAATGACAATGCCGCCAGCGTCCTTGATTGCTTCGACCTCGTTGGGAAATCTAACATCTGGAACTATTGCTATCTGAGATTGTTCAGCTAAAATTCTGTTAAGAGAATACTTACTCCAAGCATTGTTCTTAATCTTTCTAATAATCTTTGTGCCAAAATACTCTAAAAACTCTCTTACTGTCATCAATCCAGTTTTGTTATCGTTGTTTGGCAAAGAATCCCATTCAATATTTGTCAGTTGATTCTTATCGTCATCATTGCCATATACATGGTTAGGATTCAACCCAAAAAGATTAATAGCCATTTCCTTGAGTGGATCAGCAAAATGATAGACTTTGATATAAGGCCACAATTCTATCTGTGCATATTCAATAAAATCAATGTCTTTTCTGGTAACGTCAAACTCTCCAAATCCTAATTCTCCATTGGAGTCTGTGGTTTTAACAACGAGTTTTCCATTCTCATCAATATAAAAATCTTTGACCATATCTTTACGATGAAGAACGTCACCATTGATATAATTGGCAACAGTGTTTTTTCCAGACTGCTTCTTACCAGATATTCCTATGATTTTCATGTATTGAATCCTTTGATTTGTGGCAACAGTTTTTCTTGAATTTGAGTTATGGTCATTTCCCCAACGTCTTTGGTAGATAGTTTGGGAAATGTTAGTGTGTACATTCTGCTCAATTGTCTCTGCAATTGTATCTTTGATTCCCTACCAGCTTGGTCATTATCGGTTAATACTATTATATGCGTGAGAGGCATTTTGTGTAATTTGTTTTCTTGCTCTCTACTTAAACTTTTTCCAAACAGGCTCATTGCATTATAAATACCGGCTTCATATAAACGCCAAACATCGCCCTGCCCCTCTACTAAGAACAGAGTTTTAGTATTACAAACATGTTCGATAGCCCTATGATAGTTGTATAGAAAATCACCCTTGTTGAATCCTTTTGGATAAATTAAGAACTTCGGCATCTTATATTCTTTTATCGTTCTACCTATAATAGCGACTATGTTTTTACCATCTTCATCGTGAATAGGTATCACCGCCCTATCGTTCATCTTCGATGTTGGGGTATGACAATCTCCTACACCAAAATGCTTGAGCGTTTCTTCTTTAAAATTCCTGCCAAGAAAATATTGCGAGGGGCAAGAAATATTGTCTAATTCAATTGGCTTGATGGATTTTTTGGATACAACCTCCTCATTAATCATATCTACAAGCTTACTAAACTCATCGCAATAAGTAACTTGCTGTGATGGTTCTGGAGTCGTTGTTCTTCTAACATCTAGTAGTCCACACGCCCACTTCAATGCTTGAGAGAATCCAACGTCCTCGCCTTCTTTATTTGACAATGCTCCACGTATTAAACCAAAAATATCATTCCGATATTGATGTTGACAATCTCTTGTCCAGCACTTCCATATACCTTTATCGATAGAAAACGAAAAAGCCCTAGGGTTGTCGCTAGAATCGTGTACGGGGCAAGTAGAATATATGTTGTCACCGAACACTTCATATTTCATGCCCAGTTTATCAAATACGTCAGTTGCTTTACTATTTAGCTTTTCTTTAATCTTCTGTAAGTCCATCATTCTTCAACTTGTCTAGCGTTTCATTGTCAACTAATCCAGTATCACCAACTGGTTGATTCTTAAACTCATTTCTTGTTTTGAGTTCTCGTAATTTAGAATGAGAACCTTGCATCAACATATTAATATAATCTCCATCATCCATGCCGGAACCATGCCTAGCAACAATAGGTACTAGTTTTCTATTTCCAGCATTTGGACCATCTTCTGCCAATTCTTCTGGCGATTTAATTTTGAAAATGCTGAATGATGTACATAACCAAATTAGTCTGTCAGAACCGCTAACAGCGTCTGTACTTTCTTTGGTAATGCCATCACGATTTAACTGTACAAATGACAAACATGGGATATCTAGCTTAACACATAGGTTATGCAATGATGTGATTTGAAATCCTAGTGCTTGATATTCTTGAATATTATTTGTGATCGAACTTGATGACATAAGCTTGAGATAGTCATATATGATTAAACAATCGTTAGTTTTACCATTTTCATCGGTTTTGACTTCTTGCATGACCCATCGTTTAATCAGATTCAAGATTTGTTCGAATGGTTTGCCAGCCACGCTAATATAACTATATGGTAAGCTTTCTAGCTTGCTCATAGCTTCTAGAATCTTTTGATGTTTTTCTTCATCGTCAATAAATCTACCAGTTGCTATTTCATTAATTGGCACACCGCTAATATTTGCTAGTAGTCTGTTTAGGTGGTCTTCTTTACTCATTTCTGTATCAAGCATAAGAACTGGGTATCCCTTGCTTGCTACGTTAAGAGCAACATTATCACCAAAAACGCTTTTACCAACCTTTGGCCTAGCAGCGATCAAATCGACGCACTTTCGCCTTAATCCTCCACCAATTGCTTCATCAAATCTAGTAAAGCCGGTAGGAATACCTATAATATCGCACTTATTATTTTCTAGAAATTCAACATATTGTTTTATATCCTTGCCTATTTTCTCAGGATTTTCGGCACCGTCATCTTCTCTCAAGAATTCTGTAACGGGATTTTCTAGTATCTGAATAATATCATTAATAGACTCTGATCCTGTTACATCATCAATATCCTTGTGGATTTTGGCTGTAAGCTTCTTAATCTTACGAGCAAATTCAAACTTCTTGAGTTGTATAGCAAAACTAAAAATATTCTCTTTGCTAATTGGAAAATCAAACAAAGACTTGATATACTTTAACTCTTGTGGGGTGTTGATAGAATCATATAGATTTAGCTGTGAAGCCGCAGACAATAAAGCTGGTATATCTATCTTTTGTTCATTAGAGATAACCTTGTCTATGCACTTGAACAAAACTTGATTATTAGCATGTCCAAATGAATCAACGGTAACAAGATCGGATATAGAAACATATCCATCTATTCCGTGCTGCATAACGCCAGCTAAAACCGCACGTTCTGCTCCTATGTCTGTTAGTTTACTATCCATAATTTATCGTCCAACACACTTGCTGCAACGATGATATTCTCCATAAACATATCTTGGGTCTGTTTTAAATGATCGCCCGCATACGCTACATTCAACGTCTACCTTCTTTTGTGGTGGTCTGTTTCTTGGGGTTTTTTCGCCATAATTAGTTTCAATATCTCTAAATTCCCCTTCGTCAGTCCACTGATTCTTCTTGGCTCTCACGGGTTCTCTTCTCCTACTATTTGATGAAGTTTCTTCTGTCTTTGTAACTATAAAGTTATCACCGACAGTGACAGAACTCTGTCGTGATTGAGTTTTGGTTTCTGGTGCTGGAGTGGCTGGCTTGGTTGTATTTTGCGACAAAGCAGCCATAAATTTAGCTTTTTGTTCATCAGTTAACGATGCGATGAAATCATTAAAATCGGTCATTGTCGTTTTCCTTTCTCTAGCAGAATGTCTGCCTTTCTTTTTAATTCATAAACCTTACCATCTAATAAATTAAGTCTGGCCTCTGCAACTTCCCTCATGTTTTCCAAAGCCGCTGCATATGAATTGTTTTGTGACAAAATATGTTTTTTGGATTCATGTTTTGTATACTGACTGAAATCTTGATTATGTTTTACAATGAGCTTTTCCATTTGATCATGGCACCAACTTAAAGCAACCTTGTTTTTATTAATTTCGTCTTGAATATATGTGGCATATCCATACATTAAATATGCGGCATCGAATAATTCTTGCTGAGTCAACTTTCTGAGTTGATCCATTGATAAGTCTGACACTAATAGATACTCTTCTCTAAAAGAAGAGAACTTCGTATTAGTGCTATTTATATAGTTGTTGATAGACTCAAGATGTTCTGCTAGTCTATCAGATGCTTTTAATTCTTTGTCGCCACTCATCATCACTTTCTGTATATTTTAGAGTTACAAGTCGTATATCGTTCAATTCGCACCAAGCTATTTTATCTTCATCCCTAGCTTTTCCCTTCAAAAAATCCGCTTTGCTCTTGTGAAAAAATGGGCAAAATTCATAATGCTGTTGCCCATGAACTTCTATGGCTAGTTTAATCGAAGGGATGTAAAAGTCAAGGTACAGTACAGATTTTCTGTGTAACTCTGTACTTCCCGGTAGTTTTACTTCTTCTAGTATTCTATAGCTATTAAATAGTTCTTTTAATAGTCCCCTTGCTCTAACATGAAACTTTGATCTTTTACGCTTATCGTCGTTAAAAACATCATATCCAGTAAGATTCCATACATATTCTTTACCATTGATGCCAGTAACTTTCAATGCAACTCCTTTATTTTCTGATACAGGAAGCTAGCAATAGATGGATTATTGTTGATAAACTCTGCCACATTGTTGATGCCTTGAAACTTGAAAAATCTCTCTATTTCATCTGGAGTTTTGTTTATGCTATTGCTTTCTAGAACCTTTGCAACAACAGGATTATCTGCTTCATCTACAGCACATTGTATCGTATACCACGCTCCAGCAGCTTTAATCAATCTGAACTCACATGCAATCTGTATGATTTCTTGTGCTTCGTCTATTCCAATGCCATATTTAATCCAGCTTTCCGCTGTGCTATTTGGTCTGCCTCCAGCATTAGAAGTTTTAATTACCCAATTAGCAATCTGACCAACGTGAGGACCGGTATCTTTTGGAACTTGCCATTTACCACGATGGGTTATAATCATATTTGTTCCAGCTTGATATTGCAACATATTTCCACAATCTGCCATCTTTTGTGGTGCGTATGGGGAACCTCCAGTGTTGGCAATGTTGTGTGTGATGCATATTAAAATAGTCTTGTTCTTCATGAGGGTTCCGCTGATTCTTTTGAAGAACATGGACAAGAGCCTTGGGAGTGCATTTCTAACACCGGTGCGAACTTCTCCTTCTAATTCACACGCCGGAACCATATTTGAAAGAGAGTCCGCTATAATCAAGGAGCCGGGATCATTATTGATATAAAACTCTATGATATTCAAGAAGTCTTCCGCAGATAATACTCTTTCATCGGTTGACTCTATAATCAAAATATTATCTGGCTGTAATCCTTTGATACCATCAAAGTTTTGTTTAGATAGTCTACCCTCAGTGTTTACATAGATGACACGCTTACCAAGTTGTTGACATTTTGATGCAAAATGTAAAGCAGTTGTTGTTTTCCCGCTCTTTGGATCACCCGTCATTACAACGACTGAACCTTCGCGTAACCCTCCACCTAAAGCGATATCTAGTGCTGGCGATACGCCAACTACAGATAAGCTATTGATATTGTCTAGTACTTCCGTACCACTGCGAACAACGTCGCCATACTTGCTAACAATTGAACTGCTTACACTGTCTTCTGCAAACTTCGTACTTGCCTTTTTTGTCTTACTCATAGGTTCCTCAACTGGTTCATGGTAGTCCTTTTTGTATTATAGCTCTGCGTCGATCTTGTCTCAATCTGTTTTTCTTCCGTTTCAACATTCATATTGACTTCAATTTTCTGCTGAGACTCTTCTAGAAGTTTCTGGTGCTTTTGAATCACTTTTTCTGCTAGAGGGTTAACTTTGTATCCTCTGCCATTCTGAACGCCTAGAACCAAAAGGCCATCAAAATCCTTAGATTTGATAGCACTCAATATAGCTTCTTCGCTATATTTCTTTTTAAGTTGGATAGCGGCACCATATTGCTTTTTCCAAAGCCAGTGTAGAGGATCACCCTTGGTCCAAAATTTATAAGATGGCTTCCCCAAATTCAACTTTTCTGATCTTCGCAACACAATATACTCTGCAACATACGCCTCAAAAGTACAGTATTCGCCAGTATGAATATGCTTGTATTTATGAGTTTCAGACCATTGCTTTTGAAAATTTTTATTAAATAGTTCCGGTTTTTTCTTCATAATTCAATATCAACGCTTCCTTAAAGCATTCGTCAACGTTCGTAATTTCTTTAGTTTCTTCAATCAATTCTGGAGTAATCCATAGCGTTTTATGAACGTCGGTTCCGTACAGTTTACCAATCGTTATAGTATTTCTGCTATTTTCTCCCATTACTCCAACAAGGGATCGAACCAAGTATACACCATCGGCATCGGATGTATCAACCCCCACTGAATGAGAACGATACTGTAATCCAACACTTGTGATACCAAGTTTATTTTCTTCGCAATATATTTTAAGTTTTAACCAATCTTTATGTTCTGGCAAATAAACGTCGGCCCCATTAGATAAGGTTACTCTAATCCATATCTTATACTTATCTTTTCTATATTCTTCTAACCAAGCCTCATAAGAAGTAATCATATTTTTATCCGTAAATTAAGTGTCTAAATTGTGGTTGTTGTCTAAAGTCATGAAATCCAAAAGATTTATGTTCATCATATACACCATATTCTGTTGAAAATTTATAGCCTACTTCTGGAGTAGCATATTTGCATCCCAGTTCGGTAAACTGATCACGTAACTTTATACATAGCATAACATCATCGTGCAATCCGTGGTGTCCATGAACATCATCATTCTCTAAATCATATTGTTGCGATAATATTTTTTGTGACTCTAAGAACTTTTGGCTTTTTAGACAAAAACCACTATTCCCACAAAGTTGGTTCCAAGGCCAAGGTGCCCCAATGTAATCATATTGCAAAAATTCATCTGTCCATGCCAGAGGATTAATTATAAATCCATCCCATTGAATGCTAAGAATAAACTCAGTATCGATGTATTTGGGCAATTCATAATATACAAATTTGTTATATTCTAACGTGGAATTTAATTTGTCAATTGTTATAGTGTATTCTGTATCAATATCTGAAAAAAGTATGATTTTATCGAAGTTTGCATAATTCGTACAAATTTCAATAGCTTTTAAAGTTTCTTTTATTTTGTCCGAGGTTGCACAAACAAGAGTAATATTACTTAGCTCTAGCTTAGTCATCTTTTATTTTAATTACGCAGCTAGTACTGCGCTTATTTGCAGTAGATTTTCTTCGTGCGTCACTAATAGTGGATGCATTCTCTGTCATAATTACAGCACCATTCTTACGAATAAACTGATCAGACGCCGTTAATCCTTTTGGTGCATTTTCTTTTTGAGCTTTAGCAACACATTTTTCTATTGACTTTGCTGGCCTATCTAAATCTGTGGCTATAGTTGTAATATCTTGGCCCATCTTTACATGTTCTTCGATATAAAATGTTTCTGCCTTACTAAGCGGTCCTCGTTTACTAGCCATTGATAAAACTCCTTTGTGCCCTTGTCATATAAAGTCCATTCTTTGACCTTAGATATAACATATAATAGTCAAAGGTTTTCTGAGATACAGACTTGAGTTCTGTTCTTCTCCAAATATCTCTACCAGCTTCTGGACCCATAGGGTCAAGAGGGATATTGTTATACGTGCGGATAAAATATTGATGCTGATGCTGATTGTGCCCTAAATCTATTACTAGATTCTTAGCCCAAACCCTATCTTTCTCGTCATTGAGTGGATTTCCCTTATCGTCAAAAAGATTCTGAGTAGATGTTTTATTGTTTTCAACATCCAAATGAGACTGAATAAACTTCATTTTTCACCTGTGATAATATATTTCTTTTTTTGAGCCGGTGTCATTTTGCCAATTTCTTTTCTTGAAGCATTGCCAAAGGAAGAGAAGGGCGAAGCTTCTTCTTTTTGTTGAGACTTGCGTTCGTGTTCTATTTCTGATTTTTGATAAGAACCCATCTTTGACCAATTTTTATCTGCTAACTGGCCTATAGTCTTGGCTTCCTTCATAAACGATCCTAGTCCACCATATATTACTCTACACAGAGTGTCCTTTCCACAAGCAGGACACTCCGTGAGAGCATTATCTTTGATAGACTGATAAACATCCTTTAATTCGTGCGAACAATTGTCGCACCTATAATCATATAACATTTTGTCCTCAAGATTCTAAAGCGTGTAATACAGCTCCTAATATTCCATTTCTTTGAATATCACTATATCCTAACTCGCAAATACCGATACCATTTATATCACTGAGTTTATTCAAGCAATATGATAAACCGGTATTATTGTAAAGATCAGTCTGTTTGGTATCTCCGTTGATAATGACTTTGGAATTTTCACCCATTCGCGTAATAAACATTTTTATCTGTTCTAATGTACAATTCTGTGCTTCATCAAGAATCATGTAAGCATTATGAAATGTTGCACCACGCATTGTTTCTAGGGGTTCAAATTTGATGCGTCTGGTATTGAAATATAATCCAAACTTATCTCTTCCAAGAAAGTATTTTAAATTCTCTTCCATTGGTTGTAAATATGGTTTAATCTTTTCATTCAATTCTCCGGGTAATGATCCGATATCTTTACCAGTACAAATTAATGGCCTTGTTACTATTATAGTCTCAATCTTATCTTTTACAAGATGTTCAGCGGCAATACCGGCAGCTATAAAAGATTTACCGGTTCCAGACGGTCCAGTACAAAATGTGATATCATTTTCTACTATTGATCTGATATATGTTTTTTGGTTTTCTGTCTTTGCTACGAGAACATTTTCTTTTGGTTGATTTCTATTTCTAGCTTTCTTATTTTTTTTCGAGTTGTTATTTTCCGCTGCTGCCAAAGCCGTTGTCTCCTCGTTGCGAGGAACCTAACGAGTCATGGACCTCCATAAGTACGCGAGGAACCTCTTGGAATATAATCTGAGCGATTCTATCCCCGGTGTTTATAGTAACATTTTCGTCAGAAGTGTTGTATAAACAAACCATTATTTCTCCTCTATATCCGCTATCCACTACTCCTGCTAGAACATCTATACCTTGTTTAACAGATAGGCCCGATCTAGGCCAAATTAAACCAGCAAAATGTTCTGGCATTTCTAGCGATATTCCGGTGCTGACAGTCTTGCGTTGTTTTGATGGGATGACGGTGTTAATAATTGAGTATAAATCAAATCCGGCATCAGTAAGATTTGTTTTTGTTGGCATTTTTGCCAATTCGTTGAGTAACACAACCTTCACGGTGCTTGTTGTCATAGTTCGATTCCTCCAAAGTCAGTATCTTCAAGATCGTTCTTGCTAGCACCAATTTTGTATGAAGTAATTTCGTGTTCCTGCGGTGCTACCTGTACAGACTCACTATTCATCCAAGGATCGGTCCATCCAGCGATGGGATTTCTGCAACCCTTATCATATGGTAGGCCAATATTTTTTCTTCTGGTCATACAAAGCCAATCTATATAGTCGGCCATGACCTTTTCATTTAAGCCAATAATTGACCCATCTTTAAAGAGATATTCTGACCAAGCCTTTTCCTCTGTAGCGGCTGATTCAAACATTTTCACCGCATCTTCTTGGCACTCTTCTGCGATCTTTACAAATCCTTCGTCTGGATTGGTATGTAAAATCTTAAGAATCTCTTGGGTATTATAAAGATGTAAAGCCTCATCACGTTTGATCAATTTAATAATATCGGCATTGCCTATCATTTTCTTATTTTCAGCAAATGCAAATGCACAAATAAAAGAGACATAAAAACGAACAGCTTCAAGTATATTAACGCTTACGAGAGTTAGGTAAATCTGCTTTTTAATGTCTTTAAGCTTGCCGGAATGTCCTATTTCTCTCAGGGCGTTATATTCTTTGATAGCCACATTGGCTCGTTTTAGAATTTCTTTATCTGTTAAGCAGCTATCTAATATTTCGCTTGGATTGCTATAAACGTTCTTGATGATATATGTGTAACTGTAGCTATGAATTTGTTCAAAGAATTGCCATACGTTCATACATGCTTCTAATTCTGGATTAGAAACATATTCTGTTAGCGTAGGAACTCCACGACAGATTACGCTATCCATCATTGTTTGGTATTTTAAATTGGATGTAAAGATGAAACGCTCATTTTCTGACATTACATCGTCATTTTTGAAATCGTTACGATCTTTCTTCAGCTCTATTTCTTCTGGCCTCCAAAAGAATTCTAGCTGTTTTTTGTATAAATCAAAGAATACAGGATATTTGAACTTGTCATATCTCTGTAGGGACAGGTCTTCTCCCAAGAAAAGGGGTTGTGCCAAGTAATCAACGTTATGCTTATTTAGTATTGTTTTCATATGTACTCCTTATATTGCACAAGAACCGGATTCACAACCCGAAGACTTTTCTGTTTGACCGTCACCGTCAGGAGTATTGCAGTAATAAAAGTTCTTCACACCATATTTATACCCGTAAATTTGATCTTTGATCAAAATACTCAACGGAATATTGCCGTCAGGATAATGGGAATAATTGTAATATAGATTGACGCTAATACTCATATCGACAAATTTCTGCAAGACCGCACAAATATTTAAAATCGCCTTGTTGTCTTCCATTTCCCACGCTAGGGTATAATAGTTTTTTCTAGAGGCATAATTTGGCACTAGCTGTTTTAGAACTCCGTTTTTTGCCTTCTTATATGACATAAGGCTTCTTACTGGTTCTATTCCATTAGTGCTATTCTGAATGACGCTAGAAGATTCACAAGGCATGATGGCAGTAAGGGTAGAGTGTCTTAGCCCATGCTTTGATATTCTCTGCCTTAGACTCTCCCAATCCATAGTATACTGCGGGGTCACAAGTTCGTCAACTGTTTTTTTGTACCAATCTATTGGTAGCAAGCCATTGGCATATTTTGTTTCCGCAAACTTATTGCATGGACCCAATTTTTCTGCTAATTTGCAAGATTCGTTGAGTAAATGCCATTGTATTTTTTCCATAGTCTCATGAACTAATTTGAGAGTCTCTGGATCATCATATTTTAATTTGTTCTTCGCCAAGTATCCAGCAAAATTAGTAATGCCGATACCTAACGATCTTCTATTTTTTGTAAAGTTTTCTCCAGCAAGAACAGGATAATCTTGGTAGTCAATAATTGATTCCAACGTTCTTACTGCAATTGAACAAGCTTGCTCTATATCATCGTCGGATTCTAGCTCTAATAGATTTAAAGCAGACAAAATACAAATACCAATTTCTCCGTTTGGATCATCAATGGAATGAATGGGTATTGTCGGATGAATAATTTCTTGACATAGATTGCTCATATAGACAGGAACTGACCAAGAGCCATGCTCATTGGCATTATCAATATTCATAACATAAATGCGACCAGTTTCTAGTCTTTCCTTGGCAAAGATTTCTGCTAACTTTCTGGCACTAATCTTTTTCTTCATCTTTACGTATCTGCTATTTTCATACTTTTCATAAAGCTTTTTGAAGTCTTCATTGTCATTCATTGAACTATACAGCCCACCAGTTTCTTCTGGACTGAATAGGGTAATATCCTCATTCTTAATTAGACGTTCATAGAATAGCTTATTGAATTGAACGGAATAGTCGAGCTTTCTTACTCTATTATCGTCTGTTCCTGCATTATTCTTTAATGCCACAATATCTTCTATCTCATAGTGCCAAAAGGGAATGTGAACCGTCGCTGATCCTCCACGAATTCCATTTTGACTTGTGGCCTTTACGGTAGACTCAAATATCTTTAAGTATGGGATAAGACCGGTGTGTATTACTTCACCGCCGCGAATACTTGAATTGATAGGTCGTATTCTCCCAATATTTAGTCCAATTCCAGCCCTTCTTGCTGTATACTTTCCCACGGCATGAACGCTAGAAAAGATAGAGCCTAAATCATCCTCAACATCTACGAGAACGCAACTGGCAAATTGTTTAATTTTAGTTCTTACGCCAGCCATGATTGGGGTGGGTAGATTGATCTTGAATGTAGAAAAACATTCATATGCTTCTTCAACTTCTTCAATTGTGTTAAATAAAGATAGTGCAATACAGATGTATGCAAATTGTGGGGTTTCATATATTTTGCCCGTTGACCTATTTTTTACAAGATATTTATCTATTAGTTGCTGCAATCCAGCGTAGGTAAATAGGTAATCTCTGTCGTGATCAATGGCCTGTTCGATTTTCTCTATATCAGATTTGCTCCACTTTGTTAATAGGGTTTCGTCGTATATGCCATCCTCTATATTTGAAGAGATATGACTGTAAAGTGATGGCGGGTTATCGTACTTTTCCCATAGGTCTTTGCGAAGAGACATGTTTAAGAGTCTTGACGCAACATACTGATAGTTGGGCTTGCTAGGAGAAGTAAGATCATTAGCAGACTTGATTAAAATCTGATGAATCTCTTGAGTGGTTATGCCATCTCTTAGAGAGAGCTTGGCATTCATTTCAATATCTGACCAAGAAACATTATTTATACCACTAATCGCCCACTCTACTACCTTATGAATCTTTTCTACGGTATATGCCTCAAGACTGCCGTTCCTCTTCTGAACCTGCATATAGTATCCCCTCTAAATAAATTGTTTTGTCGAAATCAATATCAGTTGAAAAGCTTTTTGAATAGCCTTTCAAGTATAAACTTCAAAATCACAGGAAGAACAACATAGAAAAACAAAAATGTTAGGATAACCGATCCAGCTTGAATTTCTGGATCATTTTTGATGTTATCCATTACAAACTGTTTGCAATCTTTTTTGAGCTTTCTTCTTGTGATAGGAGTTGCGGAAGCAAAATCACATCCTTGACTTGCTATTGTAGCCCATTCAGACGCATAGTGCAAGCACTTTTTTGCCACGATGCGACTTTCTTCATCCTCATATTCTGAATAGATATCTTCTTCTATGTCGTAAAAATTATATGACTTACCAAATAATTGTTCTGTTGATGAATCATCATAAGAAAACGTTATATCTGGTAAATATTTTAATTTTAGAACTCCACCGGTTTCTCCAAGCGTGATACCAATAATTCTAGCAGACAAAGAGATGAATTTCTTCCATGTCACCTTTGGCATAGACTGCGTAAAGGTTAATGTAATATCCTCATTGTTTCTGGTTATTTTCATATCCAGAGGGTGTGGGAATTGTAGATTTAGATTCTTTATGTTATAACCAGAGTTAGAAAATATGGAATCTATTATATCTCTGATTTGTTGAATCTGTATTTTCATAGTTTTACCTGTAAATTAAAGCCCAAGAGAATCCTAGAAAATTCTTTGAGATTTTTTCTTTCTCTTCTGGAGTAATCGTATGATTTTCGTCTGTAGTAACTAGTTCAATAAGCTTGATAATATTTGTGTCTAAGTTATCATACTTATTTTTTAATGAGTCTTCAAAAAAAGTTGAGGCCGCTAGAACATAAACATCATTAAGTTTTTGTATATCGGTATCATATTTAAGAAGTCTTGTTGAGAATTCTTGATTAAAAATTGCCAACTTGGCTTTGTCTGTTGGATCAGTAATTGCTTGAGCCATAGGGGTTACAATTTGTAGAATATCATCAGACGGTTTTTCTATGTTTAAAACCGACAGATCATTTTCTATTGGGCGTGGACCTATTGACGGCTTGTACGCTAATACTAATGCAGCAATAATACAAGCTAAACCTATAGCTGTTCTAATATTAAATATCTTGTTCATCATCTAGCACTCCATTTAGTAGAGGAAAAACCTCATCTAGTTTCTCTGATGCTATTTTTAATTTGCATCGGTCGCATTGTTCTTTTAATTGATACCATAGAGAAATGATATGTAAAAAATCTGCTTCTTTACTCGTTGAGTCTTTTGATACTGCGAGTGGTTTTATCTTTTTAGCAAAAAGCTTGGCTATAATCCATTTAGCATCAAGAAAGTTTGATAAAATAGTTAAACATCCTATGGCTAATAATCCGTAAATCAAATAATTAATTGACATTTTATCCTCTCATTTTCTAACAGGAAGTTTTTGCGATGGAATATCGCCTTTGTGATGAAACGGGCATGGTGTTTTGTGTCCATCTCCCTGTACTATTATACCAGTGCCTTTACAAACGCACTTTGATACATCTGGATTTGGACCAACAACATCGTCTGGCTTGGGTTTAATAACGAAGACCTCGGCTTCCGCTTTATCAAATGATGTTTTTGCCTTTTCTTGCCATTCGTTTACATAAGAAGAGTACATATTAGTTATATCTTCTGGATTGACACAAAACATATTATTTGAGCATCCAGTTAATATCAGTACTAATAATAGCATATATTTTTTCATTGTAATTTACCCTTAATATGAGTTGAAACTAGAAAGATCGATTTGTGTGAGTTGATAACCGCCACCCAAAGTAGTCATCATAGTATTAATAGCAGTTATGTGGTCACTTACTAGAGTTCCGCCGCCAGCACCTCCAGAAGTAAATGTTCCAAGAACTACCAAATCTCCATCAATTATTAATAAGACCGGATTACCCGAATCCCCCGTGATTATGTTTTCATAGTATGATTGTCTCAAGGTAGAAGATGGGTATTGTAAAAAAAATGACCCCAAATTGCCGAATGAACCTCGCCAATTTGCCACACTTGCCCTTTCGTTTTGATTTAGTCTTAAAACGGGTATACTAGAAGATGTTGAAAGGGAAGGTAAATATGTTCGCCAATTTGATGGAAGGACTTTAGCAAAAGAAATTGATAAGGGAACATCAGAATCTAATACTCCTATGCAGATATCTGGATAGTATGGAACATAAGATGGGTGTGTCAATCTGTTTGTAATTGTGCGAGATATAACAGTATTGTCAGAAGTTACAAATTTAATAGTAGCTCCGATTTCTGGACGAAAGTTAAGATGTTCGCAAAATAAAACATGTCTACGACTGATCAAAGTGCCACCCATAGTGTTTCGACCTGTACTATTCCAAGGAGAAATACAAGTTAAATCTATATCACTAATCCAACAATTTTGATTACGTATAAAAGTGTTACCGTTGATAGAATCCTGCGATGAATAAACTGTCATATCGCCAGATAAACGAGAATCTATTTGCTGCTCACAATGCAAAGCTAAAGAATTTGTTACCCAATTTAAAAAGGTATCAACCGTTGCAGACGATGCGCTAGATGTAGTGACATTAATTAATGATACCTCGCCATTATTAGAAGTAACTCTTAATGTGCAATTTCCATTTGATTGATAGGTAGCAATTTGTGTGTCGATATTAGATTCTACAGGGTGCGACAAGACTGTGGGATTATCCGAAGAGAAAGTTATAGTATTATTAGATGGTATTCTATTTATGAGTTTCACAATGAAATCAGTTACATATGCTGTGCTAACATTTCGTAAAACTGATTTATCATTTACAGTTATGGTAGAAGATGAACCAGCAGAGGTAATTCGTTTTTTTTCTATGGCCTCTATATCAAAAGACCTATTTGAGATAGTTTGTTTCTCAAATTGTCTAGTAAAGGTAGAGTTTGCTAAACCACAATTTATTGGATGATTTACAGCATCAAGCACAGCCATCAAGTTATTCTCCATCTCTGAGTAACAGTATCGTATATTAATCTAACAGAATACGCTGCGGCTAGCGTGTAATTGGAACCATTTGGTGTAATAATTCGATCTACAGCAATAGGTGTAAAGGCTGGGTTTCCCCCATAAGTTGCCGTATGATGTTTTATTGTTACTGTTACAGAGCCAACATTTATTAATAATATTTCATAACAAGCATTTGGGGCAGTTATTGCCCATAAATCGAATGGAAATGTTGCTGATAGCCTTATTATATCGGGAGGTATAGTAGTAGTTATTGGTATTGTTGCATTTGTAAATCCACTCAAATTTAAAATTGTTTTTGCTGCCTTTGGGCCGACAACAATTCCTCCAGCGGTCTGACCATCTCCAACAACTAATGACTTTTCATCGGTTTTCCATACTGGTTCACCCTGTAGCGGGGTGATTGCTCCCACTTCTGCCGCCGTCCCTCTTCTGATTTGTAAATTAGCGGGGCTAGTCATATCAATCCAATTGCCATCTTTTCTTCCATAAATGATCCCATCTTGTGGAGAATCAATGTCTTTCCAACTAATCTTTTTTGTTACATATGGATTACCACTATCAACTATAACTAATAGATCATCGCTAGTTATAGATGTTGCTGATGGGAGTTCGGTTATTTTAATTACATTAGCCATAAAATACCTTTTAATTAGATTTTATAATTTAGCAGCCTCTCGGAACGCTTGATCAATTGTATCATTATCCATGCTGAAGTTAGACGCGATAAGTGCTACGAGCGGATTTGTTCTTTCAACATACGGCGCATATTCCCACAATACTTCTGCTTCTGATCTTGTTTGAGAATCAACAATGGCAGAAATAGCATCGGTAATTTGTCCCATTGTTATTCCATTACGTATCAACCAAAGGCGAATTTGGGTTGCTGTGATGCTTTGAGGTACGGGTAAAATAATTGGCTCTGGCGATGGAGGAACATAAGTGTAGTCCATGCCATTATTTGGAATAGCTTCATAAAGAGATTGATCTTCAGAATAATAAGCTATTACTCTGGATTCTTGTTCTGGAGTTAGTGTGGGTTTTTCTTCGGACGCCTCATTAATAACGGGAAGAGGTAATGTTAAACCAATATAAGCCGCAGCTGAATTAAGGTCTTCCAATTTAAAAACCTTCGCGGAAGGTTGAGCAAATGTGAATTGATGTTTAAAATGAACGTCTGTTCGTATTTTGCGAGATACTTTTCGAAATTTAATTTCTTTATCTTGTTCAAGTGCATTCAAAACGGCATTAACATCAGTTAAGCCTGCCTCTGCCATTGCAGAGCAAAAACGTGAAATTGGATTTCGAATTATAAGAACTATTGGCTTGCTAGGTTTTTCTTCGCGTGGGCAAAGCCAATGAGCCTGAGTATTGTCCGGTCCTTTTCCCGCAGGATAAGCAGCGTTTTGAATTGTCGATTCTTGTTCTGGATAAAATGTGGCGATAATAGCGCGTGATAATGTACTAGAAGCTACTTTTGCATTAAATGCAACAGAATAAAGTGGTGTAATAAAATACATAAATATAGACTCCATTTGTTGTAATGATTAACTTCCGTAGACAGTATAACCCTTGGCTGTTGCAATAGTGGGGTTATCACTACTTGTACCGGGATTGTTAGCAACATTCAAAAAGCCAGCACTTGAAGCAAGGTCGGAATAGAATTGATTCAAAGCTCCCGCAGATAAAGAATTATCGCTTATATCTCCTCCATAAATCAATCCATATGTATAGCCCGAAGACCCTCCAAGTGCAACACCAGTAGCACGTAACGAAGTAAGGGAATTATCCGAACAATATAGAGTCGTTAACGCTGTAAATCCGCTAACGTCTAGAGAAACGATAAAATTATTAGCACAATTTAGACTACTCAATGAAGTTGCCCCGCTTGCATTTATAGATGTTATTGAATTATCTGAACAATTTAAGTTACTTAGTGACGTTAATCCACTAACATTCAATGTAGTAATGGAATTGTTAGAGCAATTTAAAATACCTAATACTGTCAATCCACCGACATTCAGTGTGGCGAGAGAATTATTAGAACAGTCTAAATAACCTAGTGATGTTAATCCGCTTACATTTAATGAGGTAAGAGAATTATTATTACATGACAATTGCTCTAATGTTGTTAATTCACTAACATCTAACTCGACAAGGGCATTACTATCGGTCAATAGAATTTCTAAAGCTGTTCCGCTAAGTTCTAACGATGTGATGGAATTATTATAACAACGCAAATGGGTCAGCGATGTGGCTCCCTTCGCATTCAATCTAGTAATAATTGAGTTGTTATAACAAAATACAGTATCTAATGCTGTCAGACCGCTAATATCCAATGCGGTAAGAAAATTATTATTGCATTCTAGACGAGTAAGCGCTGTCAATCCGCTGAGATTGAGCGATGTGAGAAGGTTATTAGCGCAATATAAATTAGTAAGTGCATTCAAGCCACTAATGTCTAGAGCAGTAACCTTATTATTTGAATTGCTAACATTTATCCATGTTAAGTCGCCGTCTTGGCTTAGACCGCTACTATCAGTACTCCAAATAAAAATTTCTTTAGGAGAAGGACCACTCCAGCTACCTTCTAATGGAATACTTAATGTAATGTAATGAGTAATGTCGGAACCGTCGCCAAATAGAGTAAAAGTTCCATCCCATGAGCGGACACCAATATATCCGGTTGTAGATTTTACGTATGCAACAAATTCGCTAGTGCTAATTGTTACAATTCGGGCCATGCCAAGTGGGTTTTGTTGTGGTCCTTTTGTCATAGGATCGCTAGATGTTACTTGGATGCTTCCGTCTGGAAAAGTTAATCCTTTGGCACCGACTTCCATGTTAGAAGTCCCGACGCCGGGAAATTCTAATGAAGAATCACACCAAATGTTAGCTGCTGTTGAGCCTCCATCAGTGGTACTTTTTAAATGACCGCCTTGCCAATTCAACTCATAGCCAACATAACAATTCAAACTGATACCACTTTGACCACCAGTTGAGTTGTCAAAAGTTCCTTGAGCTAGAGTGGTTCCGTTTGATAGATTTACACCAACAAATGTAGGGGTATCTGTTGTATTCAAATCTTGATCAAATGAACTTCCACCTCCACCGCCGATAACAGTAGCTAATTGACTAAGACTGATTTTTTTAGTAACTCCACTACCAGATGGGCTATCCATAAATAACATAATATCGTCATTGGACAATGAACCGCTTCCATCTGGAAAGTCTTTTATTCGTTTAATACTCATTTAACCACCTACTATTGTGTTAGTGCCAACGGTGTAGTATGTTACATCATCAAATCTATCGGTATATCTGTCTTCTAGGGTATTATAAGATATATTCTTTTCGTATGTTGGGTTGATAGTATCAAATGTACCCGTTCTTTGGCAGCATACCACTACTGTGCCAGTTTTTTGGGATTCATTGCCACTCACCACATTTGTTACTACATCTACTGTTGTTATCGCCATGTTAGTCTCCTTATAGGTATGGTATTATCTGTTTTCTTGTGAAATATAAGTTAACGAAGAATCCACAGAAAGCACTCAACACATTGCTAACTACTGGACAACAGTATGATTCCAATGGATTGATAAATACGCTAAGTAATAAGCTGATCCAAAAGCTAGAACATTCGTGGCATAATAAGGGTTTATTAATATAAGGTAATTTTGCTATTTGATTTCTTATAGGGCGACTAGCTTCTGTGTCGCTCCATCCATAAGATACACCTAAACAGCATATTAAATAGGTCAATAATTCGGTCATAGTAGATAAACGGTAAGGTTTTCTCCATTGTCTACTATTGAAAATGTTCTATACATCTTACCAGATAATGTTTGGGAGAATGCTAGCCAAGCTTCTTCACCCTTATCTACTGTGAATACTTTGCCAGCATAATTGTTTTGAATTCTTTGATTTTGAATTATTGCTATCTGGTTTTGCAAATCCTGCGGATTATCCACATATTTGTCTAATAGATTGGGGTCTTCGTTTAGTTTGTCTGAAAAATACTTTACAACTCTACCTCTGCATGTGCAATTAGGATTAGTTTTGAATGTGGTTAGGTCCGCTAAAATATCTGGAAAATCAGTTGTTAAACGGGTATAAAATGTATCATTTTTGATTAATATACCAAGAGCGTCGTTTAAGTTGATCTGATTGATAATCATTATTTGATCCTTTCGTAATTTATGGTGATCCAATATTGATTATACTGTATCTAGCTAGTTTTAGCAGCACACAATTATGCTATTCGGTTGGTGTATTAGATTCAATAACTGTGACTGTACCATCTTCATTTATGGTAAATTGACCAACTAATGATAATCCTTCTTGAATGCTTTCTGGACTCACGCTGCCTATTAATGTACCGATAGCATAGTGTAGTTCAAATATTTCTTTAGCATTTGTTCCTAATGCAGAAGATATATCTGATGGGGACGCACCGTTTCCATTACGCCAGAATATTTCAGACCCTTGATTGAAGGCGTTTACCATTTGTTGATAAGTATGTCTAGTGATTTGTATCAATCTTTGGGCAGCTAATTCTGCTGGCTGCGGTTGATTTATTGATTCATTGTTTAATATACTCATTATTTTCTCCTATATTATGGTGTGCCATAACTAACTTGACTAAAATCTACAACTCCTACCCAACGAATATTTTTGCCAGCAACACCAGTTATTCTTATTTCTAATGCTTCATTGGTATCATCAGCAACAACATCAGCTATAGATGTTGCTATACTACTTTCAACACCACTACTTGCTACTACGGTTCCTATCAAAACTGTTGAATTAGCATTATTTCGTCTAATTCCTCCCCTAAATGTCCACCATCCGCCTTGATGATTCGTTACGTTGTAAGCACTTAATTTGATATCAAAAGCCCAACATGTTTGTGCAGGAATAGAGAAAATATTATCTGCTGCTGGAGTTGATCCATTGAGGGTCAATATTTGTTGAGTGTCATCCGTGGTTAATCTTCTACCAATTAGGATAGTGTGCTGGGCATCACCGGCACTATTAAATAAGCCAGCAGCGTGACTTAATTCTCCCTGCCTAGTGGCTTTTCCTCTAAATCCTCCCGGCACGAATGAATATACTCCGTTGGCGATGTTATTTGATCCACCCCCTATAGATGAAGATGTGGCTGACGCTGTATTGGAAGTACCACCGCAAATAACTGATCTACTACCGGTAGCATTATTTAAGTCACCTCCGCATACTGTTGACCAATTACCGGTAGCTATATTAGTTTGTCCACCAACAACGGTTGAATAACTATTAGCGGTACGATTATCGGACCCTCCACCTATAACGCTATAGGTTCCAGCCGCCACTCCCGAAACAGAAGTTCTGACTCTTTGAAAGTCATTGCTATAAATACCTCTAGTATTTCCGCTAGTGTCTGCTAATAATGCACCAGCCCCATTTGGACTAACTATTAAATCTGTGTTTGCTGTGGCTATAGATAAAATATTGTTATCTAATCTAAGATCATCTACATTTATTTGACTAGTAGTACCCTCTATATTAAGCGTTCCATTTCCAAATAATGTTGCTATATTATTCGTTCCAGCATACCATTTAAAAGCCCTAGATGTAGATATGGGTATAGAAAACCACATAGCTCCAGCTTCTATGCCTAATGCATATTCTACTTGATTAGAAGCAACATTTGGTGATAAAACAATTTTAGTACCAAGACTTCTATTTGTTGTAAAAGCTGGCGCTGCTACTCCACTAGCATTAAAATCAATTCTATTACCATTGGTCCCATTTAAAAATAATTGAGTATTACCAGTTTCATTACCAGTATTACCATCGATATCTATAGTTTTGAACAATCCACTATTAGCAATAAGGGTTGAAAAATTTCCACTAGAACTTGGAACCCATAGTCCACTGCCGCTGTTGTATTGTAGAAATTGACCGTTAGTAGCTCCATTTGTAGCGACATTGTGAAGTTCTTCTAATTCATAACCATTTTGTATGGCGACGTATATTCTTCCCGAACTAGAGTTCTTTTTGAGAACAACGCCAACAAACACAAGATGTTCTGGGGCATAATTCTTTGTTGTTGTGTATGTTCCGGGGGTATTTCCTAGCCATAAAATATCTCCAGCATTATAACTATTAGTGTCTATTCCCCTAATGATGCCTCTATTTATGACCCAACCTTCAGAACCAGCTGATATATTTTCAGCTACTATACCAAATGTTTTAGCTGATGTTGTGTCTGATGCACTAGATGCTCTTTTAACAGACACTCTTTGCCCCTGTGCGCCAAATATATAAACAACTTCACCTTTATTTAATGTTGTGGTTTCAGCATTATAGACTAATGAGGTTAAGTCCTGACCAATAGATAAAGCAATATTGCCACCCTTCAGATATTCTTGTAAGATTCCTTCTCCATCATCCCAAAATATTGATCCATATCCACCAACCGTTTCTGGCGTTGTGTCAAATTGGATTGTATCAAAAGTACCACTGTGAGCAATTAAATTGCCGCTAACATTTAATAAAGTCCCATCAAAAGTTAAATTGCTTTCACCGTTGATTCCAGATGTGCTGCCGTCGCTAGTTAAAATTCTATTATCTAGAGGGTTGTATACATATGTTTGTCCTCCTCCAGACCCTGTTGATCCAGACCCAATTGGACTTAAATCTGACCAAGTATCGATACCATTACCTATTTTAAGAATATTGGTGTCTACAGCGAAGGCTGGTTCACCAGAAGCTAAAACTGGATTATAAGAAACGAAATCTGTTTCATTTCCTCTTCTTAATTGTATCTTCAAGAATTGTTTTTGAGAATCACAAGGATTTAGTTCATTTTCTGGCATCAAAACACCTTATCTAAAGTCCAAGTTACTTTTCGCGGTGGGAATCCATCAACATCGCTGAATACCCAAGAACCGTTTTGATTTAACATTTCAGCAGCATCGCGTTCTCTTATCCAGAAACTACCTTCTGGTTGATCATGACGTTTTTCACCGCCATTCCATACGCCCCAACTATTCTGAATGAGGAATAGCGTTTCATTATAAATTTCGTGTGTATCATCTACACCTATCCAAGCCATCGCGTGACTCCAAGAGCCACTTCGTGATGCTACTCCATATTTATCTCTTCTTGAAGAGAATCCAGAATTACTACAAACACTAATAGAATAACCATTAGCAATAGCATCTCTAGCTTGTTCTATTGTATTTATTAAGCTGATAGTTTTAACTTTATGTTTTTGGGCATATTTAACTAATTCATCTGGAACTCCAGAGCGGCCCCATTTACCACCAATGGCACTGTATTGTGATAAATCGTAGTCGCCGTACTTTTGTCGTAATAATATTCCACCCGTTTGATTTACAAATCGTGCGGCACCAGAACAGGTCATGCCCTCGCCGCCGTGCCCTCTAGAACCATAGATACCCTCTGTTGCTCCACGGGCAACGAAATCTTCTCGTTCACCGTTTAATATTTCACAACTACGGGTCACATCTACAGCATTTCTAGTTGCATGGCTAACACAATCGCCTTGTACCTGTCTTTCTGATGGACCAAACGCTGGATCAAACTGTAATAAAGACTTAAAAGGTAAAGCTAGTTTACCCTTTCCAGTGCCAAACAAATCGTGTGCTGCCACACCGAATAATGGGTGTGGAAGCTCTCCAAGTAATTTGTCTAAATCTTTTGGGTCACAGTATGATCCAACAAAGCCGTCTTTATAGGCTTTAAGTAAATCTCTAGGTGTTTTAAACATATTACTTATCCTTTGTGTTATCTCTTGCCCATTTGACTACAGTATTGATGACAACTGCTACTACTGGAACGATTAAAGCTGACATATTGCCAAGATCAATCTTTGCGAGATTTTCACCGACATATGTTAAAACAGCAGCTAATCCTACTAATAGAGCATTTTTGCCAACTGATACTAAATCATATGCATTTAGAGCAAAAGATTTTGAACCGTAGTTGTTCATGTTAAGTCTCCTTTGTGTCTGAAATACTGATACTAATTAAAAACCCACCATGAGAACTGTCGTTAATCTTATACGGAAAACCGATTAGTTTTATGGCCTTGTCCTCGCAGTTTCTTGTCATTTTAACGAATTTTCTATTCATGTCTAAGCACGATTTGAATTCGCTAAAAAATTCTTCTCTTTCGTCTTCGTGGATATAACTTAACCAATCATACCCATCGACGCTATTTATTAAATCGCTAGTTAATTCGTAAAAGCTATAGTTTGTCCAGACTAATCTTCCGTGATCATCAGTTTCGAAAAGAGCTTCTTTAGTATAATGTAAAGCCGCTTTTGTTCTTTGTTCGATAACTTTCTGTCGTGTTTCCATTCTGCCTATAGTGACTCTTAAATCTATAACAGCATCTTTCAAACTATTTCCACCATTTGTGGTTAGTTCTTTTTTTATTGCTTGCAACGAGTTGATGAGATCATCTTGACTTTTAAGAAGCTTGATGATTGGCTTTATTGCTTTGACCCAAATTAGACTACAGAAGGTGCCTAAACCACCAAGTAAACTAAATACTAATGTTATATGTTCGGGGTCTTTGAAGTCTATCATTTTACCTCCAAAGTAATGGAATTATGCCCCACAACCCATGCTGTAGGGCATATTCCAAATAATTACCGTATCAAGACTCGTAACTATTCTTGGCCTTATATGATGTGCTAACTGGATTTTTAGCGCCAAACATATAGGTTAATTCACCGGGAACGCTTCTTGTTGGTGTAGCAGCATCATCTGTAGCGGCTGTTGAGCCATCATCAGCCTTAACAAAGTTTGCTTCTGAACCAGCACTAGTACCCTTTGTACGACCGGGAACAACATCTCCATTTGGAACTGCTAAAACGTTGAATTCAGCGTCAGCGTAAGCACCAATTCTGTAAGTTGATACAGTCTTGTTGATACTCTTACCAGTAACTCCACCGGGAATAGTTAAGAATGTAGAAGTTGAATTATTTACCTTTGAGGCGTTGTCGCCAGCGGCTCTGAGTAAATAATTTGTACCGGGAGCAGGTGTATAGGCAAAAGTACCAGAACTCTTGGCCTTTGTTACACCATGAGGGTCAGCATTAGAAGCACCGCCGTTTGTATCTTGTACAACGACTGTGCCATAACTTTTCTTAGCGGCATTAACTTCTACTAGGTCTAAAACGTTGGCGATTGGGCCGCTAGCGGAAACATTGCCAGCGGCTACTAGTGTGCCACCGTTATTCTTTTTTGATCCGCCGCCGGACTTTGCAGCTGTGGTTGACATAGATTTTCTCCATTGAAATTAGTTAGAAATGTCATATTCCACATCCTTTTAAAGTCCGGTTCCTACTTATTTATACACATTCAAATGAATTTTTTCTGAATGTTTTTCATGATTTTATGCATCTTTCTGCGTGTACTTTCCCTATTCATATTATGCTTTTTGGCTATTTCTGCTATGGTCATGTTAGCGATTCTATCTAAAAACATCTCTTTTTCGGTTTCGTCATGTAGTTCATCCAGAACGTCTACGAGCATAAATTGATCATTATTTTGTGGTATATTGTCGTGCAATTTGCCACCAAATCTATTCATTTTTTGAGCAAACTTAATTTCCTTCATGCACTCTATAAAAACTCCATTATAGAGATACGTCGTAAACTTAGCACCCTTTGATGGCTCATGATTCAAAAACGTTTTCCATAAAGCATTTAGCTGGCAAGAATTAATAGTATCCTTGTCTAGCTGATTACTAAATCTACGTGACGCTTTGTTCATTATCTTTACAATATTTATGTCTTTTAGAGCATCTTCAATCTTTGTATTCAAATCATTCATTAGTTATCTCCTAAAATAGCTTTTTCAATGTCATTTCTAACTTCTGTAAAATCAAACATTTGTCCTATACCAACAAAAAACCTGTATCTGCTACAGATTTTCAAGACCTCAATACCCGGAACTTTGTTTAATACATCTTTAATTCCGTGTGTTAGATCAAAATTTGTGTGACCAAGCCAGCAATCAAAGCTTGACAACATAGCAACATCATCCATTAACTGTGGTGTTATCGGCACCATAGGGCTGGAGTTAATAATATTTTTCTTCTTGTCGAAAAGATCGTAATCATCCTCATCTTCGTCTTCGTCCTCTTCTTCTAGTTCCTCCCCCATATCTCCTAATTTATCTAAATGTTGCATGGCTATGTTTTGTATAATATTGGTAAGCATGGGTGAAGTAAGCTGTTTTTCAAGATAGTCTTCGTACTTCTGCCAGCCAATCTTTTTGATATTTTTACTCATTATCGTGACTCCAGCGTGATTATACCATGTCGGATGGTCTGATACAAGGCTCGTCTTTGAGACTTTCCTTATGACCATTGAGTATTTTTTCTCTTACTTGACGGCTTATATGTGTGAAAATTTTGATTAGTAACTCTTCTTGATTATCTTTAATCAATGATGACTTGATCATTTCTATAGTTTCCATATAGCAAGTTTCTTCTGCTAGTGTATCCAATAATTCACAAAGACTAGCGATAGAATCATCGTCATAATCGGACAGTTGTATATTTATGTATGGTCCAGAACCGTCTGGTTTCATATAATAACATATAGAGGCTGATACTGGCTCATCCGGTTCTTTAGGCGGGTTGTCTTTTCTTCTAAAGAATTCAAATAGCATTAGTTATCTTTCTAGCTGAGTTTTCCCATGTAAAATTTTTAGAGGTTTCAATACCAACAGTATTTAGTTCTAATGCTCTGTCTTGATGCAATCTATAAACTTTTCTCATTGACTCGACCATGTAATCTATAGTATTATAGTCAATTTTGGCCCAATTACCCTGACCATGAAACCATTTGCCATCATAAGCAACTTCTGTCTCACTGATTGGTGCTAAATAAGAATTGGCATCTGTGCAAAATTCAGTATGAGCAGAATAATTTGTTGTTATAACTGGCCTGCCACAAGCCATCATTTCTAATAATTCTAAGTTCCACCCTTCTGCTCTAGAAGGAAATATGCCGCAATGGCATTGTTTCATAATAGTATACACTTCTTTTTGGGTTGGCTGTCGCGGGATAATAGAAATCTTACTGCCCAGTTTTGATTCTTTATAGAGTCTTACCCATTCTTTTTGCTCATTTTCAGTATAAAATGGATTATCACACATCAATACTAATTCTACGTCATCATTAGTTTCAAATGCTTTATTAAATATTTCTACTAGAGCGTCGTGTCCTTTTCTTATTTCCCATTTTCCGCAGTTATAGAATCTAGTAGTTTTAGAGTCAACATACTCTGCTGGCTCAAAAATACTTAAATCTACACCTAGAGGTATTACGCAAATCTTATTTTCATCGATAGATAGATTCTCTAAAATCACTCCCTTTGCCCAATTTGAGCAAACAAATACTTTGTCTAGAGAACTAAGATGATGTTGTTCAAGTTTGTCAAACTTATCTAATTCAAAGATTGGGAATCCAATTCTTAAGCCTCTACCGACAAATTGAGTCATGTCGTTTTGATGCCATATTTTAATACATGGAGCATCAAAATCTGTTAATCTACCCCTTGATATACAGCTACGAATAATGTTCGCATCTTCTTCGCTTGTCACTTGGGGTTGCCCTATGCACCATAAAGACACTGGTGCAATTTTGCTAAGACTTTTGGTTATGTTTAATCCGGTGACTCCATAACCAAGTTGATTAATAGGTGTTAATAAGTTTATCATTGGTGTTCCTTGAAAATTTGTGATCGGAATATGAAACTATCATACTTGGATCAAGGATTATATTATATCCTTCATTGATCAATTGTTCATTTAGTATTACGTGATCCGGGTCAACTTCTCCCTCTTCCCATTGTCTAGCACCGTATTTTTTATTTTTTAAAAGTGGTAGTCGATAGATAGACATACCTCCAAAGTTTGATGAAACTTTTAATGGTTGATCTCCACGGTCAAATGTTATTTTATTAAACATAGGCGTATTTAAAATATGAATACCTCTGGGTTTCCCAAAAGGTCTGAACGCTAAAGAATCATACATAATGTAGTCTTCTGGCTCACAATCTTCTAATAATTTTATATTGTTTGCTTCTGTTAAAACTCCATAGGCTGACACGCAAGCATTTTTCGGATCAGATTCAAGGGTAAAAATTCCATGCTGAAAACCAGTATATGACCAGCCCCCCTTAATATCTAAGTCTAATATGCACAAATAATCATAATCTGCATAGTGTGAAATTACGTGATCAAGATATTTATTCCTACACTGTGCTAATATCTTGCATCTTCCAAAATGCCACGGGTCTGTTCCATCATCTACCAACCGTCGATAATCTTTGTCATCTCTTTTCTCAGATAAGAATTCTAATTTTGTTTTTGTACGATATGATTCTAATATGCTAACGGTGTTGTCCTCAGAATCGTTTTCGTATAAAAAAATACTGAAATCTTTGAACATATTGGATGTTTTGTGCATTCTTTCAATATTTAGTGCTATGGTATCTTCTACATTTCTACAAATACCGGCAAAAACGATCTTTTTGGATTTAGCAATTTGTAAACCCGTATCCACTTTATATTTATATATGTGTGGATTTTTAAGTCGGCTATCGAATATATTTTCTGGAAAATTTGTATTCATCAGAATTCCTTAAAAAAGAACCATCTTGATAGTGTATCTATATTTTTTGTTTGATCTATGTATTTGAGATAGTCTACAACTTCTTCTATTGTAGAGAATATATATTCATGTGGCAGCATAAAAAATAACCAATTGGGTGCTTTTGATTTTCCTTGCTTGCACCATACTAAAACTGGTTTTTTCTGCCTATTGGCTGTTACTATTTCTTCGTAAGTCCCACAGGCGTGAACGTCTAGGTCTATGTGTGCGATGATAAAATCAGATATATCAACACACCTTAAATCGGCACTTCTGATAGATGAGAAATGTTTTCTGATCTTTTCGTATTGTCCGGTTTCTTTGTAATAGTCTATCCACCATCTGGTTTCCTCGTCTTCTCTGACGGTCAGAATGGGCTTTTTACATGGGTCAATAACTCGTACACCAAGGTCTTTAAGAATTGGTGTTAACTCTTGTCTCCAAGTTACTCCACCGTCATGTACCCTATCCATAGCACCAACAAGATAGGTTTTGACGCCGCGAAGATTATTGATTAAATCCATTATCTATGCTCCACCATATCTTATTAATACCAAGAGATTCTATAATTGTTTGACATCTTTTGCACGGCTGACTACACCTTAGTTCTCCACGCTTATTCAATCTTATTATAACCATTCTGAGGCTACTATCTATATAGTATTTTCCCCAAAGTCTGGAAATTAAATCTGTTTCGGCATGAAAGTGTGGATACTCAAGTTCAGTATTGAATCTTTTAGCCAACATTAAAGCTTTAGTGTGTGTTTTTTCTGGATTATTCTGACCAATTGCCAAAAGCTTATTTCTTTTGTATGCAAATGCAAAATGAAAGAATTTGTTTTTGGTTTGTCTATCTTCTTTAGCTTGAGGTAATAGGCTTAGAGCGATATCCATAGATTGATCAATTATATTCATATTAATTCCTAAGAGCCATAACCAAAAATTCTTGTACGCTTTGGGGCTGCGGATCATTGTTGAAAATCTCAATCGCTTTGTTTTTAGCAGGAGTTTTCTTCATACCCAAGGCATGTAATGCATCAACACAATCTTTGAAAAGCTGTGAGGATTTGAAGTCTTTCTTGCTCTTGTCTATGATATAGACAGGCGAGTTCTCAACATATCCAAACGTAAACAAATCCATAGATTGAGGCGAAATATGCTTAGTAGGATCATTGTAAGCTTTGACAAAGTGATAAACGATAAATGCTATAAAAGCAAGTGCAAAAAAGTGTCCAAGCATCGGTGAGGGTTGAGGATTCATGAGTTGCTCCTTGAGAGTTTGTACACCATCATTATACAATGGTATCGGCAGTTGTCAAGGGCGAACATAAATAAAAATGGCCCGCTGCTTCCTTGCAAACGGGCCATTCTCTACTTACTATCAATTGTTGGCACTATTCAGTTTTCTCTTTTGAAGTCTCTGTTACAGTATTAGATGGACCAAGAGAAATTTCGTCAGCCATAACGCATATCGAATTCTTCGTGTTGCCATCCTTATCCTGATAGTCATCGATTTTGATCTTTCCTTGAACGCCAACTAATCGTCCCCTAGTAAGGTGTCCCTTTAATGCTTCTGCCATCTTACCGAAGCAGAGAACATTTAGAAACAGGGTGTCTTCATTTCTACGGTCATTTACCGCCATACGAAACTTTGCCATCGTTGTACCCTTTTGGGTAACGCTGAGTTCCGCATCCTTTGTTAATCTGCCACAACCTAGCCATGTATTAATATTCATACAATCATACCTCCAGTGCTGAACGAATCTTACCACGAACTACCTGAGTATTACCACGATTATAAGTACCTAGAGTGGCACTATAAACGTTTCTAGCGAATGATCTAGGGATGCCTAATAGTCTTGCGGCAAACTCCGTATCCTCTCTAGTATTGTTAAAAAACCCGAAACCAGCCTTGTGAGCTAAAGCTGTAATGGGATTTAATGTGAAGCCCTTGAAGTAACCGCTCTGAATCTTCGCAGTTACCTTATTGTTTTCAATGTCCCAATGATATGCATTGGAAAGGTTTTGTAAACGATTAAAAAATTCACTGTATATCATACTAGTCTCCTATTTGCTTTCCTCTGTGCTAACTTTTTCGCTATTTTCGATTTGCTCTAAACCCTTGGCGACGTATAAAGAAAGCTTCTGAATTTCTTCCTCTATAAACTGCTTCTGAGCTTTTAGCTCTTCTATTTTCGCGTGAACATTTTGTAAGTGGGCTTTAGCCATTTCTACAACTGACATTTTTATCTCCTGTTTCAATGTTATATCTACTAGCGGTTAAAAAAACACTATCTCTTGTATTGATATGTTAAATAGTCTAATAAATCATTATGGGTCCAAGTTACTTGATATTCCCCATCTGTAGATAATTCTGCTATTTCTTTATATTCTTTCTGTATTTTGATTATTAAGCTTGCTAAAAATTCTTTTTTGTCATTTAGAATACAGTGATCAATGACTTCAATCATGTTTCTAATTTCTTCGTCTTGATGCATGTTAATATAGAGTTAACTCTATCCCCGACTCTTCAAATAGTTGTTGACTAACCTCAAACTCATTTGCCCACCTTTCTGGCATATGGTTGTATGATACTACTCTTTTGATACCGGTTTGTATAACCATGCCAGCACAGCGAGGACAAGGCATGAATGGATAGGTATAAAGTGTACAGTTATGTAGTGATCTATTGGCAAATAGAATAGCATTCATTTCACCATGAACAATAATTTTGTATTTTGTTTCTCTGTCTTCAAGCCTACCATCGTCAACAATATCTTGAGGAAATCCATTATATCCAACTGATATAATCCGATTGTTGTTATCGGTTATAACAGCACCAACTTTAGTTGATGGGTCTTTTGACCAACTAGAAATAAACTCCGATAAATCAAGAAACCTTAAATCCCACTTACTTGATTTTAGTGAACTCATACCATAGTAATCCTAAGTTTGCAAAAACGTATCCGGCCCACATTACTCCGTGAGGTCTATCACCTTGATGCAAACAACTTATGCATGTAAAGGCATAGCATAATGTTGATATGATGATTGCAGGTATAGCCATTAATTTTTCCTTACAACAATTGTTCCTCTTCCACCCTCATTTAAAGATTCAACAGTATAATTGCCTATCTCTTCAAACATAAATTTTAAACATTGTCCATTTGGCGACCAATAGTTTGTTTTATCATTATTAAGTGAGTTTTTTGGATGAAACTGCATTAATGGAATTGGATTACCAACATTACACATGTGGGTTTCTAGCATAATTCTACCATTCTCATTCAATAAAGAATCTAGTATCTCCAATGATTGATATGGATTCTTTAAATGATAGAACACTCCAGCGTATATAATAGAATCAAATTTACCCAAAATATCTGGATGCATTTCTTCAACATTTAGTACGTAACTTTTTACGCTTGATTGTAATACTTCTTTCGCAATATCAAAGCCTCTCTTTGATCTATGATACCCATTTTTAGAGGGTTCGGCCATGCCCGTCCAGACAAACTTATCTACAGCAACGACCTCTGATGCACCCATGCGTTCAGCGTGAAAAGAATAGTATCCATCCCAAGCACCAACATCAAGAACACGTTTGTTTTGGAAAAAATCTATTGGAAACCACTGTACTTCTGAAATATGTACAGATGGTCCTCCACCCTTTTCTCCATTTGAAATAATACCATCACCAAAATCTATGGAGTGCCACCAAGCATTATAGGAATTAACTAAATTTCTTTTTTCTTCAACTGATAACATCAAACACTCCTATCAAAATGAACGCGATTTACTTTTATGAACTCTGCACATTTTGGCAAATCTTTAAGAGAAGATGCACCAACATAAGCACAAGCACTTCTAATGCCACCTAATATGTCCTGTAATATTATAGAAGCATCGCCCTTGTAAGGCACAGTCACTACTCTGCCTTCGCTTGCTCTATAATTTTTAATACCACCGTATTTTTCTTGAGCCTTGTGAGAACTCATTCCATAAAATGTTAACTTTGTTTTTCGCTTTTCTACGTCATCGTACTGAGGATCGATTGGTTGCCAACCGCCACTCTTCATTCGATATTCGTATTCCCATTCTCCTTCGCATTGCTCTGTGCCAGCCAACATTCCACCAAGCATAACGAAGTCTGTGTTAGCCGCAAATGCCTTTACAACATCTGATGGTGTTCTACATCCACCGTCCGCACAAATCAATCCTAGGTGCTTGTCTCCACTTTTTAATCCGTGTGCGGCATGAGAACATTCGGCAATTGCAGAAAGTTGTGGATATCCAACGCCAGTTTTTAATCTTGTTGTACATGCTGAACCGGGACCAATTCCAACCTTAACAATATCTACTCCACCGTGAAGAATCAATTCTTGCACCATTTCTGGTGTGCATACATTACCAGCCATAATGATTGGGTGCTTACCAACTATTTCTCTAATACCCCTACAGAAATGTACAAAATTATCTGTATAACCATTGGCAACATCTATGCAAAGATTTGGGAAAGATTGTAAGCGGTCAGAAACCTCTATTAGTTTAGAGATTTCTTCTTTCTGAATTCCCATACTATACCAGTAGTTATTAGGATCGACAAGATGCATGGCATAATCCTCTGCCTTATAATGCTTATGCAAACAAGTCACCATATTAAACTTGTTTAAAGCTTTTGCCATATCAAACGTTCCGGTTGTGTCCATATTAGCTGCCATGATTGGAACGCCATTCCAAACGCGATTAGAGTGATAGAAAGAAAACTGTCTATCGACCAACACACTGACCCTTGAGGCGGCTTGCGATCTCTGTGGAACGAGTAAGACATCATCAAAATCTAACTTAGTATCATTTACAATTTTCATGGATATTCCTTTGATTCATAAAACAATGGTGGGTGCTGGATTCGAACCAGCGAAGCTATAAATGCATCAGATTTACAGTCTGACCCCTTTGACCGCTCGGGAAACCCACCTAAAGTAAAACGGAGTGAGTTGCCCCACTCCGTTATACCTCACATTCAATCAATCACGCACTAACCAATTCTCGACCAAGACGCTTTGCCAGCACAGCATTAATCTTGTCAATCTTAGCAGTCACTTCAACAACCCACTCACGATTACGCTGCTTACGCTGAACATGATCAATATCACTATCGGTCATATGAACGACCTTATCAAAAACGCTATCGAATTCAGCCACAACTTCATAACGGCAGCAGCGAAGCTTCTGGAACTTATGATCGCTGGGAACGCTAACTACATCACGCGGATTGACTTTGCAAATCATAAGACGGTTTCCACCATCATTATCTTCGTCATCAAGATCAATGCCACCATAACTCTTAGCATAATCAATTGCACCAACGTGCAGACCGTGACCACAACCGTTATCACGATTACTATCTACAGTGCTACGTGATACTTGGCAAACCGATCCTACGCTGTTATCGAACTTGCCAGAATAAATATCACGATAGTCCTCACGAACAGCTTTGTAGGCGAGGAAACAACCATCATAAGTAATCGGCATGTTCTTATTTTCCATGAAATCAAAGAGTTCAACAACAGCATGATCAGAAGGATTCTGACTCAGATTATCAAGGAAATTAAGCATCGGCTCAAAAGGGAAACCCTGCTTAACCATATCGATAATGGTATTGGTGAACATGTTTGGCATCTTGATACCATCCCAAGACAGCGAACCATCTGTGCAGTTAACATAACCCTCACAGTAGGCATTCACATGGGAAACAATATCATAAGCAGCTTCAAAATGCTCGACATTGTTATTCTTAAGATGCTTTACCAGCTTGTTATAATTAGGGTGAGACTTGCCAAAGCAATATGTCTGACCACTAACAATCGCAGTAACAGTACCGTCATTTGCAATAATATACTTGTTGGACATTATAATTCTCCTAGTTTATTCACATAGAACTCAGAACGCTGGACATATGTTCAGCAGACTCAATCGTGTCGATATAATCGGCAACGATCTTAACATCATTTTGACCCACATTACCATAGTAACCCATGTTAGCAATAACCTTGAGCATAGGATACTTCTTTACAGCATCATCAAACCTCTTGGAGAATTTCGTGTTATCGATCTTCATTCCAGAGAAATCAACGCTATCACAATTTGGAATAGTGCTGCTCATGGCACGAACCAACTCCATATCGTGTCGAATAGAAGACATACGCTTCTCATGCTCATTATACTCAGCGACGATCCTCTTTGCCTCATTATCGGTTTGTGTGGCACTAAAGATAGTCGCAAACTTTTCATTCCTGTTAGCAGACAGGCCGCATCGGACGTTGCAATCAATAATGTCTTGCTTATGATTCGCAACAGCCTTGTTGAAAACTGTACGCATAATATCAACGGCATCGCCCCAATTAGAACGCTCTGCAAGCTTACGATTCTTAATCACAGATGGCTTAACAGCGTAGAACGTCATACCATCAACATCGTCAGGATAATGCTTGTGCATATAAGTAAGGGCATTTGCAATGTGGCTAGTATCCATATCCTTGTATCCAATGGTAATATTACCCTTAGATTCAGTGAAATAGTACGCATTCTCATACTTTACACTCATATTACACTCTTCAAATCGGCCAGTTTCTTCGTTAAAAACTTGAATATGAACAGGCGGAAGACCATCACCAGAGCCAGAACTGGTTCTATCATAGGTGATCTTGGGCAAACTAGAAGTCGGCACAATATCATCCTTGGTCGCTCCACCAAGTATATCATACAAAGCGTTGTTGTCAACAGTCTCTCCATCCTTAAGCTTGTAAACATAGCACTTTTGTTCACCGTGTTCTTCACGCATAAGTTTCTTGATTCGACTCAAGCCACCGCGATTCAAATCGTCAACAAAGAACCTCATGTCGCCCGTGAAGTTAATAAACTCAACATCTGTTGAACTATTGACCTTCTTGCGATAGTAAGACTTATTGAGGAACGTGAGTGAAAGCTTGTCCTTGATATTAACACTCTCATTAATAATGTTATCGAACAGCTTTTGACCATTCCAACTGATCGACTTCTGGAGCGATTCAATAGCATTCTTGATAGAAGAACACTGGTCACTAATCTGAACATACTTAACGCGAGCCTTATAAAGTGAAGGCTGGCTCTGGATTTGATCCTCAATCTTTGATGCAATCTCAGAGGCAATACGATTCACGATATTCTTGATATTGATCTTCGTGTCCTTGCTATAAGACAGAGCCTCACGACTAGGGGTAATGTCAACATCACCGATATTCACAAAGATGCGAAGACCATCGGAATACTGAATGAATCGTGCTTCCTTATTGTCGCCGTCACCCATGATCTGAAAATGATCAATAGGATATGCGATCTGACCCATGATGATCAAATTGCTAGCAGAATGATCATTGTCATCAAAGTACCAACCGTCGCCAGCGAGAACTTTGTCGATCTTCTTAAAGATAACTTTCTCACCAACAAAATTAGGCTTGACCTTGAAAAACTCATAGACTTTAGTAGCCTCGACATTAAACCTATTAACGTCGTTCGAATTGACTTGAATAGAAACCTTGATGCCATTCGGCTCATCAGTCTCTGTTTCGTGCATTAGAGAGAAAACGGGGCTACCGTCCTCATTCTTATATGCATTGTAGATACGCTTCTTGCCATCAAGATAAGCTTCGACAGTAAAGCTATCAGAATATGCAAACGGAGCCTTGCTACCAAGACCAAGGCAACCAACAGCGTCGTTGCTATTGTTGCGAGTACTACGAAAATACGTAGTATAAAGTTGCATACAGTTATCGTGATCCATGCTAGTGCCATAGTCACGAATAAAGAAAACGGGATTCAGAACAGTGGGAAGGTGAACGTCAAAAGCAACGTCACGCTTGCCAGCATCAACGTGGGAATCGTAAGCGTTGGTCGAAAGCTCACGAACAACCGCGAGAACTTTATTAGAATAAAGACCGTCAGAAAGGATGAAGAAAGCCTTGGACGATGCTTCGATGCTAAACTTAGACTCTTCGAAGTTACCAGACTTTTCAATAACGTTTGTACCAGCGTGAAGTTTCATAATTGCAAAATCTCCTACAAGTGCTTAATTGTCGAATGTGCTATCAGTATACCACAGTTATCGGCTGTGTCAAGCGGCAGCTTTAAAAATTTTTCTAGCGTGTCTGCTCTACGCAGAAAAATAGCGGTTCTAAAGCAAAATCAACCAAATGACCATCGACGTAATCGTACCACTGATCTAGAAAATCTTTCACATTGTTGATATCTTCTGTGCAATATCTATAAGAATGGTAATCATTGATATCATCGTTCCAAATAAAAATTTTATCGTAATTTGCTTCTACATTGCGGGAATCTTCCTTGAAATATCTTGCTGCTAAAAGTTGAATAGGTGAGTATTCATTATTTTTCATAGAGCGAACAATATCACTTTCAGACATTTGAAGTTCGATTTTCATTTCCAGCCTAAAGCCTCCGAAACAGTTGGTAATTGAGAAACAAAAACATCCTTACATTGATTTGCTATATCCATATGTTCTTTTTGTGTTCCATTAGACGATCTTAGATTTATGTAGTGAATCCATGATCTAACGGTTCCACTCATATAAAGCCTAGTGGGGGTTGCTAGTGGAAGAATAAATCTTGCACATTCTTTTGCTACACCATCTGCTATCATACCATCATAAATAGCTTTTGCTTTAGCAAAATGTTCTCTTACTTGAGTATTCCATTTTACTTTTATTTCATCAGAAATATCATTAATGCTATTTTGTCTATTTTTAGTATCTTGACGGCGTAATTCAAAGGTAGGTATTTCTTGTGCCAATAGCGTTGTGTCAGCATATCTCTGACTAAATTCTTGAAAGGTAAAACTTCTATGACGAAGAATTTGTGCGGCTAATCCCCTAGTGGTATCTATTTCAACAGTCATGAAAGCTTGTTCAAATATTGACCAATGCTCATGATCTATACAATACTTAAGAAGCTTCGCATATTTCTCATTGGTCTGATTATTAGGGTTGCTAACCCTTGCACAATAAGCCATCATCTGTTCCGCGTCGGGAGTGATGCTGATCAATTTAACGCTCATTTTTGAAGTTGCTCCTCTGAGTTTCTTTGACGTTTTGCAGAAAATCCCGCAGCATATCCTTGTATATATGCTTCTTTGGTTTCAAATGTAAAGGGTTTCTTTTCTTCCCTTATCCAAGCAAGATAGCTTTTGTGTTCGTCACAAAGCATTTCTTCATCAATTAGTTCTAATTCTTTGTAGTGATATGTGGTTAATTTGAGGTCTGTGGATATTGTACCAAAATATAATCCATCAATATCATTAAAATGTCTAACCCAAGATGAAATAACTACTGGGCATCCAAATGGATCATAAACAATATCGCCACTATCTAACTTTTCTGCATCTTCAAGTTTCATTGCTTGGTCCTCTAGGGAATTCTCAACAACCTATTCTACTTCGTATCCGATGATTTGTCAACCCCCAAAACCGATTTTATGTTTGGCCTCTTATTTTGCATTGTTTCTCTGATCCAAGGTAGAAATTTGCTTATTCTTGTGTGACCAGATTCATCACCATATGTGGAATCTGGTTTTTTATCATCAGCCATTACGCATGAATTGATGCCCGCTAGTTTATTGCCTATGAATAGGCCACCACCGCTATCTCCATGACAAATGATAAACTCTAGCGATGTTTTATTTGCTACAGAGGGTGTGCATATCAATAAATCTCTATCTATATACTCTATTTTGTTTGAACCCGCTCTGCGTTTGCCGTCCGAAAACGAACTACCAGTTTTGAACGTTCCTGTTAATCCATATCCAGATATGGTGCATATTTTTCCAACCTCATCGGCATTATCGTATAGTTCGGGGTAGAAACTTAAATCTAGCTTTTCATCTATATAGCATAATGCTATATCGTTTTCTCCATAATTTTTCTCTTTAAAATCTTTATGTGGTATAATTACATGAACTAAATATTTTTTGTCATCTTTATGAACTACGCACAGCTTTGCACCCTTAACAACATGTGCCGCCGTTAAAACCCAATTGGGATCAATAGCGACAGCGGATGCACAAAATAATCCATCGTTTTCATATACTCCACATATTTCATAAATATAGTGGAAATCTTTGCCAAATTCAACGTATTTTTCGTCGGGAGTATTTGGGTCAATAGTACCGGAATAGCACACTGGTAAACATAAGCTAAAAAATAGAGCTAATTTTATGATTGTTTTCATGGTATGGCCTCTGCTGAATTTTTGAAAGATAAGATTCGCAGTCAGAAACTACATCGTCATTCCAGCTTTTATAATCCATTAAATGACCAAATATTAGATGACACGTTTTACCGCATAGGGTAATCAAGTTATTTGGATCAAGCTCTCTATCTGGATTTTTATGTACTGGTTCTATATGATGAACCTCCAAATCATCTTTTCGCCCACAGGCTTGACAAAACGGTTGACTTTCTAGGTGTTTTTTCCTAACCTCTCTCCATTTTGGAGAGCGTGTAGAATATCCATATCCAAGTTTTTTAAATAGCCAAAACATAATGTACTCTTATGAAAGTTAAAGCACCTTCATAATATACACTTTATTGTATTAACCTATAGATACTAGATGGCTAAATATGCCATACTTATGTGGATCAATAAAATAAATGATGAAAATAGGCAATAAATTAAGGCGTTTCAATATCATAATTATGTTCCAATTTAGGTAATGTTTGATGTTCAATAGAGTCTTTAATCTCTATAATCAGCACAGCATTTTCTAGAGTGCCATTTGTTTCTAAATGCTCATGAATAGCTTTGGTCAAATAGTGGCAAACTTTACCACACTCTAGTGCTTGATTTAACGAAAAGTATAGTTTCATAATAAAAAAGGGGATAGCTTTTAACTATCCCCCTAAACATGGAGTGTTTTTAGTAATTATAGATCATTCTTCTCGTACTAGAGCAACGCCCAATCCTCCGGGTGCTACTGGAGGAATTGTGTCTGCTGCTACGAATTCAAGAACTGCTGGGGTGCTAACATTTCCAGCGTCATCTACATCTACTAGAGTAAGAACTACATTATCGCTTTGGGCGAACGAAAGCTCACCAAAAGCTGTAGTTTCCGATGCGTAGACTTGACTACTTTTTTCTTCACCATTAACTGTTACTGTTAGTCTTCTTTCAACAACATCAGCGTCTACTGGTGCTGCGGCTGTAACACTATATACTAGAGCCATTATTTCACCTTTCTCTGTACGAACTAAGTAGTTATGAAATGCGATTGGATGAATAGTTCGCATATCCATCTTTCGCAATTGTTTGATTAATTTATTGTAGGAGCAAAAGAACATGCTTACCTCATACTTTATTTAACGATATCAGCTTAAGATATTCTGATTGAGATATCCAAATATCATCACTGTGAGTCTTGTGTGACGTTAGTAATCCACTAATTTGCTTTCTACCGCGATAGGCCAAACAATATCGTAAAGACTTACCGCTAATATAGCATACACGATTAGCAAAACTAAACTTGAGAGTCCAAACTCTATTTTTTAGCCATCCGAAGTGCATATTTAAAAACTTATCGTGGGAATAATTTATTCTTGGTCGTAATCCCAACATAGTTGCGTCATCCTCATTAATTATATGATTCCATTCTGGTTCCATCAGAAATATATTCCTATTGTTCTACCCAAGAGATATCCTATAAAGTATCCTAATACTGCTGAAAATAACAGCCTAATCATCTTACTCATATAACGAAATATTCCGTATCTGGTTTTTTACTTTTTTGAATTTTAGGTCTGTTTGATATTCTTGTTATTTTTCCTATGTGGTCTTTATGTTCCAAAGTTAAAAATGAGTGTGATCCACCATCATCATAATCTTTGAAATGAAAGTCATAGTTTTTGATTACTTCTTCTGCTTTTGTGTTAGCGTCATAAATCTCACCCTCTATCTCAAATGTCAGGAGTCTTTTAAATACTCTTGGCATATTCCACCCCCTTTCCCACAACTTCTTCCGCGATATGATCGTCAAGAATTTCTGGACAATATCTATTGATTTCTACTTCTAAAGTTTCTATTGGATAACCAATTTTTTCTCTATAGAAGTAATCCTTAAACGAATCCATAATTTCAAGATTATCCATCCTAGAAACTATGTAATCTGTATATCGTCTTACAAAGTAGGGCTTGTTGTCAGATGTAATATGTAGATGTCTCATGATAACTCCTCCATATAAATGAACGGAACGTTTGAAACAACTTCGTTCTTGATATTGGAATTGCGACATAATATCTCATCACGCAAGTCATCATTTGAATAAAGATTTTTTTCTTCATTCAGATAATCTCTTAACATGCTTCTTATTTGCATAAAATCCATGTTAGCGATTATTGCATCTATGTATTTATCCTGTAACTCCTGTCTGTTCCAATGATTAATAGATAAGGTTTTCATGGTTTTACCTCATGGTTAAAGTTTAATTTCTACCATGACTCCAAATGTCCACCATTCTCACGGCTGACTTTTGGCACCACAACTACCTTATTATAGTCTGGTCATCACTGCGGCACAACAGAAAGATGCTTAGTAACCTCAGATCGTCCAAGGGCAATTCTAATACCAAGCTTTTTGTCATAGTTGTCCTGTAGGCAGCATCTTGCTCGACCCTCAAAGTGTTCGCCGTGAGGGCTATCAATAATAATTTCTGTCATGCCACCCTTTGGCTTGACCGTTCCATCACCATGATGAAATCTGTGATGCCTTACAGCAACCTTATATCCACAATGACGGAGAAAACTAACAGTAATATGGTTCATAAATTTTCCTTTCAACTATTGTAATATTTCAATATTCTATATAGAGCAAAAGAACACAATACTATTCCAACCACAGAAACGATTAGTCCCGTAGTTTCATCATGAATAATTCTTGGACACAGCGGTTTAGTAACTATGGTATTCATGATAGTGGAGGCGAGGGGAGTCGAACCCCTGTCTTGCGATATGTCTAATTACATCTTCTACAAGTTTATTTTGCTCATGAGTTAAACATAGCTATAGAGCAAACAAGATTTGCTATGTCTTACCAGCTGCTCTTAACCTACAACCCGCTGGGCATTGTAAGTGCAGAGGGATTTGACAACGGATTTTTGATCGCTACCCTCATTCGCAATCGCAATCCGTCACTGCCCGTTTTTATTAGGCAGCGAGAGCTAACTGAGTTTCGCCAGTTAAAGCGTTTAATCGACTTTTAAAGTGGCCGGTCGATCAACCACTACTTGCTAATATAATTTTCTATATCCAATCGATACCGTTACGCCCCCTTAGTTTTCTAATTCGGTTATTCTGTTATACAAATCATTAATTACTTTGTTTTGTACCATATCAGATATTCTTAAACTTTCTTTTGTCGCAGATAACGATTCTGAATGAATCACATTCATTGTTAATGAAACAAATAAAACTGATAATAGACAAATAAACAAAAGTCTGTATTTCATAATATTTCCTTTAGGTGGGACTGATCTTATCAGTAAATTGGCGGGCTAATAAGATATACACACTTCAAAAGGATTATTTTAAAAATTTGATTAAGTCTTTTGGTCCATTATATCCAACTTTTTTTGTCACCGTTAACTTGTTGATAACCACAAAAGTTGGTATCCTGTCAACATTGTACCCTTCCACCAAGTCTTTGTCAACATCGTAATTCGCCGTTACGACGAAATATTTCTTAACTACCTCAGATAAATTAGGATCATTGTTTATATCGTTTTTTGCCACCTTGCAGGCATTACACCAATCTGCGGAAAATACTATGAGTGTTGGTCGATTTTCTTCTTGACCGTGAGAATATGAGAAAACTGTTGCTAATGATATAAGAAAGGAGAGTAAAAAGACGCTTGCTATATTTCGATTATTCATGCTAAATCTCCTTATTATGGTGTAATTCATCCTTAAATTTATACACTTATTTTAATCTTCGTCTATGTATCCATACTCCTTTGCAAGATATAGGTATAATCCATACCATACCAAAAGAGCCGCTATGATTACATATCGACTGTTCAGTACTATGTCTTCAATCATTCTTCCTAACCTCTATAAAATCTAAAATGCCTTTACATATTTCCAATAGATCGCCTTCGGATAAGTTCATATCAGCATACCCATCATAAGTTATAACCCTAACGTTGAAACACCTTTTGGTTATCATAGGATTATGATGCAATTCAATCATTCCTTCCCTGAGAATTATATTCTGCTTCCTATATTCCTGCGAGGGGATCGGATTCTGGTTTGTATCCATGAATTTTTCTTTTGTTTTTCATCCAAGCTAATAAATCTTCAAAACAATTTTCACAAATGTGAATGTCGTGCTTTTCTCCGTCGCGTTTGCTGAAATACCCCCAAGATGCTTCTATGAGGGCATATTCATGATCGTATTCATTACTACAACACGAAGAACATATGTCACAATAAATTTTATCTAATACTTGTGCCGTCTTCTGTTTAAAAGTTCTCATACATTCTCCTTATAAAGCAGCAGAAGGGAATCGAACCCTCAACAGCCAGATTGGAAATCTAGTACTCTGCCAATTGAGTTACTGCTGCCTAGTCTAATATGGTTATGTTGTACTCGTTTATAACTCTGTAGAAATAATCTCTAATTTCTCTGACGGCTTCATCCGCATCTTTGAATTCATGTCCGTATTTATACCATGATCGAAGCTGTTGTTCAATATCGAACATGGCTCCGCTCAAATTTTTAGACTGAACAGCCCGATTGAATTCATATTCTTCTTCTGGCAAATTAAATTCAAGTATTGCTTTCATACGCAAACCATCCCATATTTTCTAGGTCTTGTTTTACTTCTTCTGTTATAAAACCTTCATTACCAGAACAGTACCAATCAATATAGTCGCCCTTTTCTAGTATATTGGCGATTATACCACCAACTGTTCTCCATGTATAGGAACATGTTTTGCTACCTTTGGTAAACTCATTGTTGCATAGTGTAGCATATAAGTCTCTACAGTAATCTTCTGAATTTATACATTTATCATAGATATAGTCACTGGTTCTCAACTCATATTCTAGGTCTGGCAGATCGTTGGTTGGTATAGCATCCCTGTCTTTACCTTTTTGCCAATATTCTCTCATAATGTCATAAGTCTCTTGATTCATTCTACCTTCTTCAAGACTTCTCTTATCGCATTGTTCCCAAAATGAATATCGCTCTGGACTTGTTCTATATTTCATATATGTATATTCATCTTTTTCAAGAAAAATATTATTGTTCGTGCAACTATAATTCCTAAACTTATTTCAAATATTTTGGATAGACTCAGAGATATCATAAGTTTTTGACTTTCTATTATAGGCAACAAATATTTGGCTGGTTATAACCCCCATACCAGTTATGAGGGTTACAACTATGCCAACAACAAAGATGGCAAAATTACTCATTTCACCAGATTCCCAAGTGCGAGAATGCTAGGAACCCAAAGACCAACAAAAATAGCTTGATGCTTATTTACATCGGTATCTCCCAAGAACCACAGCGTAACGCTAAAAACAAAACTACCAAAAGCTGCCAATAGAAAATAACTTTCACTCTTCATAAGTAACCTTTCTTTAATAAAATTAGCCTCGTTTTCAATATTACAGAAAATTGGGCTTAAAACTCTACGGAAGTTGATTAAAGGGATACCCGCGACCCTAACCTATCGGCTCAACATATATTATATGTTTCTAGTTCATTCAAACACATAAACCTTGTTTTACCATGCTGAATAGTTCTTGATTTATGCCAATGTCCAAATAACCACAAATCTGGTTCATGGATATTGAGTAATTCTTGTAATGCCCAAGTTGTATTATTTTGAAATACTCTTCCTCCATCTGGAACCATTTGATGAGCAATATTCTCTGGACAATCGTGTGTAATTACAATCTTTGGTTTAATCATGCGATATAATTCTCTCGCCTTCATAAATCCTTCGATTCCAACTTGCTCATTTTCCCACCAATCAATACCTATCGTTCGATAAATTCTGTCTATACTATATGCTCCACGGTAATAGAAAAATTCTATTCCATTGAGTGATGTATATCCGTAATCGCCTAAAAAATGGGGATAGTTATAGCAAGTATCATAGTTATCATGATTACCGGGAATAATCAAATGTTTTGTTGAGTCAACATTGGCGAGAGTATCATACTTGAAACCAAAATCGCCCAACTGAATGGTATGAGGATTTTCTTCTGTCCTTCTAACTATTCTATGATAACGCTCATATTTGCCATGAACATCACCAATTACTGTAAATCCTTCCATCGTTTTTCCAATTCTTTTAGCGTTGATTCTGTTGTGCCATCATCATAAAAACAATCGTAATCGCTACCAATTATTTGTTTGTGTTGTTCGGGCCAAACTTCATATAGTACGTTCATTACTGTTTGACCGTATCTTAACTCAAATGGGTGAGCATAATATGTATCGTCTACTTTGTTTAAGAACTGTTCAAAACTAAGCATCTGGATTCTCCAAATATCCACCTATCTGCGGTTCTCCATACTCGTTATAGTCTGTATTCATTTCATCCTTGTGCCATTGTACCACAGTCTCTAGTGCTTCGTCAAGAGTGTCAAAATAGTGTGACCGTGAAGGCCCAAGAACATAAGAATAAATACATACACCTGTTATCTTAAGTTCACATTTCTTATCGCTCCAGTAATTTCCAAAATCTATACTAATATGTCCTTCTCCACTCTTGCAATGTCCATCACTATATTTGAAGTAATGATCATATGCTTCTTTAAGAAGCTTACGGATTTTGATTAGTTTTTCTTTATTGGTCATACAAACAATCTATCTTTGAGCAAATCTCTGACGGTTTCTGTTACATTAATTCCGTTAACTGTAATATCATCACTTCCACCCTTGATAGGATTAGACGGTATCTTTTCTGATACTCTATTATAAAGCCAGAATATAACAAACTTTTGTTCAGTTGTTAAGTTCTTGTTGTTCATAATCAAAACACTCTAATTTCTTAATTTGAAAACCTTTCTGAACTTGACTATCAAGTTTTATATGTTGATTTATTTCATTCATATTATAGAATCTAATAGGATATTTTTTTCGACTAAGTTGTGGATAGGCAGAAATGTATCTCCAAAAGAACCAACCCTTCTTTTTTATCTGATACCATTCTGATCCGTTTCCATCAACGAATTTGCAGATTTTATATCTGGTCATTCCATCCCTCCGATCAGCCACAACCTCTTCATACGAGCATTTCTCCAATACCTTCTAGTACGCTGGTTCTAACACCTTTACTCATATTGCTTAAAAGTATATGGCTCTTGAAAAAGTCCTCTCCCTTAGTTTTTACAATAACACCAAAGGCGTTTCTAGTCCAACCGCCACTTAATGAACGGACTCCTTTGAAATCAATCTCAACATTAAACCCAAGATCAATTTCTTCTAGTATAGACTTTCTAAGTTCAGCAGCTAATTTTGTGCTACTTAAATCAGTCCCATACATATACTTAATCTCATAATAAATTAATGGCCCCTTCATTGTAGCCCCAATTCTTGATCTAGTTCGTTCAATTTTTCTATAAAGTCTAATGCCTTTTGTTGGCTTTCATAGTTTAGCCCAGCAACGAATCCACACTGAAAATAGTAAAAGTCATTTGCCGTTCCTTCATAATCACCATGTAGCCATATTTCTTCTGCTAATTTTTTAGAACTTTCATACTTCTGCTGTATGTATTCTAATTGTTTTTGTCGCCAAGTTTTCATAAGTTTATCTTTGTATTGAAAACGCCCCAATCATCTGACGTTGAAACCCTAAATACGGGAAACAGAGGTCAAGGACGTTACCTCCGGTGATCAAGTCGGCGGTGAGTGTTAATTCACTTCTTCTCCAGTATTATAGTCGATAACCGGCTTTTTACAAGCCTCCAACATTCTTTTCAAATTCCATTGTAATCCTTCAACATCATCACTCATTGGGAATGATATCTTGCCAATATTAACAATATCTAGATTTTTATCATAATATACATCGTGAATTTCATAGGTAATGTCAGTTTCTCCAAGAGGAATCTTGGTTATTTTCTTAACAACACGATAATTCCAACTCATTTTTTATACCTACAGTTGTCGCAAAGAGTGGTTATCCATCCACCATCGTTTGGCTTACCTTTATTTCCGCAGGCTTCACATGTTTTATAACTTAATGCTCCTGCCATAGCTACTAAACCCTCAACATATTTATCACCACCACTAAAGTATACTCTTAGTCCACCAAATTTTTCCTTTATCTGATCAAATTTTACGGGGAAGTATTCTGGAAGTTCTTTGAGTTTCTCTGGATCATTTTTCTCAAGATATTCCCTATACCATTTGTCATTTTCCTCATGCTGAGTTATCATCCAGCAAAGAGAAGATAAGATATCGTACCAGCCGCTGCCACATTCGCATCCCCATGCCATACAGCTAGTGCGTATATCCTTATCTTTATTAGAGAATAGGTCTGGATACTGTTCATATAATTTATTTTGTAGTTCTTGATCCATGATTTATGTCCAAAGTGAATGTCTTAGTTTAATAAGCTTGATTAGCATTTCTGTATCTTCGTTGTCATACTTTTCTTCGATCTTGTGGGCTTGGCTAATACGCTTTTGTTTTTGTTTCTTAGTTTCTGCCGTATCGTTTTCGTCAACCTCTTGGTAATCGTAAGGATTTATTCTGTTTGGTCTTTCGTTCTTCCACCAGTTGTATATTTTTCGTATCTTGTAAGCGTTTAGTGCTTGTTCTAGGGGTTTGCCATAGTCTTTATCGTCCGGTTGCATCCCATAACTTTCATCATAAACAAGAGAACATGCCCATGCAAGATAATCTAATCCCGCTTCGGGGCATCGTCCGTTCTTAAATTTGTACTTTGTATGGTCATTGCACTTATAAACATGTGCTAGTTCTATCTCAACATGGTCTACCAGTTCATTCATTATACCGTGTAGGAGTCTTGTGTCAAGATCGTAATACTCTCCCGGCTTTAGGTCAGTTTTGAGATAATGTAATTTATCGATAAATCTATTACGAATGTATACCTCTACTGTATGATAGAGGTCATATGGGAAGCATACAATATCTTGGAGCTTCTTGAGTAATGTTTCGCTAATCCAGTATCGAATAGGATTTTTAGCTTGGGCTTCTTTGTGCCAACTTTTCCAATCATCCCACTGTAAAGCGTAAGGTTTCTTGGTTCCGCGAATCCAATCGGCCAATTTAGAATTAGACCAATAATCCCATCTAATTTTTAGCATTTTTTTTCTTTTTCTGTGATAGTCTTGTTTCAGAATTTCTTGACTGAGGGGCTTTAGGAATCTCTTTCCACATTTTATCCATCATAGTCATTTCTATAATACGATATGGTCGCCCATCAAAGTCAGCATTTAAAAAATGAGACTCTGCGATCTTGTAGGTTTTACAAACCATTTCTATACCCTCATAAATAGACGCAGCACCATATTCACAAACTATAGCATAAACTTTCATAGAAAAGCCTTTCCCCACATATATTTACCATTAAGAGTTTTTCCATATCGCTTAATAGTAAAAACTGTCAATTTAAAATCTTCTTCATAAATACAATCATGACGCTTAAACCAATCAGCAGCATCAGCCCAGTTATTAAATATCAAACATTCTGGAAATGGACCAAGATTCCCAAGACTAGCAATCTCAATAGGATCAAAATATAGTACAAGTTTATTCATTGTTTTTCTCCATTAGGATCAAATCCTGTCAGTTGATAATAAAATTGCATTAATCGTTCAATTCTTAGGCGAATTGTATCATAATGTTCCTGTTCTTCTACAGGGTCAATAGTATCTAGATAATCTTGCACACATGAAATAGCAATGCCAATGTCTTCAGTCAGAGTTGGTTTCATTTCTTTTCCCCAATAGTCTTATAAAGAAAATCGGCTAATTCTTTTAGTTCATAATTATCAGTAAATACAACATGATTTTTTGTTTCGTCGCTATTAGAAAGAATAAGAGTAGTATCTTTACCATTCTTCACGATAGATAAAAGAAAATGTTGTCCAAAATATGTTGTTTTAGTTTGCATAATTTTCACCATATCTAAGTTCCCAGCTTGATAAATCAATATCAATTCCAGTAGAGTCTTTAATCTGATTTACTATTTTAAGTCCATTTAATATGATCTCTGTCATTCTATTTCTACCTATTTGTGGGCCTAATCCCACTTCTAGTATAGCCAGATCATTCATAATATGACTAGCCATATATTCCCACTGATCTTTAGTAAGAGATAATGTTGCTGTAATCTTACTTTGTTCGTTAGAACTCATTTCTTTTTCTCTAATTCATCTATTCTAGATTGTAAACTCTGAACCACAATAATGTTCATTTCAAGTCTATTATTTAGCTCTGCTATGCGATGAAGGCATATGCAGATAACGATAAAGCATATTAGATCGAAGAATAATTCGCCATTCATAAGTATATCCTAAAGCGGAGGAAACAGGATTCGAACCTGTGGATCAATTAAGATCGTCGGTTTAGTAAACCGGTGCATTAAACCGCTCTGCCATTCCTCCATTGTGGCGGATTTTATTTTATATAACGGAATCCGCAAAACCGTTAGACATAAATCAGTTACAACGCCGTGTTCGACTATTAGCCACAACACGCTTGGTAATACGTACCGGTGCTGTTACAATACGCTTTGTTACGCTTACAACTGATGCTCCAGCCTTCCTAACTGGACCAACGCTACATGAGCCGCCAACGCAATCAGCACTGGCTAGTGTAGCAGAAAAAACCGCGATTGCAACTGCACAAATTACATTCTTCATATAAACTCCTTTTAAAAAGTAAATTAACCAGTAGCCCCAGTAGGAATCGAACCTACAACTAGAGATTAGAAGTCACTTATTATATCCATTTAACTATGGGGCCAAAAATACCGCTGGCGAGACTTGAACTCGCAAGCCTAAACGGCGTGGGATTTTAAGTCCCATGTGTATGCCAATTCCACCACAGCGGCGTTTCTATCATTATACCACTATCATCGGCTCTTGTCAAGGAACTTCTTTAGTTCTTCCTTATTCGCATACAATGGAATTATTTCTGTCTCAAATGGATTCAATTGAAGTCTAGGATCATAAAAATCCCCGCGTTCATTTACCTTAACCCATGCAACATTGATGTGCGACCTATTTTCTTTTAAATCGGTCAATTCTTGACGCATTTTGTTCAATTCGTCTTTGGCGTTATTAACCGTGAATTGATCCGCACCGCTGGCCCAAGCAAACTCTATTAGAAATTCAATTGGATTTGATACTTTATTGATACTCATTTGCTAAATCCTTCGCATGATTGTTAATGTATTCCAATGCCCTATTCAATATTTCTACATTGTCCTTAAAATTTCCTATACCCCTATTGCAATTATGACACAAATGACCACGAAATGTATTACTTTCATGATGATGATCAACTACCCAAATACCAGCATTTCCACCAGTACCTGTCAATTCTTCCTTAGTTTTATTACAAATGGGACATCGGTAATCTTCTGGTGGATCGCCGTGTTTGTCTCTCAATACTTTTCTTTCTTTGGCTAATTTCCTAGCACACTCTTTACATTCTGGTCTTAAATATTTACCACCACTTGATGGAGAAAAATTCGATTTGTTTAGCAGTTGTTTGCATTTGCTGCATTTTTTCATTAAATATCACGTTCTTCACCGTACAATACCTTGAAGGTAGGGAATCGTAAACTGATTGTTCCTTGTTGATTTTTTGTTTCTTCAAAGTATTGAACCGTGATAGTCTTTCCAAGAATAAGATTAGGATTCTTGAAAAAGGCTTGACGTTCCTCTATGGTGAAACCGCTCCCTACATCTACATTGTAGCCTTTATGAGAGATTGTCACATTGGAAAGCATAGTTTCTTCTACTTCTTGTCCATCTTTTACATATCTAAACGGACCCATTTTAGTATCAATAACAGTATATTCATCGTCAAAAAAGCTTTTGTACTTTAGCAAATCTTTGCTACGCTTGCCCTTATATGGCTCATCTGCACGAAGCATTAGTCCTTCCCATCCACCTTGGGAAGCTTCAACGCACCACTCAGCAAAATGCTCATCGTTCTTAATGCGTTCTTGGTTAACTGCACTAAGGCACGGGATTGAATTACGCTTGAGTGTAATCATTAGATTGTTGAACCTAAGTCCAAATGGTTTATTAGATTCTCCACGCTTAGAATAAAATTCGTCATGACTGATCATATCGAATATCTTGTAGCATGGGTTGAGAATGGTATGATCTTTTTTCTTAAGTTGCTTCATAATACCTTGAAAGTCTTCGTTACCATACTCATCCACCAGACAAAGCTCACCATCAAATACTACATTAGTAATGTTAAGAGCCTTAATACCATCCCTAACGACGCCAAGAGTATCAAATTCCTTTCCCGTGCGGGAATAGAAGGTAGTATTGCCATGACTGTCAACAATCCCAATACATCTAGCACCATCAATCTTTCTGCTAACATACCAACCGTCCTCCCACTTTACAATGCTTGGATTATATTTATCCGCCAAAGCAACGCTAAACTCTGGGATATGGTCAGGGATAGCCTTGTTGATAATCTTATCACCAGCACGGGTCTTCAAATCTTTATCGATAATACAATAGATAAGCTCTTCTTTATCGGGATATTTGTCAATAAATGTATGAATGGCACCAATGGCATCATGACCCGTAATAGCTCTTGCTTGAAGATCATTCAAGAGTTCAAAAAAGTTATTGTACTTTTGTCCACGAAGAGTTTTCTTTTTCTTTAGATTGTCACTTGTGACATTATATTGCCACAGTGGGTGATAAGTGTACAGTAGAATTTGTTTAGCAAAATGTGCCTCTGGACCGCTGTGATTGCAATATTCTTCAATAATATTTTGCTTGTCTATTGTGCTACTTGTGGCCCTAAGAT